CACAACCAATAGAACCACAACCTATTGCTCTAACCAATTTGAGCTACCATCACAGCCGTAGTGAGAGGTTTCGCTCCCCTTAATATCTTCATCAAGAAGCACTACGTTTTATTTTTACAGAATACGTTCCGCCTTGTATAAGCCAAACTTCCGTATGGCTGGGTACTTGTAACCAAGGTCTCGGATGAACATCTTTACGGCATCAACTTCCGAGTCCGAGACTATTTGGTACATAGGCTTCTCAACACCCTTCTTGTGGAAGGAGTATCCGTCATCCGTCTTGCGGACTTCAATCTTAGAGTCCGTGCAGATGTAGAACAATGCCGTCTCCTCCTTCTCGCATTCAATAACGACTTTGTCGTTCTTTGATACCAAAAACATATTTTAGTGATTAAGTTAGACTTTTAGATAGGCAGGTCGGAGTTGAACCGACAAAGTCCTATGGACACCCCGATACCGAGGCTCGCTTGCCAATGCGCCACTGCCCTTCTTAGAAAGTACACCCACTCAGATTCGAACTGAGATTGGCGGTTTAGAAGACCGCTGTCCTATCCATTGAACGATGGGTGCAGGTTTAGCGGAGAGTGAAGGATTCGAACCTCCGATACGTTTCCGTACGCCTCGTTAGCAATGAGGTGCATTCGTCCACTCTGCCAACTCTCCGTTTTATATATCTCACAAGAGAAGCGGGTGAAGCTCTGCCTAAAGCCTAAACGCTCCTGCGAATAACCCGCATGCCTTCCATCGTCATGGTCTGACCACTTGGACTTTTAGCTTTTCAGATGGCGCAATGTTGCTCTAATGAGATAGACTTTCTTGGTAGTCTGACGTGCTACCGAGGTTGTACTTGACCTATCGCTTAGCGCACTCCCTAATATCAAAGTGCAAACGAACGCATGAACCACCTAAAAGTAAAATACTAATAGGCTTCGGACTTCACTGAGGTTGGACTATCTATGGATAGCCTCTTACATCCTCTCCATCCGTGTAATCGGAAGTTCCTGCCGATATATTTCAACCCGATACAAATGAGTGATACTATTGTAGCACTCAGTCGGAGTTTCTTGCGGAAGAAGAGGGATTCGAACCCCCGAGCCCTTTCAGACCTTCGGTTTTCAAGACCGATGCAATCGACCACTCTGCCATCCTTCCATTGTCGGTTCTATATTTCTTAAGATGATTATGATAAACGCAATGCCCCGAACCGACAAGAGACATTCGTATGATAGAACTATTTATGTCCGAGTTATATACGCATCAAAGCCATATCGCAAATCATCAAAATACGAACTTAGATACTCATAGCATCCACATATAGTTCTGTATGCGTAATAATCCGATGTAGAGTCGTAGTTGCCGTTTTGATAGTCATAACAAGCATCAACGAAGTCATTTATAAACTTCTCCAAGTTGGCGATAGTCTTATCAACCTCCTCAGCGGACTTCCAGCGCAAACTACTTAGCTTCACCCCCATAATGAAATCATTGATTTCTCTTTGATTCCTTTTTATAGTGAGCTTGAGCTCGTATGGAGCATCGTAAGGGTCTTCTTTGATGGGCTCACGTGTCTTTGTAGTTGCTATCTCAAGCTCAAACATCGGACTCCCATTATAATCTAATGTCTGCGAAGATTGGTATATCTTAACATTCGTCTTGTATCCCCCTCTTTTAAGACCTTCGTAAAATTCGTTTGGACTAATCATAAGTCTTGTAGTTTACTTCTTCAAACCAATAAGCGACACGGAAATAGTCGTTGCCAACGTACATGAAAATCTACAATTTATGTAATTTTCACTTCTTGCTTCAACCTACCACTACTTTTTAGGAGCGCAATGCTCGGTCATCCATAGGAGGGTAGTCCACAAGCGTAAATTCGGTAGTACGACTACCTACTGATTTTTTTCTGTTTCTTAGACCACCATAAAAAAAATCGTTCCGAAGGTGGGACTTGAACCCACACGGATAACCACTACATCCTAAGTGTAGCGTGTCTGCCAATTCCACCACTTCGGAAGATTGGTAGGTTTACTTGGACTCGAACCAAGATACCCTCTCGGGTCTTCCGAGGACTCTTCCATTGAGCTACAAACCTACCAGCTTGAAAATTGCGGACTTGCTCGGACTCGAACCGAGAACACCTCGGTTAACAGCCGAGTGCTCTACCATTGAGCTACAAGTCCCCATGGTTGGATTTGAACCAACACCTCCTCGGTTAACAGCCGAGGTGCTCTACCATTGAGCTACAAGTGCCCGTTCGTTGTTGGATTTGAACCAACATCTCCTTGGTTAACTGCCAAGGTGCTTTACCATTAAGCTATGAAAAACGGATTAAAACAGAGAAAAATGGTTAGTATGGATGGCAGGACTCGAACCTGCGACCACCGCATCCCAAATGCGGTACGCTACCAACTGCGCTACATCCATATCAGAAACTACCGAACATTTCGATTACAATCTACAACCACGAGGATGGTTGTCGGGTATGACCCGACTCATTTCGGTAGCCTCTCTTTATTGTATCATCAAGAATGTCAAAGACCGAGGTGGGCTTTACTTGTCTCCCACACCACAAAGGTAGGAAGAGTTTTTCAATCCACCAAATCTTGATGAAATTTTCTTTTCAGAGGTTCTCAGCCTCTGTTGAATTGCTAACAATGTCAAAGAACTCACGTGACCCGTGTTGTTCGTTCACATTGCAAATGTAGGAAGGATTTTTCAATCCGCCAAATCTTTGGGTGAATTTTCTCCTGCTGGTTGTGACGAGCCACCTACGTTAGGATTCTCAACGTCCTTTGTTTCAGTACTTTTGTTATCTGATTCTTCGTCAGATTTTTTTTCTGAGTTACGTGCCTTTTCCTCGTTCCTCTTGACCTGCTCCTTTCTGATTAGCTCAAGTTCGTTGTTCGCTTTGATTACTTCGTTGTTGTATATCTTTCGTGCTTGGGCTACTCTCGTATCTATTGCAGACACCCTCTGCTGGAGGTCTACATCGGTGATGGGTATATTTCCGTGCCCTGCCGTATCATCAGCCTCAAAGAGCGGTTTGCTCTTTGGGCTTTCCTTGATGGTTACTTTATACTTCTTATTTGCCATAGTCATTTATAATGTGGGTTCTCCTGCTGTATCTGTTCCCGTATCAGCTCCTCCGAGTTCTCCTCCACCCATATCGGGTGCGCCACCGAAGTCACCACCGCCCAAGTCTCCACCTGAGCCTCCAACATCAAATCCACCTCCGTTGTTAAAGTCTGCGATACCACCACCGAAGGAATCCATCTGACCGAATCCACCTCCGTTCTGTGCTTCGCCTTCTTCCTTCATCTTCTCCTGCTTCTTCTTCCTTGCTTCTCTTGCGGCATTCAGCTCAATCATATCATCAGCTGATAGGTTCAGGAACTTGCTTATTGCAAAGCTGGTAGGGATATATGATGAGTCATTTTCCTCTTGGATGCTAAGAAGTGAGTTTACATACTCAGAAGCATTCTTAAGCCTTTCGCTCTCCTTCATATCGACAAAGATATTCTCGTCAATGAACTCAATAGTCGTTGCGGTTTTGAGCTTGACATGCTTTGCGTATTCAGGGTGCATAAGGGCAAACTGAATCCAAGTAGGCTTGATAAGTATCTCCTTGAAGATTACTCTAAGGCGATTGATAAATCGGTGGAAGTTATGCTCTTCGTGCGTAATAGCTGAATTGAAGTCATAAGGGTTAGCCATTCCCTTCCCTACTGAGTTAGGGAATCTGTTACGTGGTATCTGCGTATCTTGGATGAACCTATCCCAAAAGTATTCAAGCGTTTGGGTTGAGTTCATGTCGTACCCGTCATCACCGATAGAAGACACATCCGTAGTCCCCTGCCCGTTGGATGGGAAGACCATCGTCTTAGCGAATGGGAATTTGGCTCTGCTGTTGTAGTTCACCTCCCCACTCAGCGAGTCAATGCTTATATCCTCCTTGTAGAATGCCTCAAACTGAGCAAGCTCCGTACGCATCTTCTGTGGTGGCATTGACCCCATTGGAACGACAATCTTGGTGCGCTTCTGAGCGTTCATCAAGTTCCAAATGACACGAGACCCTTCAAGCTGGTTGAGGATGTTGTACGACCTTGAAAGTCTTTCGAGGTAAGATACGTTAAGGTTGTTGTACTTCCCCGAGTATGAGATGTAGATGATATTTGAGTCAGGGATTTCAATAGAGCCTCCTGATGTTTCTTGTATCCATACCTTAACATCCCCGACACCTTCTACCTTCTTAATCTTAGTGTATAGCGTAGTTGGGTCAAGTTGTTTGAACCCTGCTATACCCGTAGCCTTCATTATACCATTCTCCGAGGTATATTCGTAGATGATTTCAAATGCGAGGATACCATCAATAAGGAAAGACTTGAAAAGATTCCAAGCGTCATCCGAGACGTGGAAGTTGTATATACGATATACCTCACGGAATGCCATGACGAGACCATCCAGCACTTCCGACTTACGACCTTTCTTATCAGGCTTGATGACACTTGAAAGGAGCTTAATATCCAAGTTGGCAAAGTACCCATTCGTATCATAGACGATGGCTTCGTTGGATATAATATCAAGACACGTCTCAATCGTTGGGTTCTTGGCAAAGTCCCTGAGCTGTTGCCTCCTTACGGAGTACCTCTTGTCATAATATGGGATATACTCATCTTGTCCAACGACATCGGCATATGGGTTTAGGTAGACGTTGTCTCCACCATACATCGCATTGAACGAGTTGAGAGCCGTATTAGACGTTTCAGTAGAGCCCTTTGTGAAGGAGTTTTCAATGAGGCTGGTGTTCCACCTTGCAGACGTTGATGATAGGTCTACGAGGTTACGAGCCTTAGCCTTCTTCTTGTCTCCTCCGTCACGAGCGTGTTCTTCTGCGTAGACAGCATATATAGGAGAACGTCTATCCTCTCTGTTCTCCCTTGATGGGTATATGTATTTGATTTTCTTTGCCATAGTAAAAACCCCTAACTAAGAATAGCAGGTTGGTATTTTATTTACCTATCTACTTATTTTAGTTAGGGGATTGAACTATGTTTTTTGAAGACTATAAGTAAACCTTCTTATGGGTCAGAGGAAACTTCCTATCCTTGTAAATTCCGTCTCGTTCCTTTGCGTGCTTCATTAAGTAACAAGAAGAGCGACTTGACGAGACCTTCTCGCCCTTGGGCTTGTAGTTTAGGTTGTCCCTGAAGTCATAAAGGATAACCTTCTCTTTACCCTTGAAGAGACGCATACCACGACCGAGAGCCTGAGCTACGATGCGCTCGCTCTTTGTCGTCTCCACAAGGAAGATGTACCAAAGCCTTAGCAAGTCCACACCTTCTGAGAATGTCCCGAGGGTAGCCACAAACACAGAGTTGTTGGTCTCATCCTTCTCAAACTCTTCCTTCATTGCGTCACGTTCAGCGACACTCGTACTTCCGTCTACGTAGTATATGGTCTTGTCGGTGTTCTCCTCAAGCCATTTGACGATTTGGTTTCCGTAGTCACCCTTAACATCCGAGAAGAGTACGAGGCTGTTCATATCTGAGCTGGCAATGCAGTTGCAGATATACTCAAGTCGCTTGTGCGATGCTCGTATGTACTCACGCTCTTCGTTGTACAGCATTGATGCCATTCGTGTATCACCCGTAGGACGCATCATTCGGTGGTTGTATAGGTTGGTAAGACCACCATACGTATTGTCGTGGACAAGCTCAATGGCTTCAACCTCAATGGGAGTTGCCTTCTTCTCCTCGTTGATGAGCTTATCGCTCGTTAGAGTATATACGATTGGACCCATGTACGACTGAGAAGTGTAGGATTCAATCGTGCCTTTCTTCTTGTGTGGCGTACCCGACAGACCTATCTTGTATCGTGCATTCACACAACGGCTAAAGACAACCTGCATTCCCGATGCGGTGATGTGCTGACACTCGTCACCTACGACAGCCGTGACCTTCCTAAAGAACTCTACGTTTACCTTCTGAAGGGATTGGAATGTGCCGAATACGATATTGCACTTGTCGCCCTTGAACTTAGCCACGGGCTTACCTCCTCCGACAAGTTCATAATGCCAATCCTTCTTGAATGCGGGGTTAATCTTCCCATCGTAAAGGACGAACTTCTCCATTGTCTGTGTAGCCAGCGCACCACTTGGAACAACGAATACCATCTTGGTCTCGTCAAGATGGTCAAGCATATACTTAAAGATGAGATAGCTCGTTAGGGTCTTACCTGCACTCGTAGACATCTCAGCTACGCACCTTCGGTATCTAAGAACGGCATAAGCCGCATCTTTCTGATAGCCATAAGGTTGTATCTCTGAACCCTCAAAAAGGTCTGATACGTACTTTTCAAAGTACTCCTTCGTGATTTGCGTATCAATGAGAGTTGGTAGGAAAGCATCTGAAAGGACAACCTCTTCCTTATATTCGGAAGCAAAGTTGTATAGCTCCTTCCATAGCCCCGAGGAGACGATGAGGTTTTCGCTCATAAACGACTCTTCAACGGGGATATTCGGATTCAGCTTCCGAAGGATAAAAGCATCCTTCCTCTCCGCTGTCATATAGGATAGAAGCTGGAAAGTCTTATGTTCTTGTAGGTCATCTACTTTAATGTACTGACCATCGTTGGATATTTTTAACAGCATTGTTCATCTGCATTGTTGGTGAGAAATTTGTTCGCTGAACTACCCACAAGCACTTTGCTTGTGAGCTTCGGGCTTCGCTGATGAATGGCAAAGGTAATAATAGTTTTTCTAAATTGCAAAACAATGATAGTGCCCTACAAGCTGAAGAGTCGTTACTTGTAGGGCACATTATATATACAAATATGGTTTGCCTATTTAGGTTCTCTCAAGGTGAACAACCAAAGATGACCTGCATCTTCTTCCGCACCTCTACCCGTATGTGCCTGCGCAACCCTTGGTGTTATAGTTACCGAAGAGGCAAAGTTCTCTCGCCATTTATAGGATAGGCGACTCCTATCAAGGCTGATTAGAGGTCCAACGGGATACTCTTCACCAAGGTCTATCTTGTATGGCGATATTTCCACTTCACCCTTGATTTTGTCTTCCTTCACTTCGGAGATACATACCACCTTGTATGTCATCTGCTGTTTAAGCTCATCAAGTGAGATAGGTATCTCCCTCGCCTTCTTAGCCGTTTCCGCTGTCACCTTCTCCTCGTCTTGGAAGAGGTATCCATTGGAATTGGCGTGCTTGTTGGATGGTATCTTCCTGAATAGACGTTCAAATGGCGATGATGGAAGTGGCGAATGGCTCTCCTCGTTATTCCAAAAGGCTCTCGCCTTCAGCTCGTCATCAGTGAACAATGGGAAGCTCATATCCAAGTCAAGCTCCACCTTGCCTCCAATCTTCTTGTAGACCTTTCCGTTGTAAACAACGTCATTGGAATATCCTACATTTATTTTGTACCCTTGGAATGTACGCTTAGGATAATCAAGGGTTAATAGCGTCTTGTTCGTTTCCGAGATAGACTTAACGGAGAAGTGCGTGTCATCATCAAAAAGTGAGCTTAACGTTGGAAGATTAAACTCGTTTGAGAACGTACCTCCTGAGGCAAGCATCCTTTCTGTGAGGTATGGCTTGATGTAAATTGATGTCGTCTTATCAACTCCACTAAACTCACCCCAAGTCGTATATTGGTCGGGCACGCTATTCAGTTCTTCTTCCGTTAGCTGATTAACTCCTATCTCAATAGGTATTACAGAATACACGCCTCTTGATGACACGACACTACTCTTAACGTACTTCCCGTACATTGCGCTCTCCTTGTTTATCCCTGAGGAAAGGTCTACGCTCGTTTCGCTCATCAAGGTTGGCTCTTCGTTTAGGTAGTTGAAAGTCTTAATCACATCATACTGAGGGTTGAATGATATGCTACCTCCATCATCAACTGAAGGCGAGAAGAACATCATTCGGTCTACGCTTATCGGCAGTTCAATATCCGTGTATGTAGGGTTGTCCATCTTGAGCTTCAGCGATATGTTTACCTCGCTATGCTCAACGAGGTAGTTCATCGTTGATATGATTAAGAAGAAACCACTTTCGTACCTACCATTACCGAGTGTAGCGATAGACGTGATATTCTTCATATCCCGCTCTTGGCTCATCAGACCAATCTGATGTGCAACACGCTCGCTGGTTACATCGCTATCTCTTGCGGCTGGTCTTTCGGAGATGAGAATATCAAGGATGTTCTTAGCAACCTCCTTGCTCATAGATGAATCAACATTCTTTTCCCTAAGTATAGCAAAGGGAACATTGTCGTTCATGAAGTCCGTTATTGAGACGCTACCCTTCGTTATCTTTACGTAGTCGCCCTCAGGTATGATGACGTTGTTTTCTGCAACAAGAGAGATGGATACCTGCATCGGTTCTCCGTCTCCTGATTGGCTGAACTTGTTCTTAATGAATGGAGATACAATCTTCCTCTCACCATAAGCCAACGCCTTGTTCATCTTACCTGAACCATTTGAAATGCTCCCATCGGAGACCATAAACGGACTGATTGTCCCCAGCCTACACAGAGTAGCAACATAAACCTGAGACCTCTCCATATCCTTCGCTATACGAGACCAATTAGTAGGGTCTAAATTGGAGAAGGTGAGCTTGTTAGATATATCTAACATATTGGAACTCAGGCTTTTATTCCTATTCAGAGCGTTCATGAAACGCTCATCAACCCCTTCAAATGAAAGTACGGGCTTCTTTCTCTCGTCCTCGTAGAAGGGCTGAGAGATAGACCAATCATACGTGCGCCCACCTTCCGTTGTGAACGATATATTCAGCACACGCTTTGAGCCTTCTTCAATACTCTGATAGAATCGGTTCGTGCTCAGCAGAGCCTCCTTTTCATTAGTGTACTTGCTTGGGATATTCTTCCCATAGATATAGGGTATCGCTACGCTGTTTTCAAGGTAGTATGGTTGTCTGAAATGGACGAAGGAGTTATGTGCAATGTTTGAAAGGTTTACCTTTTGCACACCCGAGTAGACCCCATCAGCGTAGTACAGAGGAGCGTTGGACTTAATATCCTTTGCGATAGGGACATCAACCCCATTAACCTGAACCTTAGCAATCCTATCATACAGCACCGAGCCGTCAGAGTTCTTAGCCGTTGGGAAGAAAATTTTCAACAGCTTTTGGTCTGACATAGATGTCGTTGCCCCATCAACAGCAGGGATGATGTTCCTCTTCAAGGAAGTATCAATAAGGGTAGAGGAGTCCGTTACGAAGGACAATGCTCCTTCAGACTTATTCATGAATTGCTGTATTGGAGAAAGGGTTATTGAACCCTCCTTTTGCTCTACCTTAACTCCTCTCTCAATAGGTCTTTTGAAGATGCGCACGCCATCATTGAGGACAAAAGGAACAACAGAGAACGTAACATACTGCGAGTTCTCAGCTGTTACATCTCGGTAAAGCTCCAGCACGTCAGCCTCTTTCATTTTTATGGTATATACCCTTGATGGTGCTATCTCGTAAAAGTCCGTTGGCTGAATAACGAACTTTCCCTTTGACGTGTTGATTGCCATGATGCGCACGCCACCCGATATTACCGAAACTGCGCTTGGTGATATTACGAATGATATGCTACTATCGTCTCCGTGTATATAAACACCCACCTTACATACGGGCTTATCTTCATACACGTATGGGAGCTTGCTTGTGACATACTCGTCAAACTCAATAGGGAAGGTGCACTCTTTCTCCAACTCTGATGAGATAGCCTTGTCAAGAGTCTTAGCCTCATACAGCTGACGCTCGTTGAGAGCCTTGTTTACGTGAACCCCCTTGACATTAAGAGTGACCCCTTCGTTGTTGCTTCCCATTCGGAAAGAGCGTAGGTCGGCATCAATGGAAAGGTAGTTACCTCCTGATAAGGCTATGGTCTTTCCCTTGCTAATATCAGAATCAACGATAGCACCTCTTGATAGAAGTGGTAAAGACGAAAATCTATTTGCCCTATAATCAAGGATGTTAATGAACTCGGATGTTGAAAACGCTGGGTTCTCCCTCTTGTAGTGAGCCGTATGACCACTCTCCACACGCCCTGCATTGCTAATCCCGATTAGTGAAGAAACGCAAACTCTCCCGTTGCGATTCCAAAGGCTATCGCTAATAAAGTTTGGTGCATCTTGGAGGATGCGATTGAATGTCTCTGAGGAAATATCCTCCATAGAACTATCAACCCTCACTTTCTTTAGACCAACGCCAGCGAGGACAAAGAGGTCATCACCCTTTGCGATATTGGGCTTTAGCATCATTCTCTTGCTAAGCAAAGCCCTGAAGTCCACGTTGGAGTAGAAGTAATGCCTTGGATTACCATCAATAGGGATAAGCATCTCCTGCGTTGGTTTTACTCCGTATGGGTATCCATATACATAGTATGGAGAGTTAGGGGCATTCCATTCGTATAGTTTTGAGCGAAGGATGTTAAACACATCCGACCTCATCGTGCCATTTGCGTTGAATAGCTTTATGTCCTTTGGATTGACATACAACCTACGATACACTTGCCCCTGAGGCGATTTCTTATCGCCCTTTCTGACAAGGTACTTCTGATAGTCATCATCTTCATCATCCGTGACCATGGAGTTTTTATATCCAATATAGTCAAGACCACTCATGAAGAAGTCCGATGGATGACCAAAGATGGCACTATATCCGTCCTTCCCTGCATCACCCTTCTTGCCTGATACACCAAGCGATGGTAATCCCGTCTTTAGCATTCTACATATAATCTATGACGACCTCGACCGAATCAAGGATAGTTAGGTACATTGCAACGAGGGAAGACTTCTCCTCCTTCTTGCTTTCTATTTTCTTTACAATCGTGTCCCTTACGGCATCAATGCTCTGCACATATTCCGTTGCCGAAGAGACACCCATTTGGCTAATGTCATCCCTACGAAGGTTGATGCGACCAACGAACTCACTTTCCACGGGCTTGCCTTCCTTCTGCGTGTTGAGATAGACATAAGCACCAAGCTCGCCACCCGAATGAATGTACTTCATAAGATAATCGGGGGACACATCCTTCTTGGTAGGGATATTCACTGACTTGGCAAAGAACGAGTTGTATATGGAACGCTTCATCCCGATGGAAGATACCTCAAGAGGTTCGTATCCATCCACCCTCTTAATATCGGGACTACCCGACCTGCTTGAGTATATAGGGAGGTCAAGGACGAGTGACGAATTAGATTCAATACCCCAAGTACCAAGGGACTTGTTGTAGTATATCGTCAAATAGGTTGGAAGACCATCCAAGTCAAACGAAACGAATGAACTCATAGGTACGATGCTGTACCCATTGTATTGCATTGGGATACCACCTATAACACGGAATACAGAATCTTGTGCAATGTTCTCCGAAGCCTTCAGGTCTTCTTCGCTTACGCTATGAGCAACAATATCAAGCCCCTTGAGCGTTGGAGAGATGATAAGCCTATCATTCTTTCTTACAAGGACGGAATCGCTCACCTCACGACTAACGTCAATCGGGATGACCCCGCTGAGTGCATTTGCACCCCAATTCTGAACAGATAGGAGTGGTTCTGTTGATAAGTCAAGACGACCATTGGCTTCCGTAACTCTGAAGAAAGAACCGCCACCATCAATGACTATATCACCAACGTTATAAGTCACCTTGGTCTTGTCGCTCTCGTAGTTGTTAATAGGAAGACCTTGGTTCATCCTTTTCGTCACCTCAACTCGCTCTGCGTTCGCTTCTGCCGAGTCGGAGATGAAACTTGAAAGCAGGTATTTCGTGTAGTACAATGACGACCCGTCCTTGCCATTACCACCCTTATCGCCCTTCACCCCGTAGGTGGGGAATCCAGGAGCGTATTTTATATTGTCGTTTGCGCTCATTCGTTGTGATTTTCTTTAACCTATTATAGATGAAATACCTACCGATACAAAGAACTTCCTATCGTCAATATCCTTTATATCAATGTAGTAGATAAGGTTGTTATTTACTTCCGCTATTGACGTAGACACGTTCTTCAGCTGTTCCATTCCATCCACCTGCTCAGTGAATAGGACATCCGAGGTATCCGTGGTAGTCCTTACCCTACTAAACACTGATACGGATAGGTCATCCTTCAGTGATAGGTATTTAGTAATAAACGAGTTAATATACCTATTACGTTCTTCTTCAGAGGTTATCCAAGCAATCTCCGAGGAGAAGATTTCATTTCTTCTGAGGGCGTTAAACGCACCCTTAGTGATATTACATTCAATCCTCAGGTTATCTACTTGCTTCCCTTCAAACTGAGAAGTTGATATATCAAAGGTGAGGTCGTCACCGATAGTCCACTTATCTACGAGGATGGTGATACCATCCTTTCCCTTGATGGCGAACCCGTCTGATGACATCATCTTCTTTGAGGAAAGAGTTGTCTTTATTGAGCCGTTGTTGATAGGTGAAGTGGAAATAACATTAAGGTCAGTTACCCTTTCCACGTTGTCACCATTAAGTCTGAATGCCGTAGCAGACCCTACCGACTTAACGACAAAGCCTCCTCCTACCATAGAGCCATACTTGAACATAGGTAGCGTGCAGACATCATAATGTCCTAAGCTCCTGCTCAGCGCAGACCCTACGGGAAGACGCTCAATGCTAATCGTGAAGTCATCACCGCTCGTTAGGTATGTTTCCTTGTGCTCCTTGTTCCTAATTGAAATCCTCATTGGGGAGGACTTTATCAGGTTTAGGATTTCCGATACGCTGAACGATGATGGGGCTTCTCCTGAAACGACAAGCGAAGAGGTGAGTTGCCCGATATTCCCTACCGAGAAATGTGACATAGTAGGCTCGGTGAACGAGCTTCCCCTTGACTTCAACATCGCTGATGGTATAACAGAACTTGGAACAGAGAATGCGCCATTTGATACGTTCACCCTATCCGTTGGTATTGACAAGAACCCATTCTCCCATTCTTGTATTAGGTAGCTACTCTTTCTGTATGAACCTCTGTACCCATAGATGTCCGTGCCTTCAGAGCTGTCCCCGTCAAAGTGACTATCTATGGAGATACGCTTGGATGGGTCTATGGAGTAAGACGAGGTTGATACGCATCTCCAATCCTTGTCCCCGTATATGTACGAAGTTCCCATCACTGCCGAAGTCCCCGTCAGCGAAGTTAGGATATAAACCCTTCCTAAGAATCGGTCAATAATAACCTCAGGATAAGCCAATGGAGTAGACACTCCAAGGACTGCAACCGAACAACGAGATAATTCACTGAGTGGAATTTTTGACTTCAGATTACCCTTGACTGATATGGTAGCAAGGCTATTGTCAATGAAGAACTGAAGGGTCTCCGAGTTAGGCTGGTAAACCCCATGCGTGTAGTCTATTGCCCTATCAAATACTCTGTCAAAGATGGAAGTGTCACCATACTTCTCAATGTAATTGTATATGGATATGCTCTCGCCATTCGCTTCAACAAGCAGTGCCGTATCCACTGATGGTATCTTCGTTGAGCGTAGTGAAGAGCCATATACACCGACAAGCCCGCCATTCTCCTCGTGTATCCCGATATTCCTGAAGAGGAAGTCAGAAGAAGTAAGAAGAGAGGTTTTATCGGGGACTGACTTGATGTACCCTTCCCTAAATGCAGGTGAAAGACCTTGCGATGGGTCTGTATCAAGGGGATTAGAATTAAAATCAACCTCAACTATCTGAGTATCAGACGAAAAGCTAAGCTCAATGTTATAATAGTTGGGGATATTGCTTCGTTCAAGGTCTTCCTTGACATACCCAAACACCGATGGTGGATATGTGGAGAACTTATCCACACTAATCCCGTTGATACCGCCACTTACAATCTTGTATATTCGGCAATCGTTGAGGTCAATACTTGGGTTCAGTTTCTCAGAAGATGCGAAGTTATACACAAACGGAGACCTCGCAGTCGTCTGTCTGATATTCTCGTAAGTAGATGTAACCAAATCATGGAATGGGTGCACTGCCATACGGGACAGCTGAACGGGGTCGTTGCCATAGAACTTAACGTACTTGGCTTTGTGGCAGTCATTGTTCCCGTTGTAGACTACCGAACGTCCTACACCGAATGGGGATATGATAGCCTTCACCTTGGTCTCGTTAAACGCTAAGCGAGCGAGTTCAATATCCACATACTCACCATCCGTACGCAAGGCTTTGTCCTCACGTATCTCTTGGGATATATTGCTGATGGCAAAATCCTTTGATGGTGCTATCGTCCCATTACATACAGATACCCAACCTCCGAGAGACACAAGCTCGTTGATTCGCTCGGGACTTTCGTAGACCTCAACCATGTCATCCGATATGGTCATAAACCCAACGCACTGATGATACCTATCACCCATATTTTGGAAGTCTGAGTTCCCGAGTATGGATGCGACCTTCTTGTCTTCTCTGAAGAAGAAGAGTCTATCCTGAATTGAAGCGTTGGCGGAATCCTTGTATAGCTCAACCTTTGGGGTGAACTTATCCCTTCCAAAGAACGTATGCGAAAATCCTATGTCATTACCCTTGGGGTATATAATCTGAACGTACGTAGCCTTATGCTTCGTGAATACGTCAAGCCTTGTCGTTCCATTGTCTTTCACTTGGAACGACACATCGTCTTGCTCGTTCATCACCTTACGGAGAGCCAGCTTAATCCTTTTCAGGAATGTTTCAACATCCCCCGTCTCCGTTATTGAAACGTGATAAACGATTGGCGTGACCGAGGTGAGGTCGTCCTCAGGAGAGAACGGAAGGATGACGTTGTCACGCATCTTCCTCCTCTTACCGAGGTTTATCCTCTCCTTATAGATGAACATATTTGGTATATCAGATGGTACGACATACTTATTTTTGAATGGGGTATGAGTTACCTTTAACCCTCCTACATAGTCTTCGCTCCTCTGACCATCAAGACCCGAGAAGTATCTAAAGACGTGCCCGTCATTGTGGTTGTCGTTTACAAGCCTTTCGTTTGTAATGAAGCTGACATCGTCTTTATGAATCTTGTAGTAGATTGCATTAGCATCAATATGCTCCTTCTCGGACTTAGCAGAAAGTTTAGCGAGTAGTCTTTGCCTTACCCCGTTAGCCGTCATCTCGGTTCGGAGAACGTGCGAAACCCCATCCTTGTATTTCTTCTTCACTACGGAAATATCAACAACAACGGGAGCTTTGTCCGTTTCAATGATTGTGCCGCTAACGACACGTCTATCATATTCGCCCTCTCTTGAGAACAAAAATCTGAGGTGTGAACCTTCAGTATATGGCTCTTCAAGGGACATCGTAAGGAACTCGCCATTGCTTTCTTGTGGTATGGAAGAAATGCGGAAAGTCGCCTTTACGTCATTATTTTTTGATAGAACCCCCGATGTGATTGCTTTTTTAAGGTCAGCTTCGTTTCTCACACGGAGTAGATTTCCTCCTGATGATAGACCATAGATGATGCGCTTATCCTTCATCTCCTTGGCGTAAAGGAATAGGTCGTTATCCTTGTAGTCGTCACCATTACCCTTATAGCATCTTGCATCACCATTTGGCATAAGGGTTATCATATCGTACTTGACAATCTCCTCCTCGGTGAGGTACAGACCGAAGTACGTGTTTAGCGAAAGAGTATTCACCTCGGCATCATCAAAGTAGTACTCCATATTGATGATGTGCGGATGCAGAAGTTCATTCCTTTCGTAAGCACCCGAGATGAATTTGTTGTACGTTTCCGTGGAGTACGCACTTTTTTTAGCCCCCGTAAATGCGTGGTAGTTTAGCTCCGTTGCACTCGTAAAAAGACCACTCCTTACACTTACGCCACGAAAAACATTCTCCCCGTCCTCAACACTTGGCTGAAGAAGATATGGAGATGGATACCTGATAGCTTCGTTGTAATGTCTCCTTAGGTAGTCACCGAGTAGTGTACCTTGCTTCATTGACCAAGAAGAAACAAGCCTACCATTCTCAATCAAAAAAGATGCAATGTTGCCACTTTGGTTATCAATTAATCCTAAGTCTTTCGTTGGCACAGAGAACACAGCGAAGAAATCAGGGAGCTTTTCTTTTAAGTACAGCGGTGCTAAAAACACAAATCCCTCCTTGTGGGTTGGATTTACATTCGTTGTCCCCCCATACATGTAGGTCATATCAAGCCCGCCCGTATCAGCCGTTCTATCCTTTGCCGTCTCGGAAGAAGGCTCGTCATAAAAGACACCCTTTGGCATCAAAGAGAAAAGCCTACGTACGTCATCACCATACACCCCCATCCCACTTACGGGGTTAGACGAGTACTGCCTTGACCCGAGGAGTGGATTGACGGGAAATGTGTCAAGGCTTATCTTCCCTTGCGAGTCTATAGCGAGCTTAATGTTCCCCGTCAGCTTAGGATTCGTCCTAAGGAGCATAGCCGATTGGAATGAGTAGCCATAGTACGGAGTCACTCTATCCCCCTGAGAGACCACAGAACGGCTCTCGTAGGCTCTAACGCTAAACGAGTAAACCCTTGCTATCAGTTCATCATTAAAGAGCGTTGTGAGGTCTTCTTCTTGCCCGAGGTGGTAATTAGGAGTATACCTTATCGTCCCATCACCTACTTGTTGTGATAGCGAGGAAATCGTATGAGGTGCTTGGAGCTTGTCTACACGTTCAAATGGGTTAGACCTACCTATCGTGACAATAAGCTCCACCTGAAGCCTGAAAGACACGTTAGACGACCTTCCCCTCATCGTAACAAGGAAGAAGTTGTCAGATAGCGTAGGATAAAGCACGTGGGACGATACAACCCTACCATCCTCATCAAAGAGAAGAGGAACGCCATTGATATGCAGAGCAAGCTGTTCCATCTTGACAAGGTCAGAAGGGTCAAACTTCACCCTGAGGGAATACCCATAGGCATAGTCATCAATACGCATATCCCCCGAAGCCTGATTAGGGAGGGTCTGAATGATACGAGGTACTTGGATGACTATCCTTGAAGAACTCTCGTTAAGTATTATCTGTTGGGACTTGAAGTTCATTGGGTGAATGTGAATGTAGGGTATTTACCCGTTGGGTTTGGTAGGTTGGGTGGGTGAAATCAGAATTGACGCAATACCAGTAGTTAGGTAGTTACTATAGTATTGTATTCTTTATACTATATATATTACTATATAAAAGTTATACCTTATATATATACTATATTATATATTAGTCTAACTTTTTACTACACTATATAAACTATTACTCCAACTTGAAAATACGGAGCGAAGCGGAGTACATAGTATTACATCAACCCAGCGTAACTTGGAGCGAAGCGACAACGAGCGGAGCGAGTAACCTAATCCAAAAAGAAGAAAGGGAGCTGAGCGAAGCGAAGCGCATACAACACTAAACACATCTCCCAACACAAATAATCATCAAGGAGGAGGTAAGCGAAGCGAAGCGGAGCGTTCCTTTAACCTCCCAACAACAACCTACAACACCTAAGAGGGTAGAGGGAGCGTAGCGAAGCAGAACGCTCCATCGATACCCTCGTTAGAGTAATGCCTCCATAAAGCATCCAAGTAAGCGAAGCGGAGCGGAGCGCAGGTCATCCACCACAACAAACAAGAAAAGATATAAAGGGAGCTGAGCGGAGCGAAGCGTATAGGTTGAAATACTTTTTATATACGTTCCGTAGGTGTAATAACTTTTTTCCTAATAGCGGAGCGAAGCGTAGCATCACACATCATCCCTCCATAAACTACCCACAAGAAAGCTCCAAGGTGTATCAAGCTGAGCGAAGCGAATCGCAGTGGGAAGTATATACTTCTAAAATAAAAAAATATATCCTTTTGGCAGATATATATCTTTTTTGTATCTTTGCCGTATGGTAAATAGTGGAGCGAGGCGACCTCTCTCAGACAACGACTCACCTCCGATATATCAATAACATATAATTCAACAACGATGTGTACGTATAATCTTGATTACTATAATAATGTAGGCAGTGGAGTGCCCCTCAAAGCACTACCAACTGCCGATACGGAATTAACATCAAGAATAGCTATAACAGCACATCATAAACGGACTTTCTCTCATGAGCAAAAAGCGATTAGAGGATAATCTCTCCTACACCCCGATTGGCGAGGGAGGTTACAACGACAGAAAGGTGTATGCCCCTACTGCCACGAAATGCTCTCAGCGGATAATCCCTGAGGGCGAAGAACTCAACCCAAGGACGAATATCACCATCCGTTGTTCGTTCTCCCGTGATGGATTTGAAATCTACAGCAAGGAGGACAAGCAGAAGAAGGGTGGTCTTTCCGCCATGCAGTTTGAGCGCACCATCATCAACAAACCTTGGAAGGAAGCTATCAGCGAGTTCGCATCTCTTATCATTGAGAAGCAGAAGACGTTCTGCCACCTCTTTACGGATAAGAATGAGGACGTGTTTATGATTTCCGCTAAGAAGGCAAAGAACTTCAGATGTGCAGATGTGATGCTCCTTGACTTTGACGATGTCGGTGCTATCGGAATTGATGACTTCGTAGACAACATCAAGTCTACGGGGAATATCCCATTCTTTGTACACGAGTCGCTTTCTTCCTCAGAGAACAGAAGAAAGTACCACTGCTACTTCCTCCTCACGGACTCCATCAAGGACGAGTTCGTCTATATGTCTACGGCAAAGCGATTGGCTTCGTTCATCAAGGCGATGTGCAATATGCAGGCGGACAGACGTGTCCTCAACGTCTCTCAGTGTGCATTCCCAGGACGTGTAGGTGGAGAGTTCCGTATCATTGAAGAAGGTGCTGTCGTTCGTGTTAAGCCTGCAACGCAAGGGCAGATTACGACACAGAATGTCCACCTTATGGACGAAGGAAAGAAGCGTAAGGGGCAGATTGTATTCACCACGGCTACTCTCGCAGGGCAAGCATATGATGCCAAGGGAGATATGCCCGAATGGGCACTCGGTCGTATGCGTCAGATGGATATGCCTGACCTCGTCATCAAGGGTTTCCGTAAGGAAGATAACGACCCAAATGTCAAGGAGGAAGACAAGGTTGTATCTATCTATGATGCACATCGTATCGGCGAGATTTGGTCTGAGCAACTCTGCACACTCGCTATGATGGCAATCTTCAAAGACCGCATCACGCATAACGTGACGGAGGACTTCTGCCTTATGATTACGGGGCAGGCTGAAAAGGACTTCATCTTCAACCTTGATAGAGCTAATAGACTTGGCGAAGAAATTGAGTATCAGCGACTTTCGGGTCACGAACCACGTCACTACCACCTTGCTCGCTACATTTGGAATGATGGTTTCGTAGAGGGAAGTCAGACCGCTTACACTCGTTCAGATGGTAAGCGCATGGTGCCGCTACATACTGATAGTCAGCTTGAAATCCTCAGAAGAGCCGCTCTCGCTTCATATCAGAGCCGTAATGAAGATACGCTGAATGAAAAGCGTGTTAAGGCTAAGCTGAACCTATATAAGGAGCAGGAAGGTTTCGGAGATAGTAAGGAAGCAGAAGCCCGTATTGAATTGGCTATGAAGATTTACGAGTCTCTGAGGAACATCTACACTATCAACTCTCTTAGCGATATTGTTGGTGTAGACAAGCGTTTTATCTTCACCAAGGATAGCGGTTGGATGGGTCTTACCATCCCTATGAAGTATGATGCTTCAATCGGTTCTGTCGTAGGTCCAAAGAGACGTGACGGGCAGGGTAGACGTAGATGGCTGATTAAGCGTGTCATTGAGAGACGAATCATTGCTCAGCAGTTGGATGCTTTCATCCCTGACTTCTCGCATTACGTCCCCGAAGACGTGTACTTCCGTGGTATCGTGAATGACCTCAACTACATTGATACCGACTTTGATGGGGAAGACCTCATTGAAATCGTTATGAATGTCCTTATGATGGGGATGAATGCCGACATCACGAAGGAAGTCTTTGAGAACTTCAAGAAGGAGAATACAGCGTTTTGGTACAAGAATGCCGACTACGTAATCAACAACAACTTCGTCAAGTACTACGGGGCGGTAGAATCTAAGAATGTCCTTATCAAGGGGGCTAAGTACATCTACACGACAGCGGTTGAAGTACCTAACAACTACGAACGCTTCTCCTCGCTCCTTGAGATGAAGACATTTGGTGTTGTTGAGCGTCTTATCAAGAAGTCTGAGATGCTGGTGTTCCGTAAGGAGCATTTGGGACGTCTCAAGGAGAAGAGCGAGGTGCTGGGAATTGACTACGAAAAGGCATTCACCATCACCGAGGATGTGCATTCCGAAGACTTCATCCATATCGCTATCAACTACGATAGCAACGACACGTCAATGGGATGTCTCAAGCAGACACTCGCACGCATCATCGTGTTTGGTCTTGCTATGCGTATGTACATTGAGCCTGATAGCTCAATCTACATCTCCACAACGGGTATCGGGATGGATGAAATCGGGAAGAAGAATAAGTTCCTGATGAACCTCCTCCGTAGAGTGTCTGACGAAGACCGCTCTCGTTCAAAGGATTATAACCTCCCACGAATGAAGGCAGATGAGATGGCAGATATTGCTCTTACCATTATCACCGAAGAAGGGGACACTATCACCCGTCTTTACGACCGAGTGTTTGAGCTTAACGGCATCCCCAAGCAGGAAGAGGTTGCGCTTTACCCTGAGATGGTTGATGTTCTGACTGAACAGATGGCTCAGCTGGATTACCTTCGTACGGCATACTGCTACGAAAGCCTATCTCAGATTGTAAACGAATACCTTGAATGGGTGAAGAGCGATGAAAAGCGTGGCGGTCTCTCGTTCTCTTATGTAACGAAGAGTGGCGCACGTGGTTACTCTAAGCTCACCGACCAACACTATGGGAAGATTTATTCCAACAGCCTGAAGACGAGTGGTGTCATCAAGCACGATGATAAGCATGTCATTGGTATTGACACATATACCGACTTCATCACCATGCGTATTGCCTCCTCGCTGGAAAGCAAGAAGGGCTATGGGCTGTGGCAAAACATCCGAGATAACGTAGCTCGCTACGGGAAGATGAAGGAATACGCTCCATACACAGAAATGGAACTCGCAAAGTATGTCGCAGAGAACTTCGCCCCATCCTCTCGTGCATACCTGAAGAGTGTCGTTCCTGGGTATAACGAGCAGACCTATATGAACCAAATCATCAAGAAGGTGATGGCTGGTCTGTGGTATGCGTTCCTCCTCAACCGAGACAACGACCCCACGAGAAAGGATTATGACTTTGTTACGTTCTACACCGAGCTGTGGCATCTCCTCTCGGTAGACCCAGCAGGCGAACACCTCGCTAATGAAATTGGTAAGGTGAAGAGATATTGGAAGGAAATACCAATGGAGAACCTTCTTGACCAAACGCTCTCCCCAAGCGTAGCCTCTAAGATTGTCCTCGCTAATGGTGTCCTCAGTGTCTCCGAGATGAAGAAGCTCACGATGTCAAAGGTCATTGAAGCTCTTGCGATTATCTCTCGCTGTATGCTTCAGCAGGGTGGCTACGAACGCTCTCTGCATGATGATGACGAAGTGCGTAAGATGCTTGAGACGAAAATCCTCCGTGCGCCAAAGGAGATTATGGATGTCATCACTCAGGAGCAGATTATGCTTGACAACATCCCTTCGGCAATCAAGGACAAGGTTGAACGTTCGTCTGACCCTATGACGCTCCTTATGGACGGCATTAAGGAGCAGGAAGAACAAGTAATGAACGAGGTCTCTTGTTTTTTCGATGAAACGGGGATTAAGGTTGTAAAGAAAAATAAGGTAAGCCCATATAAGCTCTCGGCATCAGAGAAAGAAGCCAAGAAGCGTGAGGTATTCAATGGTATGACCGAAGGTGAGCTTGATGAGTTCCTTGACGAACTCCCTAACTCGCTGGGCTACGCTTATGGTACGCTCACGGATGTCCTTGAACGTGTCCGCAAGGGTCGTGCAGAATATAACAGACACGAGTATGAAGACCTTAACAACGCTCTTTCAAGCGTAGGGCTGTATGCTCTTGATAAGTTCAACAAGCAGGTGCGCCCCGCTGTCAATGAAGTGACTAAGGTGCTTCGTTCGGCTCTTCGTGAGGGTCTGTTCACGGGTCGTGTTAGTTGGAAGGATTACAGCTGGGCTGAAAACCCACGTTGCTCTGTCCCTCTCCTCTCAGCGGACATTTGGAAGATGAATTACAAGGATGAGACTTATGACGTGATGGATATGTTCACGCTCGGTCGCCCTTCATTTGCATCTCCTCTGCTCTCCCTTTACAATGAGCATGCAGGTCATTCATTGGAGTATGTTACGATTAACCACGTATCTCCCCTCCTTGAGACTATCATCAAGTCCCATATGGAGGATAGCGATATGTACCATATCATTGACGATGCGGAAATCTCAAAGATTGTCAAGAGTGTAATCGCATCGGGTGCTGAAGCTATCAGTGGAAGTATGGCGATGAAGTTCGGATACTTCCTCGCAGACCGCACGATGAATCGTGACATCTTCAACATTGAGGCTATCAACGAAGAAATCATGCGTGCAAGGAACACTCCTCATCTGTTCTTCGGTGACGTTATCTTCCGTGCAGTGACGGACATCTTCGCAATGGCACGTGTAGGTGGTGCTAAGATGCGCTCTGTGGTGCAGAAGGCGGTAGACCTATGGGTGGCAAAGACCTCTTCTACTGATGTTGATGTGGACGTAGTCGCCCACGGGGTGGTCAATGTGCTTTCGGAAATCTTCTCCAAGTACTTCCTTCAGGAGGACTACCGAGCAGATGTGGAGGAAATCAAGGAAGTCGTTCTTCTTAACCCACAAGAAGATGACACGTTGAGCCTTTGCGATATTGCTAAGTCGTGCTTCCTCATCCTCTACCGAGACTACTGCGACATAGCCCGAGCAAAGAACAGCTTGCGCTCAGCGGTACGTGATATTATCTTCCGTGATGGTCACATCGCTAAGAAGGTCTACCATACCCTCAAGCATGTTTCAGGTCGTGTGTTTAAGATTGTCTCTCAGTTCAACATAGCACTCGCAACGATTGCGTGCGCTCGCAATGGACACGGAAACATCCTTACGCATATCAAGGCTGATACGTCTATCGGTTTCCTCAGCGATATTGAGATTACTGCGTTTGATAAGATTCCAATGCTGTCCCCTGACATCAACGATGAAGATGTCCTCCTCGGGGTTGGCGCACGTGGTCTTGATGGTGTGTATGCAGATTACTTCCGTCCACGCACTCGCATTCCTAACTACGAAGTCTTTGCCAGCTTCATCACGTCTTCTGCAATGATGGATGAAGTGGTTAGACAACTGAGCTTGCTTAGTGAAGCTGAAGAAAAGAGACACGCAGAGTTCCGAAGCAACGTAGGTGTGCATATCGCAATCTCAGATACGATGTCCGTCTTCGGATGTGGTCAAAAGGATATTGCCGACAACCTCATCCGTGTGGCAAACAACTTCACGTTCTTCACGAACAAGTTTGACCGAAAGGAAGAAGCCCTATCGGGTGAGCCATACAAGCTCGTGGGTAATCCACGCTTAGCTTCTATGATACTTCAGAGAGCTATGCTTTACTCCGACAAGATGAAGCAGTCAAAGCTCAGTTTTGAAGTGGATAACCACGAAGCATTCAAACGAGAACATGCAAACTCTTAAGAGCCTTTTAGTAGAAAAGTTTCGCCCAAAACAGATGGGAGAGGTTCTCTTGGTCAAGAGACTGAGAAAACAGCTGGAGCAATATCAAGATACGAATATACTCCTGCACTCTCCCCCTGGGATGGGGAAAACGTCAGTAGCCAAGATACTTGTAGCGGGTCATGAAGATGACCTGCTACTTATCAACGGCTCAAAGGAGAATGGTATTGACGTTATACGAACGGAGGTCTCCAACTTCTGTATGACAATGAGTGTCTACGGAGGAAAGAAGTTCATCCTCATTGAGGAGTGTGACGGGCTGACCGAACAAGCGTGGAACGCCCTCCGTGCTGTAATGGAGGAGTGTAGTGAGCACGTGCGGTTCATAGCGACCTGCAACTACATTCAGAAGATACCACCTCCCATCCTCAGTCGCTTCACCTGCATAAACTTTGAACCTGCAAATGACGCAGAGCGAGAAGAGTTGCGTTCCTTATATGAAGGAAGGGTGCTATGGGTTCTCAACGAACTTGGCGTGCAGGCGAGTGACGATACGATTAGGGAAATCGTTAATAGGAAGTTCCCCGACATGCGTAGCATTTATAATGACATTGAGTTGCAAGTAAATGCTATCAAGGAAGGAGAGAATAGGGTGATACGAGTAAGCACCTACGAGAGTGCTACCTATAACCACCTCTTCGCCATAGCTATGTCAGGAGACCCTGACCCTATAAGGAACTATAAGTACACCCTTGTAGAAGAACCGCAGGTTGAACACGTCATCCTTGCGTTCTCCAAACACTTCCCCGACTACTTCATCAAGTATGCTCGTAGTTCGGAAGACCTCGCTAAGCTACCTATGCTCATCATGACCATAGCCGATAGCCAGCGAGATATAAAGAGTGTTCCAGACAAAGTGATTGCCCTGAGTGCGATGATTCTTAGGTTGCAGAAAATTTTGAGCGGAGAAAAATAGGGGTTCTATAATAAAACGTAAGCATTTAATGTTTAACTAACAAGAAGAATAGAAATGAAGAAGTTTATTCTGCCCATCGTGGCTATCGCAGGGATGACGCTTGTCGCCTGCAATGAACAGAATGGGGAAAGCACCATGGGTGCTTCAAGTGATACGACTGAAGTTGTAGCTACTGATTCCCTCGCAACCGAAGCTAACGTTGAAGCTCTCGGTGAAGATACGATTAACAACGAAGTAGTAAACGAAAACGAAGAAAACAATGGCATCTAACACTATCGCTCGCAAGGAAATTGCGGAAAAGGTTGCAGAAAAGGTTGGTCTTAGCAAGACGAAGACTGACGAGGTAGTATCAATCTTCATTGAGGAGATTCAGGAACAGCTACGACTTGGTCAGGTGGTTAACCTCCCAGGTTTCGCTAAGCTGACCCCAGCTCTCCGTCCCGAGCGTAAGGGTAAGAACCCTGCTACGGGCAGTGAGATTGTTATCCCTGCAAAGAAGGTCGTCAAGGTTAAGGTCTCTAAGACCACCGAAGACATCCTGAACAAGTAAATCCATTCAGATTTTATACACCTCGGTAGGGGACGGAGATTGAGTTCTTCGTCCCCTACTACTTTATTGGAGCTTGAGTTTGTCAATGACCTTCTCTGTGACAACGACAAACTCGCAGTCTATGCCAAGAGCACGACTGCAATCCTCAGCATATTTCTTGGCACTATTCCATTTGGCTTGGTTCACCGCATAGGTCTCGGCAATCTTTCTGTACTTCATGAGCTGAGCACGTTTAGCTCCAGCTGGAGGAGGTGTCGGTCTTATCGTCTGAGAGTGCGGTTTGATTTCAACGAAGACCTTCTTTATACCACCATCCGACTTTTTCACCTCCATCCAAAAGTCAGGGTAGTAGTTGCTCGTGGCTCTCGCCATCGCTTCCTGAAGGTTGAAATTTACCTTCTCCTTTTCTGCCTTTAGCTTTAAGTCCCTCAGTTTCAGAGGGTGAACGTATTTTATGGCGATAGGCTCAGAACTCCATCGTAGGATAGTAGGGTTGATACAGCAATACTTACACCACTTATATTCCCACGATGAACGATATACAATAAGCTCAGGGTCTCCGATATACTTATGTAAGTACTGAGGTGATATGGTGAAGTTACCCTGCTTGTATCTCGTCTGCCCCTCGGATAGAGGCTTGTGCCATCTTTTATATGAAGAGGTGCTCATGCCTATCGGTAAATAAGTTATATCAGATATTTAAGGTTAGAGATGCCACTTAATCTACGTACACTGAACGTTGATACCCCTATAGCTACAATAGTTCCCGTTGTCAATCACAACAACAAGGAGCTTGAAGCCTTACACGATAAGGTCTTCAAGGAAAATGAGGACGGAATTGAAGTCAAGATTGGTATCAGTACCGATAAAGACGTTAAGGCAAACAAGGGAGTTTTTGACTCCATTGAAGCCCGAACGCTCAAAATTGAAGAAGATAGCGCACTCGCATCATCCCTTGCTGAATATGTTAGGACGACACTGCTCGCTCCTATGCAGAACGAGATGAGGGAAAAGAACGAAGTGTATACTGCAAGCATCACGTCTATCAACGCATTATCGTTGAAGATGGAGACCGCTGAGAAGAATGCGGAGGAGGCTCTACGCATCGCTAAGTCAAACAGAGAAGAGGCTGAGGAGATAAAGAAAATCCTTCAGGCTGTTCTTTCCGATATTAACACCATAAAGGAGTATCTGAAACTTTAGTATATGTCAATAGAACGAAAATATAAGACCCCTCTTATAAAGGACTTTCGTGAGAATGGGGAGACAATGATTGTCTTCCCTTCTGCTATGGAAGATATTGGTCTCAACCTTAATGAAAGGAGAAACAGAGTAGCTCTTACGCATTACGCTCTCCTTGAAATCCCTACAACGCAACCAACGGGAAACCCTGATGCCGACCAGCTCAACGGGAATAGGATTGACTTCAATCGTATCCAAGGCGTTAGGACGGCTCTTTCCGATAACGAGATGACCCCAAATCAGTTGCTCTCTGTGTCTCTGAGGAACTACGTGATGAACTTTGAGACAACGCTGAGAAACGCTCCTGAGTATAACGCTAATATCCTTGACTCTGTTTCGGAAAGGGTGTTCTTCAAGTGGCTAAAGGAGCTTGGGGCTATCCGCTTTAAGTATGACGAAGATACCGACACGTGGCTTGAACCTACGTTTGAGAACTACAGACGTGTCGTTCACTGCATAGGGGAGATTAACGCCTACTCGGATAACCGAAATGAGTTCGGTATGTTTAACGAGACGTATATCTCTTGCCCTTCATCTTATGGTTCTAACCCAATGAGGTTTACCTCTAAGTTTGATACGAACTACAAGGCTGGGTCTCAGTATGGTGCTTCGTCACGAACCATTGAAGGTAGGAATGATGTAGAGGGCAGTAGCATCAATCTTGAGGCTCTCGGTGACTTCCAATCAATCTCTAAGGGTGACGACTCCTATATGGTTGTAGGTAGTGATGACAAGACTATTGAAGCTGACTTCTTTGAGCAAAATCAGGTTAGCTGGTGGCAGATGGAGAAGAAGGATTACGGAGCTGATATGGAATGGAGCGTATCGGATGTTCCCGTATATATCACCGATGACAAGATTTCACGTGAGCGTCTTGTAGCATCAGGTAGCTTCCTTGATGATATTATCCAATACCCAGCGCACGGGGGCGAGAAGAAGAAGTTTAAGAGAAGTCGCCTTGATGGTATCTCTCTCGTGAAGGATATTGAATCACTCAAGCGTATCCATAAGGACGAGACGATGACCTACGACAAGCTCGCTATGACGGGTGCTATTGATACCGAGCTGTCCGCTACTGCCGATAGGAGCTTTGACTTCAATACCATACTGATATACTACACCATATACAACAGCGAAGGGACTGAAGCCCTCGCAACCAATCTGTATGGTGTCGTATTCATTGACGGGGCTAAGTCTGTCATTGGTAGCAATGCGCCTCTGCCTATTGACCAAATCACGCTGAAGATACCAACGATTAAGAAGAGGATGTCTTCTGCAAGCTCATTTGGTAATAGCTACTCCTTCAAGATTAACGTCAAAACGCTTGATTCAGTGGATGATACGTCCACTAATATCATTGACCAAACGACCTCTTCTCATCTTGTGATGGATGAAATGAGGGATGTATTCTTCGCTTTGAATACGGCTGTCAATACAATGATGGAGAACAACAAAGCCCTTGTTGCTATTGGGGAGAAGTACCGAAAGATTGAGAAGGACTACGAGAGCATCCTTGAAAACCAAGAGAAGCTGAAGGAGGAGATTAAGATACTCAAGTCAATGAAGCTCACTAAGGTTCAGGAGGAGATGGTGAACTCTATTATAAGCAGACTTGGCGGTGACGTTCCATCTATGGTAGAAGATGTCAAACTTCTCACGACTAAAATATCTAAGATAGAAACCGATAACGAACGAGTATCGCAAGCAATAGATAGAGATATGCCAAACCTTGTTAAGAGGGTTGCAAATATCGAAAGCAAGATTAAGTAATTATGCTAAGGGATATATACATACGAAATCCTCAGGATGAAAGCTATAAAGGCTCTGATGTGATTGAGTTCTCCGATGTGTATGAGGAGATTATCACTCAGATTAGAGTGCTTTTGTCTACAAGGAAAGGTGAGGTCATCGGTAACTACAACTTCGGTGTCGGTGTTGAAGACTTGGTGTTCTCCACTAACTTGGATACCTCAGCTGTTGAATCGGAGATAAACTCACAGATAGCATTGTACATATCACCTGCTTTCCCCGACTACCCTATTTCCTGCAAGGTCGGTTTTGGTCATCACGAAGAAGGATGGGACTACGCCATAATTGACCTATATATAAATGGTCAAAGACAAGTTGGAATAGGTGTCGTATAAGCGAGAAAAAGAAAAGAAACTATATGGCAGAAGAAAAAAATAAAGGCTCATTCGCAGAGACCCAAAGGAGGCTCATTGAGTCTACCAATGCGGCTTTAAGCGGGATGACGCTGGTCACAAAGTCGCTGACATCTGACGAGGATTCAGTGACGATGAATTTTGGGGAAGATAGGCTTATTACGATGCCTTCTTATGCCAAGGTCACGAGGGATTTGGATTCCCTGAGAAAGGCTATCAACACGCTCCTTTCGGGTGAGGGTGTTGTTACACTTTCCGATGGTACAAGGAGAAAGATAAAGGCAACGGCAGTATCTGTTCCACCCGAAGTTATATCAGACTTACCAACCCCAAAGACATTCCTCGTTGATGCAAACTACTTCTTTGAGGATATGATGTTCCCACGTATCAAGGTGTCGTATAACCTTGAAGGCGTGGTGGACGGGTTTGCAGATAGGGTGCTTGTATCACGAATCATCCTTGATGCTAAGTCTAAAGAGGTGATGGAGTTCTACAACCAAGTCCTCCCCACTCTTTCAGAAGAGGAGAAGAAGTATATCCCGATGAAGAACCTCCTTAGCGATAAGGGGATTTCGTTCTACGAGGATAAGGAGGATGTAGCTTTACCACTGCATATCTCTAAGGTAGATGGAGCTTTCAATGTAACCAACGTGGCGACCATTGAAGGCAAGAGCTTTATTCAGCTTAATACTCTAAACTACAACGAGATAGACGCAAACGGACATCCAATTAGAAGCCTTACTCTAAAGGTTGGCGATAAGCTGAGATTTGAGGATAGCGTTCTGAATGTATTGGACGTGAACAATGCTTCGGGAATGATTCGTGTCGGGCTGGATATTGGCGGTCAATACCCATTCGTGGAATCACGTCTTGAGATATACTCAGACCCATTCAAGAATAAGCTCGTTAATATAGGTGTTGGCTTCAACGAAGTCAATATCATATACATCAAGGCTATCAACGAGGATTACAATATCACCTCAAAGGAATGGTCTTCTCCTACCTACTTCCTGACGAACGACCTTGTTAATGAAGATGGCGGTGAGCCTCTGTCGTCCTATTACGGCAAGGTGGCTGACTTTGGTGCGAGGATGATTTCAGAGGTAAAGGAAGGTAAGATTTATGCCTACAATGGTCATAAGCCAAATGCCCCTTCGCTGTCCTCTGATTATTTTGGTGTATCAAGGATTAACAGCCAATTAGACTATACCCTCGACAACGATGACATCACGACAACCTCAAAGAATATGGAGCTTGTGAGGTCTCGTATGGCATCACTGAAGCAGACTATCGCTACGCAAAAGGATGAGCTTCAGTACATAGACAAGAACAACAGCGAGGAGCGCACGAAGAAGCAGGAGCAGATTGACTCAAACGTCAAGGCTCTGAAGCAAAACCAAGTGGAGTACAACTCGCTTCTCCAGCACCTCAACGACCTTGCTGTTAAGAATGGTATCACTCTGTCTACTCCAAAGTATAGACTTAGAGGGTTCTTCCCAATCCCTGAAGAACGAAACGGAGAGAAGATTATCGCATTTGATATTTCCTACCGATACCTCAAACTTGACAACAATGGTGTAGAGCTGAAGACCTACCGATATGGGGATGATACATCAACGACAAGCGGTGTTTATACCGATTGGATAACCTACCGAAGCAAGTACCTTGAAAAGGTTTACGATGAAAAGACCGAGAGGTTTATTTGGAAGGAAGAGAGTATCTCTGATGGCGGTGCAGAAAATATCAACCAAATCAACATTCCCATCCAGCGTGGGGAGAAGGTTGAGGTTCGTGTAAGGGCTGTATCCGAAGCTGGATACCCTGAGAATGCACTTGTATCTGATTGGTCTAATGCAGTCATCTGTGAGTTCCCAAATAACCTATCAGTTGGCTCTCGCTCCGAAGCCATCCTGACGGATGCAAGGCAGGAAGCTATCGCACTTCAGATTGACAGCGCACTCCAAGAGGCAGGCGTATATAACCACCTTGAAGACGAGAATGCTCTGTTCAGACATAAGGGGTCAGCTATCAGCGTAGATGTTCCCGATACAAACAACCTCGGTGTAGACTTACAGCAGTCATTCCCTAAGTCTCTGAAGGATACCCCAGCAACGATAGCTCTTCAAGATTATATCGTCAAGGCTAACTCTCAGATTTTCCTCCTTACTAAGGAAGTCATTGGTCTAACAAAGAGATACTCCGATATAAGTAAGGAGCTGAAGGAGCTTGAAGAAAAGGTGAAGAATGGCATCAACGTCACGCCAACACCTACTCCAACGCCTACGCCACCCGAGCAGAAAACCGAGCGTCCTAAGATTCTTTTTGATAAGTCAAATGGTATCTACTATATCAACTCGTCAGGGAGAGCACTCAAGGGAGGCGGAACGACCAACGGGACGGGTACGTCAGGTAAACACCTTCAGATGAAGGAAGGTGACAAGTACAACACGAATGGTGATGCTATCATATTCAACATGTCGTGGAAGGACGCTACCGAAGAGTACCTTAACAACAACCTCTCGCTGGTGGTATACGAGGTGAATGGCGAATCAAACAATGGGACTTTCACCAAGTACTCTGTTATAAGCGGTCTTACTACTACAATCAAGTCCAAGGGGAATGATGTCGTAGAGGTCTCCGCACGTGTTCCTAACAATACGACTATCGCTGGTGCTGGGACTAAGACGTATGTATTTGTACCAACCATTGCTATGACATCATCAGATGGGGTTAAGTACAATGTTGATGCAAATGAATTTGCTCCAAAGGGCGAATACAAGGGATGGTTTACAATCACCTATGTGCCCAAGGAGAATACGGAGAAACCCGTAACGCCTGCAACTAAGTCAGTCGTTCTTGAGAAGGGCTACAAGGCAGACAAGACTATTCTTGGTAGGTCTTATACGAAGGATAGCAATCCGTCTCTCTACAAGGCTCAGGAAGGTGACTACATCGCACCACAAGAGCTTGGTGAAGACCCATACCTACTCGTCAGTGGTTCTCCAATGGCAAATATCACCCTAAAGGTCAAAGTAAAGAAGAATTAGGCTAAAGATATGGCAAAGAAGAAAAACATAAAGGAGGAGGAAGAGGTGCTCTTAGGAGCACCTACCACTCCCCTATTCAAGATACAATTCTCCACGAACAAGGTCGTGTGGAAGTTTGCAAGTGATGAGCAAGCCAAGATTGTCGCAAAGACAGACGACAGCGAGTACATCACCTACGAGATTGAACCTGCCTTGTCTACTTTTATCCCGTATGCAAAGAGAGGCTCGCACGTCATCTACCTGCGTATTGCAATGAGCGAAGACAATGGTATCACGTACACCTACTCTGAACCCCAGGAGTTCAACGTAATATACGGGATGTCGCATGTTAAGGCAGAGAGTTCTGTAGACAACTTCACACGAGAAGAGCTTGCTTCAATCCTTGCTAACGCCAAGGAGAACTCAATCTACCATAAGTCCTATGCTGATATGCACGGGATAAAAAGTCCTCTGTACTTCCTCCTCAAGGATACTAATGACCTTGGATATACCGAGGGACAGACGATGGTAGATAGGCTTCCTATTGACCGAATGAACTACCGCAAGGCTATCAATGACAACTTTGACTTCAACTCGCTCGTACCACACACGGGGCTTGCGAGAAGGTACGACATTCAGTTCCTCCTTGCTTGTAACTCTGTGGTTGGTAGTATATATGACTCAGACCAAGTTGAATGGGGTGGTGGTAAGTATCCACACGTTGTGACTGAGCTGTTCAAAAGCAAGAGTGGGACAAACCTACACTTCTTCAATACCTCTAACGCTTTCTCTACGTATAAGCCAACGTCATCAGGAGCTTTTGATAACGACAAGCTGAACACGGCTCTTGATTCAAGGTTCTTAACGTTCACGGACAGAAAGCCTCTTGAGACAGCCGAGGAGATGAAGACGGCTAAGTACCGAAGCTCAATGCTGTTTGACCTTGGTAGGATAAAGAGCCTTGGTTACTTCCTCGGTGCGCATAACGCTAAGGATAGCTATGCACTTCCTAAGACCTTCTTGGCAGGGAGCGAAAAGCTAAAGCCATTCTACGACTTCAATATGTCAAACGTTAATCCTCTTGTCTACACACCTGACACGAAGGATAACGCTATCGCTATTAAGTCATACGCATTCTCAAGTAGAGGGTATAAGGATGGCGTTAATCGTGGGGCATTCTATGACAAGAGTTCAACACCATATAAGGAACAACTTAGTTCAATGGTTCTTTCGGACTTTGCTTGGAGAGCCTTTACTGACGTTCACCTTATGAACAATGGGTATTCACTTAACACCCTTATGTACAGAGGAGCGCAGGTTGAGACGAGGGTGTTCCACAAGAATGGTGCTTCGGTCGGAGTGCCAACCCCAATGCCTGAGTCGGAGAACCCATTTGTTGTCAAGCAGGGTCACGCAGGAGTCTTTGTTAAGTACCAACTTATAGACTCTGAATCAAGCGTGATGGAAGAGCGTGGGCAGAACTATGGGAAGATGTCTCCTATATACAAAGCAACACGAGATTGGAACTACGAAAGAGACCCGCTTACGAATGATAAGTTCAAGGTATCAGATGACCTTGATACTACGGGTAGCATATCTCACTTTGAAGCGATTTACCGAAATGCTATCAGCCCTCTCGAGAGAATGATGCTCGCCAAGAAGTATAGCATGAGGCACGTTGAGAAAGACCACGTTGCACCAAGTCTGCAAGTACACAATATCTACAGACCTGACACAAACGCTGAGCTTTTGAAGATAAACGAGCGCATCTCAATCGTTCCAACGGAAGTTCCACTTATGTACCTCAATGACCATAAGTGCGGTTATAGCATCCTGAGAAAAGTAGGTGAAGGCAAACTTGTATCTACACCGATGAGAGCCAACCTCGTTCCTTCATCGTTCAACAGCATGGTCAAGTCATTCCACGTTGAGCCTATTGACGGGTCTCTTGATAGATTTGACGTTATGATTGATGATAGTTACAACGTGATGAACTTCCTATCGGTTGGTGCTTCGGATAAGATGTCCGTAAATCAACTCTTCAGGCTGAAGGCTATCAATGGGGATGTCACCTCAAGTGGCGGTGAGGGTGACTACTTATCCGTTATCACAATGCCATCTGTATCATTTGACCTGCACCTCAATGAAATTCATAACTTCAACGAGGAGTATGCAGAAGGGCGAAACCTCCTTGAAGAACCAACGAATAAGTTTAGGTTCAGAGACCTTGAAGGTTCGAACTTTAACGTAGACGACACGTTCAGGTCTGTTCCTGCACACGTTGAGGTCTTCAGGAGAATTGTAGATGATTGGGAAATGAGAAACCCTGATAGTTATCCCGTCATTCCACAACCTGAGCCTGGCGATGACTTCTTGACGACTGACGATAGTTGGTATGATAATAGAAATCATGCTGGTGACGTTCCCAATAGACCAAGGAGAGGACGTTCTCTATCTTCTAATGGAGATAATATGTTTGGTATCAGAGGTTCAGCTGAGTACTCTAACAACGCACGATTTGAACGTATCCACAGAAAGTACGAGGATGCTATCTTTGGTCTGTGCGCTGAGACATTCGGTACAACATCAGATGGTAAGGCTTATGACCTGACTGACAACTATGATACCACTTTCTATGGGCTTAACAATATGTATAAGATTCAGGAAGGTAAGTTCTCAGGTTATGGTGAAGTGAGTGATGGTCTTATCAAGTCTCAGCTCCTCCCTTACTCTTCTTACGGCTCGGGTCTTGCAATGCAGGATTATAAGGTCGTCTTCCCGAAGGGTTCACGTTTCTTAGGTGAGATAAAGAGGGATGCACGTAGTCTAACAATGCTTTGCATTGGTGACGATGGTAATGGAGCGAATGACTTCCCCGAAGATACCTACCTATCTCCAAAGAGGACGAGAAGGACGGGTGAACGGAATATCTAACCTAATATAAAAATAAGGGGCGCAGGATTTTAGTCTTGCGCCCCTTCTGCTATTTTTCAGATAGTATTAGGATTATATTATTTCTAATCGCCTCGTTGATTGCACCTATACTTGCGTTGTCAAGGCGTACGACCATAGTTGATGGTATATTTACGTTTGTTACATTTCTTCCGTTTTGCGAACTTGCGTGGTTCTTACCATCACTCATCGCCACTCCACTCAGCTTGCCAATCTTATCAAGACCTCCGAGCTTATCAGCCGATTCAGAAAGGTTAGCCATAGCCTTAGCCGCTTCATTGAGCTTGTTAGCAAGTTTGTCAAGCGTCCGCTCCCTTTCTCCAGCGTTCTTCATAAGAGCTTGGTCAAGATGTTCAATGGCTTTAGCTATCTTGAACTGACTACCATTCTTGAATGTGACCTCTTCACGTGCGCTCAGCTTCTCGGTCTTCACCACCGCCCTAAGCATTACGTCAATAAGACCATCCGTCTTACCAGCCCACCATCCGTCAGTCTCGCCAGCAATAGCCTTGAGTGTCTCCTTGGAGTTCATTATCAGACCATTCAGCTGTTCACTCGTATTCTTCTCACCGAATGTCTTGAATGTGTCATTAAGCAAATCCTTTAGACCTCCCATCGTATGCTTGGCGTAAAGAGTGCTCTTGAGTGTATCAAGGTCTCCGAACTTCTCTACCTTCTTGACGATTTTACCGAAGTAGCCCATCGTGTCGTCCATATCGTCTACGACATCTTCAATATCATCATATAGGTTCTTCCTTGCCTCGCTAAAGAGGTGCGCAGTGGATGAGATGGTGGAAAAGACACTCATCGCCATATCCCTGAACCTCACAAAGGCATTCCAGCTCGCCTTAGCTCCAACACGACCAATTCGTTCTACGATGCTAATAATCCCGTCATCTTCGTCACCAAGGACTTCGCCAACCTTACCCATACGCTTAATCAGCTTGCCAAAGTCTACCCCGTCAATGTCGTCCTTCAGGTTATTGGCAAGTCCTCTAATGAAGCCACCGATGCCCTTAGCAAGCTCGATACCCGTACCAGCAAAATCCTTAACCTTAGCTTCAATGACCTGCTTGGGATTTCCATCCTTATCGTAAGTGATAAACTTACCACTTGCAATTCGTTGGATTATATCTACGATACCCGTAATGACGGGAAGGAGACCAGCATCCTTACCTGCAATCAATGCGCTCAAGCTCCAGCTGTCACCAACCATAGCTTGGGCGATATACTTCATATTGTCGGCTTCTTGTTTGAGGTCGGCTGATAGGTGCTTAGCCATCTCCTTCACGAAGCTACCTATACCATTGCCAAGCTGAGCACCGAGTTCACCCATCTTCGCCATATTAAGCGATAAGGGTTTATACTTGGTGTTGCCATACTCGTCAATAGATGCGATAATCTTCATATTGCCAAGCTGATTAATGACATCAAGGAACTTACTTGCCATTGAGAGTGCACCAGCATGACCAAAGCCAAACTTAAACTCGCCCATAAGAGCGTTGGAAATGTCGGCTGTCTTATCAAGGAACTCCTTAGAGTTCACGTCCTTTAGCCCGTTGTAGAGAGCGAAGGCGAACCCTGAGATAGCCCTGCCGAGAACGCCACCAGCATTAGGCATTTCATTCCAAGACATAGATAGGGATTTGTACTTAGGCTTGTTATAGAATGACCCGTTCTCAAATCCGACTAAGATTTTCATATTGAACATCTTATCTATCACGTCAAGGAAGTTTGACGCAACCCTCAGTATGCCCTTACTTCCGATGAGACCTTCAGCAAAACGACTGATAGCCACCATATTGCCTAACGAAGCAACTTCACCAGCTATGCCAGCAAAATCCTTGTAGAAACCAGCAAGCCATCCCGTCATCCTTGATGACATCCCTGATATACCTCCTACGCTCTTGAGACCCTTGTCAATCTCGTTGAGTTGCATCATGGACTTCCCATAGGAGAGCATAGACGTAGAAGCGTAATGAATGACACCAAAGACCCCAGCCAAAAGCAATTCGCCCCCAGCTATCACAAGTGCGCCAATACCTCCACTAAGTGTACTTAGAGCACCAATGCCACCAATAAGGGCAGATATGCTTCCTACTATCGTACCCATAACCAAAGAGCCACTTGTTACAGCCTCTTTGTTTTCGTGCATCCAAAGAGCCGTTTCACCCCAATACTTGGTAACAGCACCAAAGGCATATATAGAAGCGGCTACACCAGCAACGCCAATCAGTGCGCTGATAACCTCGTGGCTCTTCATTAGCTTGCCGAGACCAAGGAATACAAGCGAAGTGAACCCTACTATCTCTCCTGCAAGGATACCACCTGACTTGACCTTGTCCATATCAAAGCCTCCGATGGTCTCAAACATCTTCGCACTCGCAAGGACGGCAAGGCTCATAAGGGCAGTAGACCCACTGACGTAAAGCATTGCCTTCGCTCCGTCCGTGAGCGCATCTTCACCCTTCTTACCTGCAAGATGACTTAGTGCTATAAGGATACCACTTTGAGCAAGGAGCATACCCGTGGCGATGCCTGCGCCTATTGCAATCTCCTCGGCAGAAGCATACCTCGTGAGCATTACCATAGACCCTATACCAATAGCCATAAGTGGTATGCTTGCGTTCATATCCTTCAGCGACTGCGTCAGGGTATTAACTGCGAGCGCACCATTGCGCATCTTCTCGGTATCAAACGTACCAACCTTAGCCAGCGCACCAGCCATCTTCTCTATGACCCCTGCAAGCATATTAACGGGGATAATTTTCCACGTTGATAGCTTCTTCGCATCAATAGTCTCCATCGCTCTCAGCGTGGCGAGAATGCTCACCGAGGCAGGGTCTAATACAGCCCCGTTTATTTGTCTTGATGTGTTTGTGTTTACACCTAATCCCGAAGTATCCCCGCTGATGGACATCTTGGTGAGATTATCAGAGAGTAGTTCTATTTGGTCTCCAAGGTTATCCACTTTGTCCGACAACCTATCGGTAGAGACACTAAGCTCCCCCACCTCCCTTGAAAAAGCACCAAGGGTGGAGTTCATTGAATATATCAGCTGTTCCAAGCTATTTCCTGGTGCTGAAGGAGGTGTTGTAGAGCCAATTACGGGCATTATTTTGTGGAATTTGTGTTATGTCGTATTTATTATTATCTTTGTAGTGTAATGGTATTTGTTCTAACTGCACAAAACAAAAGCAATGGAGAATATAGCAAGCATCCTTGAGCGAATCAAAAATATAAACTCCGCCAATGGAATCAACTCAAGAGGTTTCAAGAACGGAGGAGACTCAGTATCCGTATACAAAATCATCAGCACATTAAATGAGCCCTTTGATGCTGTCGGAATGTCTGAGAAGCTGTCACTGAGAGATTACGACAACCCCTCGGGAAAGTACTTCGGTCAGTCCGCTGAGGATATTCGTGCAATGTGGGAACAGAGTGGGGAACATTCTAAGATTTTAGGAAGAAGGGTTGATATGACTATTCAGTATTTCTTCTCCCGCATGAGCTTTCCCGCTCCAAGTATTGATGTTCAGCGAGAGATTTTTGAAAGTGCAGTTCGTGCTGTCAATGTAGGTGACTTCGCTCAGGAATACGGAACGGAATACCTCGGTCACGTAAACTCATTCTTTGAGTTCATCCGTATCCTTGATGGTCACGATTGGGAGCTGATGGGAACGGAAGTCCCAATGCACGACCCCAACTCGGGTATCCTTGGACGTGCCGACTGCATCCTGCGACAAGGTGAGCGTCTTGTCCTGATTGATTGGAAGACCAACAAGGACATTTCAACTACGAACTCGTTTCAGAATATGCTTGGACCTATGCTCGGATACGAGAGCACCAAACTCAATGAGTTCACGATGCAGATATATCTATATGTGTGGATGATGCGTAACGTATATGGAATTACTGACCGCATAGACCCCATTATTGTGAAGTTAAACGAGTCAAATGACTTGCTTAACCCACAACCCCCAACTATTCTGAAGCCGATGATACCATACAGCGATGAGATGATGGTGGACGTAATCAATCACGCTCTATTCACGCTCGGAAATAATCGGTAGAAGGTTAGTTCCGTAAGAGAAGTTTAAATTGTGCTTAGTAGGCGTGGTGGCTCGGGAGAGTCGCCACGCTCTTTTTTATAGGGGAAAAATAGCCATACTATAATACTTTGGAGATTATAGGATTAAGATTTTAGTTTAGTTTTTGGTTTGGAGTCGCTCGGGAGAGTAGCTCCATTCCGCTTTTATATACTACCCTAAATACCAGCATAGAAGACTATGTACAAAAAAGATGAACTTCGAAGAAAAAGATATAGTGCGAATTGACGAGAAGGAAGCCAAGAGCGTCCTTGGAACGGAGGTCGTTGATAGCTATATCCATCTTATGAAGGATATGGGACGTTTATCAACGAGCTGGATTTCTAAGGTAACGACAAAGCATTCTTTCATTAAGTTCCTTGATACGCTTTCGGGTCTTGCCGTATTCGGTAAAAACAAGATTGTCAAGAAGGCTATGGCGGAGGGCAAAGGTCGTCTTTCGTTGGATGTCAATCTGTACAAGAAGTACGTGGAAGATACGTACTCCGCTAATCCTAATAAGGCGATAAAGAAACACGCAGGCTCTATAATCGGTCTCCTATTCCTTTATAAGAAGTACGCTTCGGAGAACCTGAAGCAAACGAAGGATGCTCTCTTTGGGGAGAATGGGATATTCTTTGAAGAACCCGACCTTCATTCCGTGCTTACAACAAAGGATAAGTTCTTGACCCCACGTAAGAATAAGGGTAACGCCACTCTCGCATCTGCAAGTAACTTGGTGAGCAAGCTCGCTAAGAACTATGGTGTAGACTACTCTCCAAAGCGAATTGCAGTGATGATTACCTCGGGTGATGCTGGGGTGGATATATATAGCTACGGGAGAATGAGAGGTGACTCATTTGCCCTTGAAGACCTGAGTGGTTTTCAAGAGTCTCCTGAAACGGGAAAGCTAAGGAAAAGCGTAGAGCTAATCATAGACAACTTCAAGAAGCAGACAACAAAGAGGGTAGCCCACCTTATATCTAAGGTAGATGATAGCGAAAGCAAGTACCTATACAAGTGGATGGCTGAGCTTGACTCACGTGTCAGCGAGCGAGACAAGGGAAGGATGTTTGAGGACTTCATTGAGGAGAGACTTGTACGTCTTGACAAGGTAGAAGACATCGTACTTGACCTTTTCATGCAAAGCGAAGAATATCTTGAAATCGTAAACTTCATTGATACCGCAGGTCTTGCTATTATGCTTACTCTTCTGAAGTACCGAGGTGAAAATGAAAAAGCCATAGGCAAGAAGAATATCATCTTTAATGGTATAAACGCATTCAGGAATAGGTATAATGGAGATACCTCGTCCTCACAAAACCCCACTCTGAGATTTGACGACCAAGAGTTTGATGATGACGATGATGTAGAACAAGAGTCCACTACACCCCAATCACAGCCAAGCGCAGAACAGAGTAGGCAAACTTCATCTCGCCATTCTGTCAAGATAGACAAGTCTACCCTTAAGGATTTTGTTACACGTCTTGCCAATGGACTGAGAGGGATGAATGGTGACGATAAAGATAAGAATGACTACTAACGATGAGCAGTAATAGAGATATACTTGAGGATATAAATGCCTCCTCACCAGCCGTCTTTTATATGACCGATGCCTTGTATAAGGTAACTGATGGCAAAGAAATGTCAGACCAAAAACTTTCCCTTGGTGAAATACAAAATATCATAACCCTTTCAGGTAATGGGAATTTTGACAGCCTCGTTGTAAAGGTGCTTGGGAGTGCCCTTAAGTATCGTGAAAGAGACAATATGTTCTCGTACTTCTACAAGTTGCTTCAAAGTGCATCTAAGTTTGACTTTGACGATAAAGATGCGAGGACGAAGTACAAGGATAAGGTTAAGGCAAGTAAGTTTATGGGGGTCATCGTGGAGATGGCGAAGCGTTCAATCATTATGTCAATCATCTTGATGAAGGACAATCTTGTCACCTCACGAGCTACCGAAGATTTGATGGATAGGGTCATGGGTCATATTCGTGCTATCGTTATGACGGATGATGCAAAGCTATTCTACGAAGAGTTTGTAAAGGCACTCAACAACCCAATGTCCTTTGGCGGGAACATATCATCCCTTGAACTTGGCTCGGAGGATGCCGAGGTTTACGAAAGTGTTTTTAGGTTTGGAAACTTACCAAAGAGTACCATAGAATTGATTAAAGAGGCAGTAGGTGACGATGAAAACCTCGAGATAGATATCATCAACACGATATGCACCACACTTGCATATATTAAGGGTGTGGTGTACCCATTCTTCTACCACTTCTACTCAAACGTAGTAATCCTTGCAGACGATGGCAGAATGATTAAAAGCCTTATCGGAAGTGAGGGTAAGAAGGAGGAAGATGGTCTACCTACATTGGAGAAGTTTGACAAGGCTGTTAGCCTCAAGGTTGATGGAAAGACCTACTATATCCCAACCAATGTAACAAAGGAAGGTATCACATTCTCGGTAAGCACCGATAAGAATGGCAACGATGTCGTCCTCGCCTTCACGCTTGACGAAAGCGGAGACAAGCAGGAGATGTATATACCAATGCCCAAGGAGGAGAAATAACGATGAACGCAAGAGAACAGAAGGAGCTTAGAGACCAAATCGTAAGGTATAATACCCTTAGGGATATATACAACTCCGTAGGTCATTACGTAGACCCAACCTCATATGGTATGGAGATTGAGGACGATGGCTTCCCACCATACCACGAGGTTGTTGAGTTTGCTCGCAAGGCGAAAGAATTTGAGTCTACGCTAAGGAAGTTCAACGATGCTGGCGGGCTTAAATCGTTGCTCAGGGCTATCAAATCTCAAAAGGATTTTGACGAGATAGATGGGTATATCGGAAGGTTCAACGAAGACCTTGAATATATCACCTATCAGAGTTTTAGGATGTCAGCCCTTAAAGCCCTAAGCCACAAATCTGACTATGTCGTTGAACTCCTAAACAAGAAGATGGTTGGACCTCACGAGTTCACTCCTCAGTCTGTATATTCCTTGTTTGATAACTTCCTCCTTGCGCAAGCGAGCTGGAGAGTTTGGGAAAAGCAGGTGGGTCGTATCCTCTCAGGGTCTATAACGAGTGCGGAGCTTTCTTCGGTATATAAGGCTTGGAAGATGTCTAAGGTGATGTCGGAAGCCGTTAGGGTTAAGCTCAACGAAGGCGAGCAACATCCAAACTACAGCCCTGAATCCATACTTATGTCCGAAATGATTGACCTTTCCGAGGAGAGCGAAGAACTCGTCAGGTACAGAAACGAGGAGATGAGTAGCCTCTTTGACAAGGACGGAATCGTTGTATATGGCAACAGAAGAGGTATAGGTCTTATCTACTATGATGAGGATAAGGACAAGGTTATCTCTATGACCGAGTTCAGAGAAGGCGATGTCATTGAGGTTGCTAAGGTGCAAGTCTTCTCCCGTGAAGACCTCTTCAGCCCATCCCTGAGAGCTATTGCAGTAGAGCTAATCCCAGGACGTGTGTATGGATACCCAATGGGTAACGTGATGCAATATCAGCATTCTCAGTTAGGCAACGCTTGGATGGATTTCAATCCAACAAGGAAGGTCGTTTATATCCGTGCTCTTGATGATATACAGAAGGGGCAGGAGATAAAACTTACTGACGAAGTTTTTAGCTAAATCTAATATATCATTGATTAACAAAAAAGTATTATTCAATAGATGAAAAAGTTTGAACAAGCCGTAAACGAAGCCAAGAAGTCTTGCATGACAAAGGAGCTTCAGCGTATTGACAATGAGCGCAAAATCCTCATTGAGGCTATTTGCTTTAACGAGGGTGTCGGGGCGAAGGCTAACCTGAAGACCGCTCCCGAAAAGAAGCGTGCGCACATTGCATCCCTTGTCAGGGAGATGTGGAGTTCCGAAAGAGGTCTTAATGCCGTTGGTCGCAAGTACCTCTTTGAGAACGAATACACTCTCAGCGAGAAGAGTAGTAATGAGAGCATCAAGAATTACATTATTTCCGAAGTCAAGGGGAATATCAGCGAATGGATGTCAGCCTTCTACAAGGATGAGCTGAGTGCAAAGTCTGAAGAACTTGCTAAGGAAATCTCCGCTCTTACCAAGAAAGAAATCAAGAACGAGGCAGTCGCTCAGGTCATCAGAGGTGTCTTTGATGAAATCGTACGTGCTCGCCTCTCGCCAAAGAAAGGGTAGTAAAGGATGAAGAAGACTGATGCCATTGCAAAGTACTACAAGAATCCCAAGTCTCGTTTTATAGAGTCGGGGATTATCTGTCGTGGCTTGGGAGGTGGCGATAAGGGTATTACATTCTTTGATGACAATGTCGTAGCTAAGAACGATGCTGAATCAAAGAAGCTAATCCCCGTTGGAGACATCTTCTCAGGATACACGTCTTTATCTTCATCAACAATCAATTTGGGGGCAGGTGAATTTGCTGTTATCCCCGCTATGACATATGGAGAGCGAGAGGCTAAGTACTATTTCACGCTCGACAAGAAGTATGCCAATGAGAACACGAAGGAGCTGTACAAGGGCGCATTCAGTCACTCTATTGACATTGAGATTGATATAGTCCTAAAGGACATTGTAGGTAAGCCCGTTTCAGCACGTCTCGTGTTCCGAGGTGTAGACGCTGGTGGTTCTATCGCAAGTCTTAATAAGTTCTTCTCCTGCCTATCAGTGCCTATCTCAGTAGGTATTGAATACCTCAAGGCTACGGACTGCTGTGGCTTTAAGAAGAGGATGGATGCCACCTTTGGTATCTCCCTTGAAGAGCGTATCCGTTCGTGCGTCAACGAGATGCACAACGTAAAGCCTATTGGAAATTCAGGAGAGACGGCATACCTTGTGTTCTCTTCAAGCGAAGAGGGGTATCAGTTTAAGGTCATTGGTGTCCGTATCTACGAACATTACATTTCCGAAGACTACCCTAACTCTCCATTTGATGCCCCGTATGGTGTTGAAGATACATTCAAGAAGAGCACGCTCAGGGAAGATGTATCAAGGAGGATTTCATTCATGAAGTACCCCAATGGTGCTTATAAGGGAGTGATTATCCGCCCAACATACCCGATGTTCAACGACTCCGCTGTTGAGGAGCATCTGAAGTCGGTTATGATGGCAACGCTACCTCAGTGGAAGTCTCTATCAACGAACTGCATTGACATATCCAATATGGAGGACTTTACCTCTGATGTTGATTTCGTCAAGTACACGGCTGATGGTAGGGCTTATATTGAGGTATGTACTAACCAAGGACTTACCTGCGCTCTTAATGGCGTATACACGGAAGACCAAGATGGAAACCTCATTGAGCTGTATATCAACCCTGACGAGAAGGGTGATGACGAATCAGATATTGATGCTTCATACAAGAACTTCTCTTCGGTGCGTGAGTATATGTCGTTCATAGGTGCTAACAACCTTTGGCAACCGATTGGGGATTTCTACTCTTGCTTAGGGGCGGTGGATAACCTTGTAAGCATGCGAAACGGATTCCACTCGGCTGTCGTCTTGTTCAATCCGAACTTCTTTCCCGTAGAGGTGTCGTATGTAACCTATATCTAAAATAAGGTATGTCAGGGCTTAACGGGAAATACGTAGGATACGTTGTAGACAACAAAGACCCGCAGAAGGCAGGTCATTGTAGGGTAAGGGTAGAACATCTTATGACCAATATGGAAGATGATGTTCTGCCTTGGGCTAAGCCTGCATCATCTCCTTCCTTCGCAGGGAATGGTCAGGGTGCTATCTCAGTACCTAAGGTAGGTGTCCGTGTCTTCGTTACCTTTACGGGTGGGTCAATCTTTAACCCTGAGTACAGCGCATACAGCGATGTTGATACAGACCTTATTGAAGAGATAGGTGACGACTACGTGGACAGCCAAGTGCTGATGTACGATAAGACCAACGAGGTCTACGTCCTCTTCCAACCCAACCGAGGACTACATCTTCAGTACAAGGGTAGCGAAATACAGCTGTCTCCTGATGGAATGATTAGTATCATCCACGCAAACAACCAATCCGCAATACAGCTTATAGGGGACAAGATAAACATTGTGTCTAATGGCGCAATCAATATCGGAGGGGACTCCAACGACAACGCAACCCTGCACGCTGATAACGTGTCTATTGGCGGTAAACATCTAACAACCATAAAAGGGCAAACACCCAATGAGTATGCCGTGAATGGTCAGGCTCTAATGAGACTCCTTTCATCTATGGCAAAACTCATTGATGCAAAAATGCCATCATCTCCTGGGGCTTGCGAAGTACTTGTTGAGACCTCTAAGATGGCAGTGTTAAACAAAGGAATAAAATACGAGTGAGAAAAGAATAGCTATTCTATAACATGACAAACAAAGAAAACAAACTCAGTCAAGGCACACGTGTGTGGTTGCGTGACGAAAATGGAGAACGTGTTTTCGGGCAAATTCGCTCTGTGAATGAGTCTGAAAAGAGGTGCTCTGTTTCTGTTGATGACGGAAGGATTCTACGAGGTGTACATACTGCACGAATCTTCGTAGAGCAAAGCTCTAACGTTTTTGACATAGACGGTCTCAGAGAACTCAACGAAGGCGTATTCTCAGATGGGTTTAAGAAGGTCAAGGAGTTCTTCTCTAAGATTTCAAAAAGGCTCAAAAGAATGGTCAGCGGTAAGGTTCTCTTCCCATCTTCTACTGACGAAAGTAAAATTGTCGAATCCATATCACCTGATATGATTAAAATTGACGCTAAGGATGGTGACATCCCTGGCGGTCTTAATGGTTTTTGCATTGAGGATATGGTCTCGGGAAGCAAGGTGGGAGACCCGAGTGCGCTTAACAACGAAATGTCACCCGAGGAAGCTCGTGCGTACATGAGGTACTACGAGACGAAGGCTCGTGCTCTTGATGAGGGGAACGACCCTGAGAAGGCGAATATATTGGCAGAGCACGTCCTTATTGACGCTCATTATGACGCTGGTCTAATCAACGAGGCACAAAGAGATGCGGCTTCAGAGAATATCTATGAGCATAGAAGAGCGAGGAAGGAATTTGAGGAAAAGCGTCTTAACGAGGCATACAAGAACCCAACAAGAGAAACGGAACACCTTGACATTCCTAACGTAAAGGGTCGTGCAGGTCTTGAAAGATACCTTATCCCTTATTTTGAGTCTTATATTCGAAGAGGTAATGAGGATATTGATAATGACCCTCTTTGGGACTATGATGCTTATCTTAAAGATGAGAATGGTGAGTTTGTGAAGGATGAAAATGGCAATAAGACCATAGTAAAGAAAAGACTTCCAACAGACCCGCTGAAATTGAACAACATGGGTGGTTCAATGAACGAGGGACACCAAATGATTCCTATGATTTGGGGGTATCATGGTATTGGTAAGACGTATATAGTGAACTCCATCCGTGGCGTTATTGAAAAATGGATTCAGTCAAGACCTGACCTATTCAAGGAGGTTACGATAAATGGGGTGAGGAGGAAGAGAACCTATGATATGGTTACTATCAACCTCGCTCAGAATACGAAGGAATCCCTCTCTGTACTTACGATTCAGGATGTTCCTGACAAGGTTATGACAGACAATGGATATGAAGAAATCCAAGGTAAAACAGTCCAACAACCAATTTCCGTACCAACAGCTAAGTTCCCCGTGTTCAGGTTTATGGGCAATGGTATTACTGAAGCTGATAAGCTAAGGGGGAATTTGAATTGCAACAGAGGTCCAGAAGGAACGGGATGTGGGGGCATCATCTTCTTCGATGAACTTACTCGTGCCGACAAAGCTGTACTTGACGTTTGCATGACGTTCTTCCAAGACCGAGTTCTTGACTCCATATATATGCTTGGAACTCAATGGGCTATGGTCGCCGCAGGTAACAGAATAGTTGACGGTGTGAAGTTTGAGTGGTCTTCTGCTACATACGACCGTTTCATGCACATGAACTTCTTCCCTGACCCTGATGAACTCATTAAGCATATCTATGCGATGCACGAGAAGGCAAACGAAGATAGAGTTAATCCTGAACCTATGGACGCATCTCTTGAAGCTCGTCTTGAAGCCGCTAAGGCTGGTGACATAAAGGCTCTTTGGGGTATTGTAGGGGATGAAAAGGAAGCTCAGAATGATGCCAAGGAGCGATACGCCGCTAATGCTGTTGCAAAGAGTCCTGACCAAAAGGGGAAGCTTAGAAGTGCTACGGGTAGAAACCTCACTCAGCTTGGTGTTTGGCAGACTATCATGTCCAAGAGTGATATGTATAAGGATATAACGGGTCGTGACCCTTATGTCGTCATTTCACAAGCAGACCTCAAGAAGGGTGTCCTCACTGATGAGCAGTTTGACGAATATCTTGTAGACCTACATGAGCTAACAAACACGCTTAGCGGATATGAGGAAGCCGAGAAGACGGTTGCAAGACTCAGGCAGTTTAGGCAGTTCAGCAAGGCTAAATTTGCAGAGTGTCTGAACAATACGAAGCTTATTGAGTTCTTCCAATCTTCGCTATACAAGCTTGACAAAAAACTATCAGGAAAGTCTGAATACACAGAAGAGGATAAAAAGGCTGTAACATTATTCAAGAATGGCTCTTTCGTAAAGAGAAAGTCGGACGAAGAGGTTATGGAGCTGTACTCTAAGCTTGTAGATACGGAATCTGAGACAAAGAGCTTCATAGATGAGGATAGGACTGTTTTCGTTCTCACGCCTCTCGGTCAATATCTAACTAAGCCATTGGTTAGTGGTATTGAGAAGGGTGATAAGACGGTGTCGTTTAGTAGCATATTCAAGATGAAGGATGGAGATGCTTCGTTTACGACAGACACCCTTGGTATCAATACGTCAAATGCAAAGTCTGCGGCTTATGCGGCCCTTACAGCAATACTTGAGACGAATGGTATTCAGTTCAAGCTGTCAAACTATGACCTAACTGACGCAGACCCACTTAAGTCAAGGCTGGATGCCAAGGCAAATCAAGCAAGCCTGAGAGGATTGAACATGTATACAAAAATCCTAAAGGGAGACAAGAAGGTCAAGGATATAGATGATATTATCACCCCTCTTCAGTGGTTTAATATCGCTTGCCTTGCTTGCGGGCTTGATAGACAAGTTTCCGCAAACTTCATCTCGTCTATTGTTGATGGTATTTGTCTTGTTGCGGCGGACATGGGTATTACCTCTGTTGGGGATATTACCTATGGAGGTAATGTGGCAGGCTTGATTGACTCAAGATTCGTTACAGAGGCTCTATTCTGTGTCACTATCCCTCAAAACTCCAAGTATACGGAGCTTATGGAAAGAGTAGAAAAGGCAGGTAGAACGGGAGGTAATTATAAGCAATACGAAGGGAATGACAGAGATGTCTTTGGTGTTCAGAATGGGTACTTAGCAGGTGCTGTTGTAATGGATGCTATCTTAGGAGACCTCCTCGCCCCCGAAGATAAGGCTGATTTCCTTTCTAAGATTATTGATGGCGACACGCTCAAGATGGTTGGTGACGAGTTGGTTAATGCTAAGATAGCAGTAGACCAATAGTAAAAACATCAAATAATAAGTAACTGAAGAGAACCCCTATGTTAAATCAGACATAGGGGTTTTCCTTTTTATATGAGCAAGAAAAACATATCTAATCCACTGAACAAGAAGGTGCTATCTCAATCAGAGTTCAAGCGTCTTCTCAACCAAGAATACATACCACCACGAAGAGTTAGCCCGCCCAAGACACTGAGTGATGTTGATAAGCTCGTTAATTACAATGAGTTCGTATCGTTCTTCTACCTTACGTTTGGTGGCATCCACGTTACGAAGCATCCTATCCATAATGTCCCTGACTACTCCAATGTACTTACTGAGTCGGAAAAGGCTTTGGCTAATGACGGGATAACGGATACTATAAAACAGAGTTCGTTATACAAGACCCTTTTGAAAAAAAGAGAGGAGGGTCTAAGGGCAAGCTATGAAGTGTTGCTTGGAAACCCAACGACTGAAACAGCGGAGCAACAGCCGAAGAAACCGATGTTCCCTGCTATGTCTATGTCAGACCCAAATAGGGACGCATATATCGGGTCAGTAAGGGGAGGTGTATATTCCAAACCCGTAAGCAGAGGGAATTGGAAATGGAGAGCCAAAGCTGGTCTTCCCTTTAGCCGTCTTCATGTCGCATTTGAAGAGTACTTCTCCTCTCTTCCAAGGGAGATACAAAACCAAATCGTCATAACGTCCACTACGGGAGACAAGCACGCATCACGCTCGTACCATTATGTAAGTATGGCTGTGGACATATCTTGTAAGGTTGGAGGTGCAGATGACTTGGTCAATGCCATCTTTACTGACCCACTGCTGGCTCGCTTCGGACTTTGGACTCTTGACCCTAATCATGGCACAGCTCCGCACATTCACTTGGAGTACAGAGGTTCAAGAAACGAGTTCGCTTCATACACCGCATCTAATCACAGCTTCCCAAGCATGGGGTCTTTGTCTGCCTCAGTGATGGCTAAGTTTAGAGGTGCTCAGCACGGGATGAGGTCAAGGTCTACCCTTCGTGATGACCTTCTGAAGGATGCTTCGTTTTCAAGGAGTGGTGTAGACGGGTCATCTTCGTATGGCAGTGGCGGGTCTCTTTATGGGGACTCCGAGCCTCTTGACGATGGTAGCTTTGGTCGTACAACCTACTCCTCATCAAACCCTTGGTCAGGAGCAAAGCTGGTTGCTAAGCCATTAACAAAGAAGAAGGGCGGAGAAGAAGCATTGCTTTCATTCTTCGGCAAGGAGGTAGGGTCGGATGCTCCCCCTTCATTGTATGTCCTATCCGAGCACGAAATCGTCCTTGACGCAATGAGTGTGGATGGAGACGGAGCTTCGTACGACAACAAGGACGAATAATTTTTAGCACGATTTTGGAGTGAGACTTTTTTTGCCTACTTTTGTGGTGAAGTAAGTCTCACTCTAATTAAGTGCTTAAATGAACATTTCAGTAAACCGAGCGGAACTGCTCAAGGCTGTTGTTAATGTCAGCAAGGCTATTAACAGCGCATCTGTAAGCGCAGTGCCCGTTCTCGGAAAAATCCTATTCTCGGTAGAAGGCGATACGCTCAGCGTGAAAGCCTCCAACCAAAACTCCGCTATTTCGGTCAAGGTCAAACTTGACTCTACAGATGGCGATTGTGCATTCCTCTTTGAGGCTGGCGCAATCAAGAAGATTCTTTCAGATGCTCCCTCAGAGCAAGTGACTATCTATTCAACGTCCGACACGTCACAGCTGTCGCTTGACTATGGTGTAGGTACGTTTATGCTTGGTACGGATGACGCATCCATCTACCCCGATGTTCTCCTTGACGCAAGTGGTTCTTCCTACAAAGAAATCCACATAGAAAGTCCGTCAGAGTTCCTCATCGGTATGGCACGTGCGCTTGCTTGTTCGGGTCAGGATAAGAACAGACCTCAGCTTATGTCCGTCCTCCTTGATATTCATACCGATACGATGTCCATCGTTGGCACGAGTGGTATTGTTCTCTCTCAGTATGATGTCAAGCTGTCTCAGCCATCAGAAGAGCAGTCTGAAGTCGTCCTTCCTGCCAACATCGCATCTATCTTCCTCTCTGGGATTATCTCTGAGGATAGCGATATGCACTTGTTCTACAACGACAAGACCATCCGTCTTGAAACGGATAACGAGACCTTCACGGCTATCGTTCTTGACTATAAGTACCCAAAGTACGCACGTGTCGTAGAACAGCTGTCAAAGACCAACTCGTTTAAGGTAGACCTACTTCCGTTCGTTTCATCTATCAAGCGTGTTGCTTCTCCTAACTCAAAGGTAGACCGCCTTATTGACCTAAGCGTATCTCAGTCGGGTGTAGTAGCAAGTTGTAACGATATTTTCAGCAGTTACTCTGCACGAGAAAACATCAACGCAACGGAAATCACGGGGGACACTCCACTTGAGTGCGTATCCTTGAACTTTGACCTACTTGCATCTCTTCTGAAGAACCTAACATCACCTCAGGTGACATTCAATATCAATGGTTCATCTGCGGCGACTTCGGTTGTAGAAGAGCAGGAAGAAGGCTCAACCCTCAAGCGTGTGAACATCATTATGCCTATGGCTAAGAAAAAATCATAACGCTTGGAAATCTCAGAAATAATTCGTATCTTTGTATAGCCCCGAAGTACGCTACTTCGGATAGCACTAATATAAGTTTAATATAACATCAGTAAGAAGCATGGCAAAATTCAGCGTAAGCGACATGGCTCAGCAGTTCACCTCGCCCGTAACGCAACCCGACATCTCGGCATACACGGGGAGTAGAGACTATTTCGCAAAGGAGGAAGACCCTCGTATCCTAAAAGTCAATGTCAAGGACATCAAGAACTCGCCCAACGGGGTGTACACAATCGCCCTTAGATTCCTCGCAAACCCATTCGTGGTTGAGGATATGAACAATACAGACCCCGTATTCCTTCGTAATATCATTGCGACAAGAGAGTACAAACTTCCGATTATCGCTAAAATCAACCAATTCAGTTACGACCCTACGGAAACGATTAAGTTCCCGCCCGAGGTCGCAGGTGTAAAGGATGAGATTAACGAACTTTGGTGGGCACGTTGGAAGGAAGACCAAGTAAAGACGGGTCTGACGAAGGATGCCACAAGACGCACAAGACTCAAGAAGGAACAAAAACTCGTAGACTCTCCCACAGAGACATATTACGCACTCGTCCAAGTCATAGAAGATATACAGCACCCCGAGCGACAAGGTAAGGTATTCGTATATCAATTCGGTCGTGCTATCTTGTCCATTCTGTACAAGTCACAAGGTATTGAGCTTCCTTCAAAGTACAAGAAGGCAAACGACACTCAAACTCAGACGGCTCAGAATGCCCCTCAGAGTAAGTTCTCCGCCAAGGCAAAAATTCGTCCGTATCCATTTGACCTCGTCAATGCTCCTATCTTCGTTGTTGAAGCGAAATTTAAGGATGGTACGGACAATATGCCAAACTACGACTCATCTGCGTTCATTGACGAGGGTATGGAAGGAGATAGGATGCCCGTTTCATTCGTTCACCCAACGAGAGGTCAGGTAACTATGACTGATACTTCGGACATTAACCAGCTGACGATGTACGCAGAGTGGCTTGAGTCCATTGATGCTCCCGACCCAAGCGAGTTCGCATACAAGGGGCGTACTCCCGAAGAACGTAAGGCGATTGATGAGTACCTCAAGTACCAAACGGATAAGGACTATCAGTTTAAGGTAAACGCTCAAGCAGAGCTTGAAAAGGCGAACCGCCTGAAGGAGGGGCGTTACGGCTCAAGGTTCGGAAGCCAGCCTACGCCAACCTTCAACGGAGGCGTTGCACCTCAACAGCCTGCATATCATCAACCAGCATATGCACAGCCTCAGGTTCAGCCTGCTCCACAGCCATCATTCCAGCAACCCGTTGCTCAGCCAGCCCAACAGCCTGCTCCGCAACCAACCTTCCAGCAACCCGCCACTCAGCCTCAGGCTCAGGCGATAAGCGATGACGACCTACCATTCTAAGAGGTAACGTTTTAATATAACGAAATAGCCGTATCCGACTTATTGGGTACGGCTATTTCACTTAAATAGGATTAGAGGAAAACTAATAATAGATGAGTTCTTACATTGAGATAAGCAAGCTTCAGTCTAAGGCTATAATGAAGCTTAAAGACTTAACTCCCGTTCAGGCTAATGAGGTTTATCAGAAGGCTGGAACAGACCCTTCTAAGTCATCATATGTAATCTTGAAGGATACGGAGGAAGTCGTTAATATGTTGTATATAAAGACATTGTTAGATAGGGTTGATAGCCTTATCTCAATGCACTTCCCTGATTTGTTCTACATCAGAAAGAACCTCAGAACGGATTTCACCTTCCATGTTCAGACTATGGCTACGAGTCCTGGGCGTTTATTTATTAACCCTAAGTTCTATATTGAGTTAGAGGAAAAAGAGCCCGTTAAAGCCGCAATGTTCGTGGTAATTCATGAGATATATCATAACTTCTTTAGGCATTTTGACCGTGCCGCAAAAGACCCAGCCAAATACAACTTATCAGACCCTATTATAAGGATGAGGTGTAATATGGCTATGGACTACGAAATCAATCCACTTGTTGAATCTTTGTGGACGAAAAGGTTGGGTAGTCTTGGAGGATTAACCTCAAAAATTGGCGGGTTAATTTCAGACGAGTATACGGGGATGCTTTGGGAATACATTTACGATGAATTAGAAAAAAGAGGCATTCCTTCATCTCCTGATAAGAATGACCAACAGCAAGAAAGCGGTCAACAAGACGGTCAAGATGGAAATCCTGAGGATGGTCAAGATGGTTCTCAGAGTGGGGCTCAAGGCGGTCAAAATAGTAATCCTCAAGACGGAGACCAAGACAATGGTCAAGGAGGTAATCAGCAAGACGGACAACAAGACAGTCAAGATGGTGGTCAGCAGAACCGACAAGGCGGTCAGGACGGCAATCAGCAAGATGGTCAGGAAAACTCTCAGGGTGGTCAGGACGGAAATCAGCAAGACGGTGCTCAGCAGGGTTCTCAAGGAGGTCAGCAAGGCGACCAAGGAGACGATGGAGATGCAGGGGATTTCTCAAAAATGTCGGGAAGTGAAATATCCGATAAGCTAAAGAACTCAGATAAGGCTATATCATCCAATAGTGACAGCGGAAACCCATCGGAGCATATTATGGGTCAAGATGATGCAAATCGTATTGACAAAGAAGATGGGAGAGATACACGATATACGGAGAACGCCGCAGATAGAGCAGACAAGGAAATCCGTGATATAATGAAGAACAACAAAGACATAAGAAAGAAGCTCATTGACGAAGTTGTTGATTCTCCATTATACAAGGATAGGAAGAGCCGTAATTTTTACGAACAAAGCAAGAAGGATAAGAAGGGTCTTAGTGGTAAAGAAGCAACTGATGAACCTGGTGAAGTGAGCGGTGACTCAGTTGCAAAAACAGCTCTCGCTAAGAAGGAGGTTAATATGACGTGGGAAGACCTCTTGGCAGATTTCTTTACCACGATTGTACCGTCAGAGAATACAACGAGGCAGATAAACAAATATCAGCTTTCAACATATAAGGCTATTGCACATCGTCAGGGCAGTAGAATGATTGTGCCAATGCAGACGACACGAAGCTACGAAGCTGTTGGTGCTGTTTGGATTCTTGTCGATACCTCGGGCTCTATGTGGAATTATCTCTCATCATCCGTCACTATGATTGCGAGTCTTGCAGACCAACTCATCAATGGTCTCTCAGGTCTTGTGATAATACCCGTTGACACAAAGGTCTCGCAAATCCAAATATGGGATGAGAGCGTACTCGGTGAGATTAGTGATATATACAACAGCACCGACAAAGATGGACTACCTATGCCATTTGATGGCGGAGGTGGCACTTCGTTTGATGGTGTTATGAAATTCCTTGATGAAGGAGTTTTCTCCGATGAACTTGACGAAGACGAAATCTCAGAGAAATTCTTCGGTGGTAAACCATTCAATGATATTGTGAGATATTACGATAGCTCAAATATGTATGACGGAGGAGAGGATAGTGATGAAGGATATAACCTTATGAAGAGCATGCCTCCATGCGCTGTACTCCTCCTCACTGATATAGACGTTGTTAGTGGGGCTTTGAGTGAAAAGGCTTTGGATAGGATAAGTCACATTGATGACGAGAGGTTCTACACCTTTATCTTGGGAGCAAAGGTAAGTAAACACGTACCGTTTGGGCAGACCGTACTTGTCCCTGAACTTGATGGTAACATTAAGATTATTGGTCGCTACGGGAATAAGGTGTCAGACGAGTATCTTTAGTATAGACAGCCTATGATTGATAGGTCAAAGACATTTAACAAAACACTTGCGAGCAGAGCAGAGGGGGCTGTGACCCCTTCTGCTCTTGGTCGTTCTCCTATATCGGGTGACGGGTCTTCATTGCTTGACTCTGTCGGTAGGCACGTCCCCGTAGTTAAGATTAACGACTACTACTTTGCAAGTAGGCAGATTGAGTATATACGTATTGAGACTACGGAGTTCCTTCCATCTGTGTATGCAGTGTTCTCTCTTGATAGGAACAATCCTATTGCGATGAACCAACCGAAGGATGGCGATGTCATCTCGGTCTTTATGAGACCTATGTCTGATGTTATGCGTAGTCTCCGTTGCGACTTCCGTATCACGAAGGTATTCATCACGAACATCAATCAGTCAAGCATGTCTCAGGACGAGCAGGCTTACTATCAGATGATAATCAAGGGTGACATTAACGTTCCAAATTTATATACGGAGGGTCATCAGTACGCATTCAGTGGGACATCCCACGAGACGATACGTGACTTCTGTCAGAGGTATAGGCTTGGCTACGTCTCAGGCGTTCAGTCGGACACCACAGACCAGCAGGCGTGGTACTTGTATGGACAAAAGCCTATTGACTTCATTCAGGATATAATTGCTCACTCGTGGAGGGATGAGGAGAGTTTCTTTGACGGATGGATAGACCCATTCCTCAACCTCACGTTTAGCAACGTCAATACGATGCTTGGGCGTACTAAGGCGGATGATGGTTCTATTGATTGGGGTGCATTCGTATCCATTACGGGTCGTGAGTTTGCAGACCGCTCGTATGCTAAGAATGCCGTTGAGAAGGATGGCGCATTTGACTTTGAGGCTATACCTCTAATCCTTAGTAATATACCTCAGATGGATAAGACTCCGTATTTCGTAAAGAGGTATAGAGTTGAAAATAAGGCATCGGCTATTTCGTCTAAGTACGGACATGTTATAGAGCTTGACGTTAATATGAATAACCAAGCCCTTGCAGGCTCGGGTGTCCCTCAGAATAGGCAGGTCGTAAGGATTGAGCCTTGCTACAACAAGGACAAGATAAAAGACCATATCATCCTTAGGGGTCGTGCAAGAGATGGGTATAACAACGGAGTAACGGGCGAGACCTTCGCTGACAACGATACGGAAACGATTGTCAGATATGTATGGGGTGGAGATAGCCACGTCTTCTCCGATGGTGATGGTAAGTCGGGTAATACGAATGGAGCTACGGGTAATACGCACAAGAACTACATTAGGGCATACTACCACAACCTAATCAACAATGTTGAGCTGGAAAAGCTGACGCTTGTATGCACGCTCAATGGTCTTAATACGTTTATATACCGAGGGCAGAAAGTCCCCACGTTGCTTCTTGAGCAGTCTAATATAGATATGCTTTTTAACTCGTCAGTATCTAACCCGAGAGAAGAAGGAGAGACCCCTCAGGCTGTCTTTGAGAAGACTATGGATAGGGCGAATAACTTTATGATGTTCTACTCAGGTTGGTTCGTCACAACGGGTATTAGGTACATCTACGAGCGTCCTCCTATCACGGCTACATCTACGGATGAAATCGTATCCTACCGAACAGAGGTCTTCCTCAGCCGAAGGGAATGGCTACCACCCGAAGCCATCTCTCCTATTACTATTGACGACTCGGGCAAGGTGCATCTTAATCCTAATGCGAGAGCGTATGGCTCTTCTTCCGAACTCGGCAAGACTTCTGATGAAGGTTATATCGGAAGGGGATACGACTCTTCTTATAGCGGAGGAACATCTGCACCCGTAAACCCAATGTCGGGTGGGTTCACACCGCACGGGGATATTGGTAAGGCTGTCTCCTTTGAAGGTAGCAAGAAGGAGGTGTATAACGAGCTTGTCACCCTCGTGGATAAGTATATCGCATCCAAGAGTAAGGGAGCTAAGCGTATGAGCGGTTCAGTATTCGTTTCCATGTGCGCTAAGTATAAGCTGGATATTTCCCTTGCCCTCGCTCAGTGTCAGATTGAAGGTAACTTTGCCACGATGGGTAGACCACGAACAACCAACTCGGCATTCTCCGTGGGCCTGTTTGATACGGGAGAGAATAAGTTTGTTTATACGCACCCTGATGAGTCCGTAGAGCCCTATTGTAGGCTAATGCAGAAGAACTACCTTCAGTATGGGAAGAAGAGCGCAGAGGAACTACTTAGAGGAGGCTTTGTCAATGCGAGTGGTCAGAGGTACGCATCGGCTCGTAACTATGAGAGCAATGTATCTCAGACGAGAAACAATATCATTTCGCAGAGTAAAATTATGGCTCTCTACAATAAGTTAGTATCTTGATAGATACATTGTATTCATATTTTTTTGAGTTTTTATTTTTAAGAGGGGTGGGTCGTCATGGAGGCTCACCCCTCTTGCTTGTTGTCAATAATCTTCGTATCTTTGTGCGAACTATAATAAAATCCTAAGTATGAAATACGTTCCTAATAAATGGAAAGGCATCGTTGATGCTATGGTTACAATAACCGACAAGGACGAGTATGTAGTAAACAAGAACTATCTCATCAAGAAGGGGTTTAGTCTCCTTCTCAATAAGTATATCTCAGAGTCATTTGACGCACTCGTTCTCGCCAATGATATGTACCACGTAGGAGATGAGACTGCCGTTGAGCTTATGGCTAAGCGTAACCTCACGGATGAATACGAACTCCTTAGGTCAGCTATCGGCATATACAAGGGAGGAGAAGAGACCCTTCGCAGAAAGACAAGGTCTAAGAAACCTACAACAGCCATACGTCATTATTTTGGCGACTTGTTGTCCTCGCTTAACGGACTTGATGAAGACCGATACAAGCTCGCCTATTGGCTTATGACGACAAGGCTACTTATGGATTTCCTCGGCATCAAGCCAATGGATAATGTAAGTATCCCTGATATTCTCCTCGCATACCAAGGAAAGAATGCAGGAAACCATATCGGTGTAGATGAGGTTGAGCAGATGCTAAACTTCGTCAAGAACTCTCGCACGAAAATCATTGAACTCGCAGATAAGATTGACTTTTGCGTCAAGCAGAACATATCCGACATCGTTGCAAAGGAAGCATTATGCACCTATACGAGCAAGGTGATTAAGGATATTTCCGTTTATGATGTTGAGCTTGATTTTTTGGATAACGTCTCAAAGGCAGAGGAAGGGATATATGGTCTGAATAAGGATATTGCCCATATGATTGCAAGGGCTATCCATCGTGACTATGGAATACGCCTCCACTCTCAGAGGGAGATACTAAGGGAGATTTACTACAACATCATCCCTGATATTTGCAGTGTCTACCACGAAGGGCGTTTGTCCATAACGATACCAGCCTATCTCGGAGCGAACAACAGCCCTCTTGATGAAGTGGAGAATGACCCTGACGGGGTTAGCATCTTCCTGAAGCATAAGATTATCAACGACTACCTCTTCTTCGCACGAACATATACGGGACTTGGGAGAGACCAGCTCCTTGCCACTCGCTTCTCTGATGTCCATTACAGCAAGTTTAAGTCAAAGGCTACGATTGAAGACGCATCAGAGTGGGTTCGTAACTCCATCACGGATACGCAAGAATGGAGCGTAGCCATTTCAGAAGCCGTTGAGGATGTCCTATCCGAAGGTATCTCCAAGGAGCAGTTTGATATGGTTTGTAAACTTATGGTTGCTTGCGTCTCGCACTTCACTGCATCGTGGATTTATCGTCATGCTTACAACTCCATTATCTTTAAGTCTATGCAGATGATGGGCACGGCTGATACGACAAACGTATTCAACGAAGAGAAGAAGAAGTATATTGAGAATACGTACAATGACGCTCGCTTTGTTACGTTCATACTCAGAACGCTCTCTGACGATGACAATGACTACACCAAGTCCCAGGAGTTAAGAGCACCACTTGAGGAGATGATGTTCACCTGCAAGACCATTGCGTGCGAGAAGCTGTACGAAGTCTTCAAGAAGGACACAGACTTATACTTCACGCTTATTAAGCCTCTTCCGTCCGTACGAGATAGCAACTTTAAGATTGCAAGCAAGGAGATGATGGCGGTAGTGGTAGAGCGCATCAAAGACTACTTCCCTCACCCAACGATGGAGTATGACGTGCTATCGGAAGACGAATGTACCTCAACAGCGAAAGTCATCATTGACCTCATCTTTGAAAGTAAGTATTGCAAGTTCGGAATGCTAAAGTCGTTAGACCCCAACTTTGATGACGCACCAAGAGATAGCATCCTGCATTCGTATAGGCTGATGCAACCACTTGGAGCTGAAATCACCGATGACGACATTCCTCACCATATCAACAACAAGGAGGATATTGAGAAGCTCAAGAAGTTCATCTTGTCGTCACCACAGCGTTTCCGTATATTCATTGACCTCATCACAATGACACTCAAAGGGGAAGGGATTGATACCCCATTCGCTTTTTAGAATGGGTGCATAAGTAGTATGTCTAAAATATGGAAATAGCTCATCCATTGGTAAATAGGCATATGAAGAAGAAGCACCTTATCATAGGGGCTGTCGCTACTCTTGCAGTCGGGTTTCTGATGTACTTGGCAAGAGAGAACGGCAAAAGCTCCGTAAAGAGAGAGCTTGTCTACTATGTAGACAGCCTCTCTTCTTATCAGAACAAGCTCGGTGAGGAGTACAAGCAAAGACTTCTTGTGGAGCACGACAAGGAAGCCCTTAAGACGAAGTTTGCTTCCCTTGAAGAGGAGTATAAGAAACTTAAGGACAATCCCCTTGTCATCACCAAGGTGGTTACAACCACTAAGATTGATACCCTGAAAATACCTCTCATCAAGGAGAACGATACCACCCTTGTATACAACTACGATAAGACCTATTCCGAGAATGATAAGGTCGTTGTTAAGGGGAAGGTAGACCTTGCTAATATGGAGACTACTATATCCACGATTGAAATGACCTCAGGGTTGTTCTATGACATCGTGGAGGACAAGAACGGGATGCTATCTATCCTTGTCCGCTCTACAAACCCATTGGTATCCATAGATAAGGTTGAAGGTGCGCTTTTTGATATATCACAGAGCAAGTTCTTCAAGAAGAAAGTCACAGAAAAGAAAAAGAGCTTCTCGTTCATCAAGAGGTTCTCTGTATCTGCTTATGCAGGGTATGGTGCTTCGTTGTATAATCAGCAGGTCATTCTAACCCCTCAGGTCGGGATTGGTCTTACTTACCGCATATTCTAATTGTATGGTTGGAACAAATATAATCAGTAGACTAAACAACAATATACTAATAAGCTACAACAACGCAAGTACGAAGGGTATACAATCAGGTGCTTCCCATAAGTACACGATTGTTGATAGCGGTCGTGGGTATAGGTCAATACTTATGGACGTGGATAAGGATGGAGTGTATAATACTCACGGGCTTGTCTTCTCCCCAAAGATTACCAAGCCTACCCACAAGTACCTTGAAGGGAAGCCCATCGTTACCTCGGATATTATCACTTCTGAGGTGACGCTTTACTTTAAGGCTGGATATACACCTGAGGTGGATTATGTGCTTAGGATTTTAGGCGAGACGACCACGGGTGACGTTTCTTGCCTTGCAGTCATCCTTATCAACTACGACCTCCTCCTTCGTTATCAGAAGATTATCCCAAACCCATTGACGTACGGCAGTCAGGTCTTTGATAGGATTGTAACCTTCCAAGTACCATCCTTGTCAAGTATGCAATATGCGCAAGGGTTTGAGCTTAATGGATACCTGCTCTTCAAACAGCAGTCATCCCTTATTGCAGATATATCACCTATCGTAGATGTATATAACGATAGCTATGACTTTGGTGTATCTTACGATGTTGAGGAAGTTCCTCAGTTTAGGATTACGATACCATCGGCTTCTCAGGCTGATAGGTTTAATGTATTCCTCTCCTTAGACAAGAAGAGTGGTCATATCAACTACTACCCATATTGGGGGAGTGACATATACACCCCGATAGATACCTCGGTCATGAACGCCATTGAAAGCCGTGGCATAGACCTCTACTTCGGGGAGAAGAGTATAGTAAATGAAGGTTGGGCTGACTTCAGCTCTCAGTATGGCGGAGCAGACGAACGCAGATGGGTGACTATGCACGAGATTAAGGTGACGAAGTACTTCCCTTCTCCAGCGACCCCTCCCGAAGAAGTCTCCTTCTCGTTTACGGAGAATTATTCCAAGCGAGACAAGAATGGCAAGTCTTCGTATAAGTACTCTTTCAGACCTACGATTTTTGATGATGAGATAATCCGTATTCCCGAGAATGACGTATCTTCCGTTATGGTGGTTTATACGTGTCGCCTCGTCAATAGGCAAGACCTCACTCAGGTTGTACGTACTGCATCTCTGAGCATCTCAGGTAGCGAGCTTGATAGGTATAGGCATACAGCCAACAGACCGCTTAACCTCCACGTGGATAAGGTTACGCTGAAATACGAAAGCGACAACCTCGCAGGTCTACACGCTCCCGTATTGGACGACACCTCTAAGAAGGAAAGCGTTATATACGAAAAGGTCTTCTACAACTCTCAGGATATTCAGGTCAATGTACACGGGGAGGGTATCTACACGACACAAGAAGGCTCGCTGTTTAAGCTACACAAGTCCCCAAGCCTATACGTCTTCCGCCTCTACGACAACAAGAGGAAAGACCGCCTTGACTTGTCCTCGGTGAATGGTCTGATATACCTTCGTGTGTACGATGATAATAATCAGCCGATTGATGTTGAACCTACGTACTCTGCAAATATGAACCCCGTCCTTGGTGAGCTTGAGTTCTACATAAACGAACAGCTTGTTGATATGCTGAAGCTAAGCACAAAGCGTTCGGCAGAAGATAAGACCTACTCTATAATAAGTAAGACAAGGACGATGACGACAACCATCGTTGAAGGATTGTACGATTAAGATATGGAGAATAACAATATCACACAAGATAGCCTCTTGGAACACGTTGAGGCTTTTGAGAGACAGACGGGGGTGAACACAGCACCGCAGGCGGATGATATGACTTCCGCTCTTGAAGCCCACGGAGCTGGTGGAGTAATTGAACGACTGCATCAGATTGAAATGGGTGATGACGTGAAGAGACAGAACGAGGAAGAGTTTGAGCGTGCTGTGGCTGATGGTCGCATTATGAACGGGATTGAGATGGACGAGAACGGCTACATCAGGTATAAGGACACGATGGAAGAAGGTCGTACCATTGATAAAATCACGATAAGTGGCGACAGCTCATCCGAGAACCCAGCTGTTCAGAGAGGAAGAAAGGTTAAGCCCAAGAAGGTGGAAACACAGCCAATCCAAGAAGTAGAACCAAGAGCACTCTCGGTTACTTTTGATGGTGTACCTCCAACGTATAATATGGGCTTCACCAACCTTGATATGGAAGAGCTACCATCAAAGGGCAAGCATTACCCTGATGGTCTTTCTATCGGGGTCAGACCTTGTACGATGGACGAGCTTAGACATTGGGCTTTGCTCCCTCTTGATTCGCTTATAGAAAGGGAGAATGCAATCAACTATATCCTTGAGAACTGCACGCATATCTTCTCTTCTACGGATGGTACTCAGTATAGCTTCCGTGACCTCCTTGAGGCAGATAGGATATACATCCTTCTCGCCATTAGAGAAGAGACCTTCGGTGCATCAGAAGCTCCGCTCATCATGAATATAGAGGGCGAGAACCATCCTATTATCAAGGAGAACCTGACGCAGTTTGACTTCCTAAGCCATCCTCAGGTGGCAGGGAAGAAGTCCATCAAGATGAACCAAGGTGTCATCAATGTGACTATTCCAAAGAAGCATTCAAGCACGGGAGAGGCTTATGACATCAAGTTGCATTTCCCAACGATTGGCACATCAATGTGGCTTCAGTATTACTTCGTCTCAAACCTCGTAGGAGAGGACGGACAGCTTGATGTTCCTGCTGATGAACTTGACTTCTATCAGTGCGCTATGGTTCTAATGCACTTTGACAAGGACTTCTCCGTTGAAGACTACAACAAGATTAAGCAGGAGTTCCTTTCGCTGAAGCCTGCCGAAGTTGCAATCATCAGAGCCATCAGGGATATTATCACAGAGGTATCTAAGCCTACTATTTCTTATATCAACTCGGGAGGTGTGGAGCGAGAAGCCCCGCTTTCCTTTCGAGACGGCATCAAGTCTCTATTCGGCATTTCAAATCCCTTGGGAGACCTTGAGTAAGATGAGGTACGTCCTCATCAGAGACTTGAAAATGTCGGTGTCTGATATAGCAGGACTACCTTATATTGAATGTATTGAACTCATCAGCTTCATGAATGAGGATAATAAGAAGGAAGAGGAGAGGAGAAAGCAGGCTGAGATTCAAGCATCACAAGAGCAATAATCTTATCAACCACGTGTTGAAGGAGAAACGGGGGCGGTAGAGATACCGCCCCTTGCTTTTTGTTTGCAGGATACAAAACATTTCACTACCTTTGCATAAAGAATTGTCTCACCTAAAGAATAGTAGAAAAATAATTGTTATATTTGCACTGCTAAGGGTTGCAGTTCAGAAGACGGGTCTTCACCCCAACACATTAAGGAAGTATGCAGGCAAAGGAGTCATCAAAGAAGTCAGGATGTCAGAGAGATGAAAATGTTTCTCTGAAGACGGCTCGTTCCTTGAAACGAGGGAGGAGGGCTCATTGCTCTTGTCTCTCGCCTGCCACTTCCGAATGTCAAGATAACGCTCTTTCTCCGAAGAAGAAATCATCCAAGACGTTGGTTCAGGTCTCAACCACAAGCGGAAGTGCATTCAGCCAATTCTACGATGAAACCTGCAAGGCGATAAGTTTACACTTGTTGTCTCCCACCGAGATAGACTCTGCCGTTTCTGATTTGAGCTGTTTGAACAGCTCTTCTCGTGGAGAGGAGGTGAAGTCTTGGTTCTCAATAAATCAGAGAATAGCACTGAACGAGAACTCACGGGAGATTTACTCTCAATACTTCAAGACTTCTCGTGCTGAATGCACGGACTTAGTAAGTACACAGCTCAAAACGAGAAAAATACGCATTTATCCAACGAAGGTACAGAGAACGATACTGCGTAGGTGGCTTGGAGTGCAAAGGCTGGTATACAACCACTCAATTCAACACTACAACGACAAGGAGTTCGAAGTCAGACATTGGATGAAGCTGTATGCCATAGTTTTTTATGAACTTGACGTGGACTATGTTAAGGAAGTGCCATACGCCATCAGGTTGAATGCAGTCAAGGATGCTTACACTTCGTGGAGGACAAACTGCAAGAAGGCGAAGAATAGTAGGAAGCCATTCTCCTTGAGGTTCAAAAGCAGGAAAGATAAGGTTCAGTCCTGCCACATTCCTAAGAGTGCTATTTCAACTCTTGGGATATATCATACCAAATCAGGTCGGATGAAATTCTCCGAGACTGATTGGTTCGCCAACTCCGAGATTTCGGACTGCCGACTTATATATGACCATGGTAGATGGTTCATTTCTATTCCGAGGAAAGTAACTACGCAATGTGTCTCCGAGACTCAAGGAGGTGCTGTTGCCATAGACCCAGGGATAAGGAACTTTGGTACATACTTCTCTACTGATGGACGCTTCGGATGGGTCGGACAAAGAGCGTTTGAAAGGGTTCTTAAGCTCAACATACGAATAGACAAGATGAGGTCTATCATCGCAACGACAGAAGACAAGCTGCACAAGTTTAGGCTAAAAAGAGTTGTGGATAGATTGTATCATAAGATACGAGACCTCGTGGATGAATTGCATTGGAAATTCATGAACTTCCTCACAAAAGAGTTCTCCGTTGTAATCTTCCCGCCATTCAATGTTTCCGATATGGTTAAAACCCAAAACAGAAATATTCGCAAGGTGGTCGTCAGGTCTATGATGGCGTTGAGGTTTCACGAGTTCAAAGAACGCTTGAAAAATAAATGCAAAGAACGTCACGTCCTCTTCATTGAGCAGAACGAGGCTTGGACATCCAAGACCAATTCGTTCAACGGAGAGGTGATGACAAACCTTGGTGGTAGAGAGTCCTTTAACTACCAAGGTTTGAGAATCAATCGTGACGTTAATGGGTCTCGTAACATCTTGTTGCGAGCAATGAGAGATAACTCCGCCAATGGTTGAAATACCATTGGATGTTTTGTGACATGCTAATGTTTATACGAATGTTAGAAGTTGTCAGCGAAAATCTATCGAAAATGTTTCTAAAGAAAATCGCATTCAGGAATATCGGTTCTTACGGGAATGCCCTTAATGAAATTGAGTTCTCCTCAGAGGGAGAGGTCATACAGCTAAAGGGGCGTTCAGGTTCGGGGAAGTCCACGTTCCTCAATATGCTTAGCCTACTTATCTACGGGAAGGTGCAGGGGGTGAATAAGTCCTCCATCGCCAACCGAAAGAACAAGAATGGGTACATAGCAGGGGACTGCTACTCGGGTGGAACGCACTACTTCATTGAGCGCACGTTCTCCCCGAACTCGCTCAAGGTGTACCAAGACGGAGTTGATATTGAGTCCATCGGTATCCGTGACGCTCAGAAGTTCATTGAATCCAATATCCTTACAATCCCATTCAACGTCTTCAACAGCGTTGTCTCACTTAATCTCAACACGTTCAAGTCATTCATCTCAATGACCCCAACGGAGAAGAAGCAGATTGTGGATAAGATATTAGGTCTTGAAGCTATCAACATCATCGGTGAAGCTATCAAGTCTGACCTGAGAAACGTATCTCAGTCTCTGAATAAGGTCTTGTCACTTGCAGACCATCTCGCTAATTCCATTGCCACAACTCAGGCTTCCATTGACACGTACAAGAATACGTCAAAGAAGAGAGACGAAGCGGAGATGGAGAGGCTGTCAAACGAACTCGCACTTATAGCATCTCAGTATAAGGAGCTTGACGAGCAAATCAAGGAGCTTGATGCTAAGGGAGACAAGGTTGTTGCAATGATGAACGAATGCACTGCAACATTAAACGCTGAGCGTGCAAAGAATAACTCAGTCATCTCTAAGCTGTCACTTTATAGGCAGGATAAATGTCCTACTTGTGGTAGTGACTTCCGCTCAGGAGACTTCCCTCAGATACTCGCCGCACTCAACGAGGAAAAGAAGACGAACGAAGCCAACTTAGCTGTATACCTTGAGAACGAAGCGAAGATTAAGGAGTCGTATTCAAGATACCAGCAGAAGAGGGCTGAGCTTACCTCTAAGAGAGATGAGATAGCAACGTCAGGGAAGATACTAAAACAGCAGTACCTTACGTTGAAGAACGAGGGTAGCAGTAGTATTGATGAGGAAGCCTTGAAGGTTCTTGAGTCTCGCTTAGATGCAGACAAAGAGTCAAATGTAGACGTATCAGTACAAGCAACGAACATAAGAAAGGAGATGCGTCTTCTCGGTGTGCTTTCGGATATGTATGGGGAAAAGGAAGGTAGCGTTAAGTCAATCTTCTTCTCAAGCTACATCCCCTACATAAACAACAATATCAACGAGATACTCGCAAAGGTAGACTTTCCCTACCACGTGTCGTTTGACAACTCCTTTGATGCTATCATCACCGATATGGGAGAAGAAGTCCCTATCAGTACGATTAGCGCAGGTGAACACAAGCGAGTAGACGTAGCTATCCTATGCGTGTTCCTCAAACTCATTAAGCGTAGCTACCCACAGCTTAATACACTTTACCTTGACGAGACGCTGTCAAGTCTTGACGTGCAGACATCAGACGCTATCCTTGCGTACCTGAATGAACTCGCTAAGGAGCTAAATATGACTATTGTCGTAGTTAGCCATTCACAGATTAACTCAGACTCAGTAGCACGGAATATAGTAATCACGAAGACCGCAGGTTTTTCAAGTATAACTATTGAAGAGCTATCTATGTAGCAGTAAATAATTTTATCAAATATGGCAAAGAAGAACAAAGAGAACGAGCCTATCGTTAAGAACGAAGAGCTCTTAGAAGAAAACCCAACCCCAGCTCCTAATGAAGAGAAGGAGGAGAACCCATCGGAAGAACCTGCGCAGGCTAAGCCAAGAGGTAAGGCAAAGGCAGAACACGCACCCGAGCATGAACATACCCCCGAGGTAGTGCACGAGCACACGCCTGAAGTACACGATGAGGTTTCTAACCTTGAAATCTTCCGTGAATACCCAGGTGTCTTTATGCCCGCACGTGCAAACGCTAATGACGCAGGTATCGACTTCTTCCTCCCCGTACTCACAGACCACTACCTTGAACAGCTTAGAGAAGCTAACAAGGATATGCCTACGCCTATCAACGCTGAAGGCGGTTTCCCTCTGACGGACGAGCAGGCTTCGCAGATGACGGAGGAACAGCGTAAGGAATATGTTGAGAACAGCAAGCACTACATCGTTCTGTTCCCCAACCAGCATATCATCCTTCCTCTTGGCATCCGTGCTATCGTACCAGCCAACAAGGGTCTGTTCCTTTACAACAAGTCGGGTGTCACGACTAAGCTCGGTCTTGGTCTTGGCGCAAGCGTCATTGATGAAGGTTACAGAGGTACTATCAAGCTCCATATGCACAACTTCACCAACATCCCTGCTAAGATTACCTTCGGTATGAAGATTGTTCAGGGTGTACTGCACTACCTTGAATACGAAGGTGTCAAAGAGCTGTCCGCAGAGGAGTTTGAAGAAAAGTCCAACACGGGTCGTGGTGATGGTGGCTTCGGTTCAACGGGAGCATAACTAACACGTAATCATATTTTATAACCAAAGTTTAGCCTTAATTCGGGTGGTGGTCTTTGACTATCACCCGAATTTTTATATCTTTGTGGTAAAATAAAACTCTAACTCACTTTACTCACTTCATCACTATGAAGAAAAAATATGAAGTTGATTTTCAACAGCTCGCTCTGAACTACCGAGACGGGAAGAAGGAAAAGGACTTCGTCAAGCTATACAACGCCCTTAATGGAAAGATTAAAGGGTTTATGCTTAGTCGCCTTGGTAACAGCGGGATGATTGACGAAGCTATGAGCTACTTCTACTTATCCCTTTATAAGTACTTTGATACTTGGAATCCCGATAAGGCGTTGTTCTCAACGTGGGTGTACACTATGGCAGGCAACTGCTGTACGTACGCTTCTAAGAATGCAACATCCTACGAAGGAAGGTATATCAGCCCCGAGGAGATTTCAGCGGAGAGGAACAAGGGGCATTCGGGAATGGAGGATTCATTAGCCAATCTTTACGATGCCGTAGAAGGTGGTGCTGATGACGAAGAGACCGCCAATATCCCGTACATCCGAGAAATGCTATGCGAAGCCTTGGAGGAGGTCTACAAGAGCCTTGACAAACGTGAGCAGGATGCTTACAAGGTTCTTATATACCGATACTCTACCCACAAGGAAGAGGATGAGGATGTAGAGCGTTGCAAGACGATGAATAAAGGTGTTCTTAATTGTAGCATATCAGATACTATGGATACCATCAAGAGGGTTATCACAACCAACGAGAAGTTCAAGCCCGTTGTGGAGTACATGAAATCAATAGGTTGCGATACCAGCTACGAGGACAAGAGGATTTTGTCTTTGTTTGATTTGATTTAATCCGTCCTTATACCTATCTTTGTGTAGGTAATAGTATAAACTAAAAGTAATATCCTATGGAATCATCAGATAAGAAAATGACGATTGAATCCATCTTTGACAGATGGGGAGAGCATATAGAGGAACTCCGTGAGAAGATGTCCGACATCAAACAGCTAAACCACGCTCAGCTTGAAATGTATGCAAAGCGTCAGAACCTCGTTGAGGAGCGTAGTGTTGTTCTGATTAACATGGCAGAGACCAACTCTCAGGTCAAGGCTCTTTATAGTCAGAAGTACAAGGAGTACAAGGAGAAGGGAAACCTCATCTACAAGAGTGAAGTTCAGCTTGAAAATCTTATCAAGGGAGAGCTTGCTGACAAATACCACAAGCTGGAGATGTACAATGTCTTAGCCAAGTTCTACGAGGAGACCCTCAAGACGATTGACAACATGATTTATGGCGTGCGCAATGTTATCACCATTCATCAGCTTGCCAACGGAGACACATTTAAGTAAGGCTCACGATGATTCTTTCAACACAACTTGTACCGACACTTGCAGGGGAAGAGGTCTCAAAGAAAGACTACCTTCTCCTGCATAGGTCTTTTGAGTGTGCTGTGGAGAGTGCTGTCATCAAAGGACTTGACGCTATAAACATATCGTCTACGGATAAATCGGATTTGTACCTTTACTACTTCTTGTCTCTTACCCCAGCCATCAAGGTATGGTATGTGGATATGGACAACAGCGTGAAGAACCTGCTAATTCCCGTTTCTGATGATGATGCGTATACCTACTCTACGGACAAGACACGGGAAGTAGCAAAGGAGAAGTTCATAGGAAACTATCAAGCCTACAAAGAGCCGTTCTTCAAGCGTATAGATGAAGGGATGAAGTTAGACTACGAGAATGGGTTATACCATAACTCCGAGTTACTCCCATACCTCAAGAAGTCATCCAACCTCCTTGATGGAATCAAGATAACCATTGACAACTCCATTGAGATAAAGAGGAAGGAACGTATCTTCTCCTACCTACATCCAACTATCTCCAAGACACGTATGGAGCATCTCGTACACCAATACGAGAAGACTGCTCCGTTCCCATCGTCTTCTCCTAATCTTGGTTACTTAAAAGTAGTCCACAGAACGAGTGGTGCGGAGATGGGCATTGTGGGTGAGGTGTACATTTACAATGGTGATGGTAGCGTATATGTCTTTTCACTCGGTCGTCAGATGAACTCAAGTGACCTTGCGAGTATAAAGGCAAAGATGGAAGCATTCTCTGAGAAGAATGGTATCAAGACATCCTCCAAGATACGTGCGGTATCATACCAAACAGAAGAGGAACTCATCACAGCCGTTCTGTCATTCATTCCTTCGGTCTCCCCGCTGTTCTTCAGTATGACCTCTAAAAGCTCCATACACGAGCTAAAAAAGAGGTATATGGAGATTATACGTAAGCATATCCAAATGTCATACGAGAAGGACACTACGGGATGCTACAAGAAGAATGACAGCGTAGAATCCCCATACAACATCCCTAAGGAGCTTACCTTGGTAATCAACTCAATGATAAGTCGTGGAGTGGAGTCTCCATCAGACAAACTCCTTGAGCGTATCTTCAGCGTTGCTTTCGCAGATGCTTCACCCGTAGTGTCCATTGACTATGGGTATATGTACGAGCGTTGGGATAGGGCTGTCAAGGTGAAGGAGCAAACGACAATTCCGTTCATCAGTAAGGCACTCTTTGGCATCACAGACATTCCCGAAGAACCATTGGAGACCTCTCTCTCTTCTTCGCACGTTGATATGATGCTCTATCCATACTGCATCAGTGTCGTGATGTTTGCAAGGATTGAGGAACACTTGAAGCTGTCACACATCCTGATAGACCATGCTAACTTCGCAAGGATACCACCCGACTCTGTCCTATCATCACGGGTTATAGCGAACGCTATAATGTCAAAGTTCCTTATAGACAAAGGTCTCGTACTCCCACCATGGAAGCCCGAGACCAAGACCCTTACGGGAGCTTATAACAAAGAACCGATGAAGGGATACCATAAAGGTGTTGTTCAGTATGACTTCACGGCTATGTATCCGACAATCATCCGTCAGTTCAATATATCGCACGAGACACTCTTAGGAAGAGCAACCGAAGCGTGCGCCAAGGGAGCAGAGATAGACCCTACAAGGAATATCCCATACTCCCCAAAGGTCGTAAAGGAAGCCATAGCAAAGCATATATCCTGCGACCCATCCTCCATCCATACGGCAGGAGGTAGCGTATTCTCAAGCACGGAGAGAGGCGTTCTACCAACGATTATGGATGTCCTCTTTGACAAACGTATCCAAGCCCAGCGTAAGCTGAAGGAAGTTGATGAAGAGATTAAACGACTAATGAATGAATAGTGACCAAAGGAAGTAGGTTAGGAATGACAAAAGTCCAAGACCGATGAGACCTACAATAGACCACGAGACGACCTGCCTAACGAAGTAGGAACGTTCAAGATAGGGGAGCTGTAAAGTGTACTGCACACCAAAGCAGTTCGATAGCTCCCCTTCTTCATTCGTGAAGTTGAACACCTCCTTATACAGCATAGACCCATCAATCCCAAGCTCCTCAATGAAGTACTTAAACTCCTTAATCTCAGCTTCTTTGAGTACGTAGTCAAGTTTGTCTTCATAGCTTGGGTCTCTTGCAAGAACCTCGGCAGGAACGACTATCTCGCATAGCACGGACTCCCCATCATCATCGGGTCTCATCCCGTACCTATTCATAACGGAAGCCTTGTCTCTGTGGTCGGCAAAGATGTTCTTCCTAAACCATTCTTTTGACTGCTTGCTGTACTCTATCTTCCTAAGGAACTTATAATCAAGATATTCCGTTATTTTCATTCGTTTTGTTATCTACATAACTATAATATATCGTATTATAGAATACAAAGACTACAATAATGAAAATGAGTAGGACGGATGCTATGTCACCGCCAAGCACAACTCTTGCTGACCTGCAAAACAGCATTTCGCAGGACGTAGAGAAGAAAGGTGCGGCAACGACAATATACAGCACGAATAAGATTAACGAGATTATTGACTCCATAGCAAGTGGCGCACCTAAGGTAGACTACAAACCTTTCTATAAGAAGAACCCTGAACTGAGGTCTCCCAATATCCTCTTTGAAATGACAGAGTGGGAGAGTGCAGAGTTTGATAGGTGTATGCTTGATGCGAACTACTTCACGGAGAACTACGCTAAGTTCAAGACCGACTATGGCTATCGCCTTGTTGAGCTGAGAGACTACCAAAGGGAAGCCGTTGAGCTTGTCACAAGCGAGGTCTATGACGAGGAGATGGACTTATGCGTCCCTGAGAACAGAAACGTCATCCTTATGCAGAGCCGTCAGACGGGTAAGTGCGTAACGTACGACACCAAGGTGATGCCCCTTTGGGATGATGGAGACCAAGAGATTGGAGAGATTTACCATAAGTTTAGGAAGAAGACGTTCCTTGATAAAGTGAGGGATGTGCTTATGTGGGTTTACAAAAGATTGTAATTATGCTTATACCAGCAGATAAGATTAACAGAGATGAGCCTATCGTTAAATCGGCTATCCCTTACAAAGGAATACTGATTGAGGACGGGGATATTTCATTTGCCTCATTTGATAAGGTCGTAATGCGCTCATTGTCGCTTGTTGTTGAATACATGGCAAATGCTATATTCAACAATCAGTACACGAAGGATGTTATTGAAAGCCCAACGGATATATACCTCAAGTTCCCTATCGGAATTTGCAGGGGATACAACGATGAGTTTATATTGTGCTTTGCTCCGATAGACTCTGATGGATTAGAATATGAAGTGGCACGAGCAGGTGGCAATAATGAGGTAGTAGAGTCCGCTGATGTTATTGAGTCTATACATAAATGGATGCTGAAGAACGGCACTCGTGTCGTTCCGATGTCAGTAGACATTACATCAAACTACTACGATAAGACTAATACCTCTTATCTCGTTGATACATCATCCAAGTCGTTTGTCGTAAGAAATCTTATCCCTGAGTATAATGATATGCTTGCAGTCAAATTTGATGGTGGTACACTGAGGGAGCATCCTAATAGGAATGACAATATCCCATATCATACGCACTCAGTAAGATGCTTTTATAGTCCTGGACATTTGTCATGTAATCCAACCTCGCTACCTCTTCCTATCTATTCTGTGAACAGCCCATATAGAGACCCAAGTACGAGGATGGCAGTAATCAACGATAAGATAGCCTCAGATATGAGGGAGATAGCCTCTTATGTATTGTCTCAGGATAATGCGTATAAGATTATATCTAACAACATTCGTACAATAGGAGTTCTCCGAGTGAAAATATCCTCAAGGGATGATGATGGTAGTATGGTTCATGACCATAGTACAAACAATATCATATGCGGAGCACTATCAGGTTCTGACGAGAGCGCAAGAATGGAAGTATTAACCGAATTAAAATTTACCGAAGATGTGAAAAGATGTTTATCATGAAATACACTCTCAAGGAGTTTATAGGAAAGCTCATTGAGAAGATTGACCGATACCAAGCGAGAAACTACGAGCTTGACGAGAATGACGACACGAAGAAGATTATTGACACTATTGATGTAAGTGAGCAGAGGCTTCGTGTACTCACCGATACGGGGTATGAAAAAGTTACCCATATCCACAAGACCCAGCCTTATAGGGTCTATACCATAGAAACAGAAAACGGGGAGAAGCTCAGCTGTGCTGACAACCATAAGCTCTTCTACTTTGATAAGGAGGCAGGTAGACCTGCGGATGAAGTCTTCGTCAAAGACCTAAAGAAAGGAGACTGCATAGCAGTCTTTGGTGGAAAGGATTATGTCAAGTCCATCACCAAGCACGGGTTCTCCCATTCAATGTATGACCTTACCATTGATAGCAAGAACCACCGATACTACACGAATAATATCCTATCGCATAACACTACAACCATCGTAGCTATCATCGCTTGGATACTTTGCTTCAGCACGGATAAGAATATCCTTGTGATGGCGAATAAGGGTGCTACTGCAAAGGAGATTATCAGTAAGCTCGTGGAGGTGTTTAAGGGTCTCCCGTTCTTCCTAAAACCTGGGTGTATCTCCTTCAATACGGAGAGTATCGTCCTTGATAACGGATGCCGTATCATCTCTCAGACCACCACGGCATCATCAGCTATCGGTTTTACCATTGATATGCTTTACCTTGACGAGTTTGCCCACGTAGATAGAAGCGTGGCATACGAGTTTTGGCGTTCAGTATATCCTACCATTTCAGCATCAAAGACCTCAAGATGTATCATCACATCTACCCCTAATGGGATGTCAAATAAGTTCTTTGATATATGGGATGGTTCACAGAAGGGTCTGAATAGCTTTGCAAGTAAGAAGGTCTATTGGTGGCAAGTCCCAGGTCGTGACGCTGAGTGGGAGCGTAAGACACGTTCTGACTTTGGTGACAATGAGTTTGACCAAGAGTTCAACCTCTCCTTTAGTGTGTCCTCTACGATGCTTCTTAAAGCGAGAGACCTCAAGTTCCTCAAACGCATAAGCAAGGAGTACGTACAGCATGACTTCAATGGTCTAAGGAAGGAACTTAACGACAAGCTCATATGGCATCCTGACTTTGACCCATATAGTATTGACTACATACGTGACGCATTCGTCCTTTCTCTTGATACGGCTCAGGGGTCTCCTATCCAAGATGGTAGTAAGCTGGACTCTGACTACAACGTGCTTAATATCTTCAAGCTCGTTCCTATGTCACAAGCCGCACTGAGAGACCCATATCGTGTCATCAAGGATGTACGTGACTGCTTCAGACTTGTTCAGGTCGGGATTTACTTAGACAACAAGACCAACGAGAAAGACCTTGCAGAGGTAGCCAAGTATGTCACGTTTAATCTGTTTAGGAATGGTATAGGAGATATTGACAACACGAGGGTTCTTGTTGAGGTGAACTTCAATGGTGGTCGCTTTATGGATGTCTTCAGAGGTCACGATAACTTCTACGACAACGTACTCATACATACGGCTCATAGGATTGCTATGGATGGAGAGTTCATTCCTCTTAAAGCAGGGTATAAGACAACTCCTGGGAATAGGTCTTACTACATTGACCTTGGTCGTGATGGTATTGAACAGAGACGTATCATCACAACGCATACCGATAAGAAGTCCAACCTAAGCACAGATGGTCAGCTCAGCTCGTTTGGTAAGAACAAGAAGGGTAAGTACGAAGGTATCGCTATCCATGATGACATCTCAATGACAACGCTTAACCTAAGTAGATTGTTTGATTCAGAGGAGTACCTATACTTCCTATCCAACTACTACGAGACATTCCTTGATGGTATGCCTAATTATATCTCATCGGCTATCAACAGCTACTACTCCAATGATGAGCAGGAGCTGTATAACCTCCACGATGGTATCAAGGGTGCATTGCAGATGGCTTCGGGGTACAGCACAAGGGACGAGGAGATTTACGACATATATCGTGGAATGCGATAAATAGGAGAAAGTGATAGCAAGTTTTTATGGCAGAAGATAATTCAAGAGTAGTTCAACTATTTGACGGGACAGCACAGCCCGTCTACCCCGTAGTCGCCTTTGAGAATGTCTGCGACATTGTCGAGACCTCAGGGGACAACAAGGTCATCCCCAATGTCCTTGGAAGTGCGGCAAGACGCAGAGCGAGTGATTTCCTTGGCGTTGGTCTCACTCCCGTTTACAACGACAACGAGGAAGCCAAGATTATCAAGCGTATCAACATATCTCCGTCAGGTTCACCCGATGCTCCTGCAACGCTTACTATTGAAACGGATTCTCTCTCCAAGGGACTTGAGCGTACACTGAATAAGGAAACGACTATTCCCGTTGCTAACAGAGTACTCACCAAGGGTGTTGCCTCTGCACTTAGAGCTCTGATTCCTGCTAATCCTTCTGATTGGGGTACGGGAAACTACGTGACGAGTGGCGACAACGCCTCGGCTAATATGTATCTCTTCGTAGAGAGCCTATATAAGAACATCTCAAACAAGCTGTTCAATGAATTGAAGGGCAGAACGCATAATGGAGCAGTTGTCGGTTCAATTCTTATTGATGGTGGTCACAAGACAGCTTCTCCTAACGACTATATCAACGTAACACCCACAAAGCCTAAGAACCGAAACTTCGGTACTCCTATGGGGCTGTTTGCGATGGATAGCGGTATCCTCCTTCAGGACGAAGATAGCGAAGCGTCTTATGCTATAACCAACCTTACTATCAACAGAGGTATTATCACTGCAACGAGAAATAGGATTAGTGGCGGTGGCTCAAGAGGTGGTCTTGACCTTCCTTCGCTTATCACGACACTCACGGCTGAGATGAACAAGACTACGGGTCGTGCAGGTGGTTTTGATAATATGCTTGACAAGTTCTTTGATGAGAATATCAAGCGTTTCTCTACAAGGTATAGGAAAGCCGCTAACCTCCCCGTCCGTATCAATAATAGCGCAGAAGGTGTCGTTTCATCTGCACTACCCAATAAGGGCGCAGGTGATACTATCAACGTATTGTCAAATGCCTATATAAACAACGATGGTTATCTCGTCCTTCAGAAGCAGTCTGTGACAATCCCTTCGGCTGTCGCTGGTGGCGGTACAGCTACGGATGCCCTGACGCTTAACAAGGCAGAGAAGCAGACCACAAACAAGCCTATCAACCTTGATGGTCTCGGTGCGGAAAACCACGTTGCTCTTAAAGTAGATGGTAAGGTGACTACGTCAGAAGGGTTCTACGAAGTCTCTGACGAAAGACTGAAGGATATAGTTGGTCGCCTTTCTTCTTCGGAGATTGATGTCATCCTTAACGCAATGACAAGCCCTATCAGATATACACTGAAGGGTGATGAGGATGGTCAGGTTCAGCTCGGTGTGGTTGCTCAGGAAATTCAGAAGATAATCCCTGAGGTCGTATCAACTCAGATGATAGAAGGAGAGGAAAGACTTATGGTGGACTACTCTCGTCTCTCAGTAATCGCTCTTTATGCAGTAAAGGGCGTGAGGAACGAGATGAACGAACTCAGCAAGCGAATGACCTCCCTTGAAAGCAAATTCACGAACTTCATCCAGCAATGCCACAAAGGGTAACGACAACAGAACTGCATACGGAGATAAAGCACGCACGTGATGCGTATAAAGGCGTAGGTCACGACTACCACGGGAATATCCTACGCAATATGCTCTCTAACGAGCTTTTCTCCAATCCAACGCAGGATGCCTTTCTTAGAGGTATAGAGGTGCTTATAGAGGAACTTATTGACTCCGTCAAGACAATCAAAAAGCATTTCTCCATAGCCCATAGGAAGAGCGGGAACAGAAGACGAGAGAATATCAACTAATACTATAAGAGAGGGAAGCGTAAAGCCTCCCTCTCTTGCTTTTATATGTAAATACGATTAGCAAAAACGAAGCGGCAATGAGGTATAAAGCTATCAGCTCTCTCCTTGGAATGAAGTTCTTTTCCTTGGATGGTAAGCAACAAAATATCAAGCAAAATCATATTGTATCATTCTTTATCGAACCTACTGAAGGGTTTGAAGCCAAGGGGTATGTAGTAAACCTTGGTGACGGAGAATTTGAGTTCGTTATAGAAGACGGGGGCTCACGATTTGATAATGGCACGAAGGGAGATATATTCTTCGTGAACAACCTCTCTGAGCTTACCTATACGATGAGCTTGGAGCGTCTTGATATAACTTACGAGGATGAAGAGTATAGCACCTCTGATGACGGCTCTGTAAGATATGAAGGTAGCAAGGTGAAGAGTATAAGGCTTAGGGATGACGAGGATAAGCACCTTGTCTCTAAGATGCTCAACTCCTTCATCCCATTCCCTTCGTTCTCCCTTGTAGGCTCTATTGAGATGGATAAGGGTGCAGTGGGCTTGATGAATACCTCTGAGCTTATCATTCTTGGAGAACGCATCTCCGACAACTATGTCTCTACCTATTACACTCCGTTCTCTAATATCCCTCCGTATGTAAAGGTTATCAACGGAGTCCCTTGCCTTGCTACATATCGTATTGTCGCTAAGGCAGATGATGAGGCTGTCGTCTTTGAAGTGTCTTCAGATAGGGGGAGTATCTCAGAAGGAGAGAATGTGGAGCTTGTAGCACCCATCTCTTACTCTAAGGTAGAATACGAAGGTAAGGAGTATAAGCTAAGAGAACTTGGCAACTTCTCCGACATACCCATCAAGAGGGATATGGAATCGGCAGTATCTCCTATCATCCTGCATTACGGGATGAAGGCGGACAACGAAGGTGTCTTTGATAGCACTCTTTCATTAAGCCTGATAGAGGAGTTCGTGCCTCTTGCAAATGACTACTCTTCGGTATCAACACAAGAAGAGTACAAGAACCTCGTATCGGTATATCCATTCTGCACCATAACAATCACAAGCGAAGTAGAGGGTCTTGACGATAGGCTACGCACCTTCTTCACGAACTTCGGTGTACCCGACCCTAAGGACTACCAAGAAGTATTCAAGGATGCTCCTTCAACCACTCTTGACGCACGCTTTATCAACGACAAGAGTAAAGAGCTATACCTAATTCACCAAGAGATATTCCCATATGCTGGTACGTATAAGGGCTTGCTCAATGCGGTGAACTACCTTGGGTATGATGACATCTTCTTCAGGGAGTGGTACACAAGAGTAGATAACCCCGAAGAAAAATCTCCTGAGGTTGGGTTTATCTCTATGGATGTCAAGAAGGGTATGACGCTCTCAAGTAAGCTCAAAGCCACTAATATAACCTATGGCGAATACCTTGACTTGAAGAAGTTGAGAAAGCTCTCCCTCGTATATAACCTCAACAAGGTAGTAGGCGAAGACAAGCATAGCGTTCCCGTGACGGAGAAGGTATATGACTACACTCAGGATGTTCTACTACTGAAGCTGTACGCACTGCGCTCTTGGCTTAGCGAGCATATCATTGGTCTGCAATCTGAAATCACTGACATTGTTGGTGAAGCATCCTTCTTCCATGGACACCCCGTAAGGCACTACGCTACGGGTGGGTCGCTCCTTGAAGTGGAGAAGCTGATGAAGATGAGACCTATGTGGGAGAGTGATATGTCCATAATAGAAAATGACTCGTATGGAACAAGCACGCACGTCAAAATGGAGAGCAACGGGAATAATATCAAAATATCTGACATTGGAGATAAGACCTTCCGTGACTTCGTTGACTATGCTATCAATGCCTCCCCTCACTCGGAGAATGGATTTGACGTATCCAAGAGGATGTATGAATCTGCACCAGCCCCAAGTACGTGTATCGTGCGTGCTGAAAAATGGAATCCAAACAACTCATTAGAGATTCCATTTGGGGCTACATTTAACTTCCCTGCGCAGTATGAAAACCTTACCTATGTATTAGAGCTTGATGAGACAGACACCTTTGCTTTGTTTGAGGCAACGGAGGATTATAGCGGTAGTAACAAAAGTTCGCATATACTCGTTCATGATAATGCGATGTACCTGCCCGATAAGTCAAAGAAAGCCGAGTTTTCAAGACTTCCTTCGTTCTTCGTATCTGAAGGTCGTATATATAACTACGACCATAAGTATGGGTTCTTGGAGATAGCATACGAAATCACAAGTAGGGATGGCAAATATGTGCTGATTAAAGATGGAGAGGTCGTACATTCAAGTGAAGAACCTATTGTAATCACCCCTTCAAATAAGGGTGGAGAGAAGTGCACCTTTGAGTATGACGAGGCAGATAGCACTCATGCCCTCTGCTTTAGGTACGATATGCTTGGAGACAATCTACACGCTATTGTTATAGATAATGGTTATCTGATAGCTACATCGATAAGCCCGTTAAACTCCGAAATGGAAGACGATGAGATAATATACTTCTCATCAGTCACGGATAAAAATAAGGGCATAAAGACATTGTCTATTACGGCTAAACAGAAGACACGAATTGCGTCAGTGTCAAGAAGAAATAGTGCAATCGTAATGCTTGACCGAGTATGCAACCAACTCTACGCACGACCGAATGTCAATATAAACCAAGTGTATAACGAAAAGGTTGCCGTCTCGGAAGGTTATGGAGCTATGTACGTAACGCTACTTAGAGCAGGCAACTACACCCTCAAGGCGGTTGTCACGGACGAGTACAACAATGTTCATATAGCAGAAGCCAAGAAGAAACATATCGTCACTCGAAATGACATCACGGCTGTTGAAGAAAAGTATTATACTCGCATTGTCGCTATCACCGAAGATATGCCCAAGACGGATGTGACGACAGACATTATCATCCAAGCGAGCGAGTACCCTATCCTACCGATGGTGGATAAGGTGCAGGCACGTGGGTCTATGGAGGTGTCTATCAATGGCGTTGATTATGATGCAGTGTCCTTTGAGGATAAGACTATATCATCTAACATCTCCAAGGGCGACTTCGTCTATATGGATAACCTTACCATTCGTGCTATCAGTGGTGTGACGTTTACGGACGACAAGTATATCTACCTAAAGGTCAAGAGAAACCCAATGGTAAGCTATCAGGGTCTCAATAGGAGCGGAGCGGAGATGGCAATGACCATCTTTGACACTGAACAGAATACCGAGTACGCTACTTATAATGTTGTCGTAGAAAGAGCATACAGCTCACTCAAGTCTGTTCCTGATGACGAGAAGCTGTCTAATTCAAGTGTCTTTGATAGCAATGAGGTCATCTACCTTAAGTGCAGGGTCGCCAATGACAAGTACCACGAGTTCAAGGATACCTACGAGAGTATAAGGAAGAAGAGGAACAACAAGATTACACTTGGTCTCAACTCTTCCATGAGAAGGAATGTGATTGCAGATGACCCATTCTGCCGTAATTGGATTATAGATGGTGTGAAGTTTGCTTCCCTTCCCGTGTCGTCCTTCTCGGGTATCAGCTTTGAGCGTGATGCTATCGTCAAGCTCTCCTATCTAAGAGACATAGGTGTATCGGGTGGTACTTGTATCAGCGAGTGCGCCTACAAGGTCATAGACATCAAGCACGAGATGGCGAAGGCAAAAGAGTATAGCGTCTTTTGGAAGTTCAAGAAACTCGTAGATGAGGACGAAGAGCTAAAGAGAACGATATACAACTCAAGGATAAAGGAGCTTGTCTTCATCAATGGATGGTTTGATACAGAGGTAGCGCACCCCAACGGCAACCATCGTATCTCTACCCTATCAGGGAAGAACGTAACAACACTTCAGCTTTCTAATGCACACAATACCTACGTTCAGTACATAGGTAAGGCGGAGACTTCTCAGTCTACGCTTAACGGGAGACCATTCGTAATACTTGACGAAGAGACCTCCATCTATGCCCCATATATGGATAGCACCTTTGAACTTTATGGTAGACGATTTGACGAGAATAGATTTAGGTCTTTATGGGCAAGCTCCTCTGCATTCGGGTCAGAACGTGTCAGGAATATACTTGAAGGGAATGAGGGGACTATGGAGAATGTCTACGAAGCGAGCGTCCTATTAGACAAAGCCACCATCAAACCAAATACAAATATCATTATAACAGCAGAAATTCCAAGTTCGCATACTGCTTCGCCTTGCGTTCTTTTTTGGCGTATCTATAATAACATAGACAATACTCTCATCGGAGAGTGCCATAACGCTTCACTGCAACTCAACCTGCCTCTTGAAAAAGGGAAAAAGGAAACGACATACCGAGTGGAATGTGAGTTCATTGATTCACGTGGCAATAAGAAGGATACAATCAAACCCTTCTTTGTCAAGGTTAGAAAATAGAGAGATATGCTTAAAAGGATTGTCTTCAAAATTATTGAATTGTTCTTCACGAGGGAAGAGAAGATTTGGCTGGTAAGGAACGTGTCTGCACTATGCAACTACGACCTTAACACCAACATCGAAGAACCCGATGAAGTGACAAATGAAGAGAAGAAACTAAAAGATATGGGTAAGTTCTCTACCCCTATCAAGGAGATAAAGATTTCCATTAGTATGGATAGCGAGGATTAAGAAACGAAACAGATATGGCAAATAGAATGCAGAATGCGGTGTACTTTCAGTATATCCAAGGTGTAAACCAAAATGAAATAGTATCCCTCCTGGGGTCAGAGCGTCTTCCTGACGGGAGGATTGCATATACCCTTAGCGATATGAATGTGGTCTCGGATGACCTTATCTACCCACTCTCTCGTATTGGTGGCGGTGATGTTAGGTTCAACGAGCAGACGGGCGAGTATGAAGAAGTCCCCGCCTTCGCTAAGCCACGTCCACTCGCTCAGTACAAGGTTATCCAAGTACCATACCCCGATAGGAAGTGCTATAACTTCTTCGCTGTGGATGCTAACGATGAACGTCAGTTTGTCAAGCAGTACGATAATCAGGGTCGCCCCATTGGTGACTACCCTAACCCAAGGTTCAACCCTTCTCTTATCACTTCATTCTCTTACGAGAATATCCTGCCCATACCAAATAACTTTGTCGTTTCATACGTGAACTTCGTTAATCCCGATGAAGATGAAGATTATGACCTTATTGACTTGTCAGAGCCTGAGGTAGCAGAAGAGATGGTTATCACGCCACCGCAGATGATTGTTAGCGCACCAATGCCTACTGAACCTGAACCAATTCAGACGTATGAAGAAGTAGTTCATAAGGAAGAACCACGAATGATTTCGGACATTGAGGAAGAACTTATCACACGCATCCTGAAGAACTCAAAGAAGAAGGATAGCACGCTCTCCATTGGTCTGAGCATTGAGCTTCCCGTGAAGACGATTGTAGATGTTGTACGTGCTACCTTTGAGAATCCCGATGAACATATCAATAGGATGTGCGATAAGCTCGTTCAGTCGGTCTCTACGGAAGATATTAAGAATAAGATGAAGGAGATTATTCTTGACCTTTATACGAAGGAAGAAGAGGTCAAGCCCAAGAAGGAGAAGCCCGTTCGTCTTGATGACAACAAGCCCCGTGAGGTTGGGAGCGTAAAGGTCGTTCCACTCAACGAGAAGACAGAGGGTAAGGAGATAACCCTTGAGGAGGCTATGACGATGACTTCAAAGAAGAAGGATGAAGATACGCCACTTGCAAGCAAGAAGGAGAAGTCAAAGGATATGACTCCCGAGGAGATTAAGGCAAGACGAATAGAGAACCTCCGAAAGGCTCGTGAAGCCAAGAAACTAAAAGCTCTTCAAGAGAAAGAGAATAACTAATACCTAAAACAAACCGAAGAAGAAGGGGAAGGCATTAAGTAATGCCCTCCCCTTTCGCTTTCTATTCAGTAACTCTTAGTAATCCGCTGTAATGGTCAAAGTCGCACTCGCAGGTTATCACATAGTCTATTCCGCTTTCAAACCCCTCTCGGGTGAGAGTAGCGTTGTCGCAGTCCTCTACGATACGTCCGTTGTAGGCTAATAGGTTGTCGCTACCTCTAAACCGCTTCTTCTTTCCGACTATGAATATATTGCGATAGACTTTCATATTACCATTTATAGGAATAGTCATCCCCTAAGTCGTCTGCTAAGAGAAAGTGCGTCTTCTTAGCCTCATAAGTAGATACAACATACTTATACTCGTCCTTGTCGCTCAAGAACTTCTCGTCAGGACTTATCGTCTTGGAGTGCTTGAAGAACTCCTTATGGATGCTGAATGTGGTTACATCATCATCTTCGCTATAAGGAATGACAGCATCAATCTCAGTGACGAGGAACATTTCAATGTCAAACATAAACGTAGCAAAGATTTCTGCTCCGCCTATGATAAACGTATCTCCCTGATTATCACCGATATACCTCAATACTTCATCCCTACTGCGCAATACAACAACGTCATCACGCTCCTCCATTGTCTTGGATAGGACGATGTTCACCCTATTAGGTAGAGGCTTGCACCCAAGAGACTCAAAGGTCTTCCTACCCATCACTACGCTCTCCCCACTTGTCATCTCCTTGAACCATCTCAGGTCACTTGGAATATGCCAAGGCATCTTACCATTCACTGCTATAACGCCATTCTTAGAAATGGCTACAATCCCGAATATCATACGGCTACCTTTCCTGCAATGTGTGGATGTGGGTCGTAGTCAAAGAGCTGGAAACTCTCGTAGACGAAGTCGTCAATGTCCTTAACCTTTTCATCAAGGAGGATATAAGGAAGAGGTCTTGGCTCTCTTTGGATTTGCGTCTGTATCTGCTCCATATGATTAGAGTAGATATGTACGTCACCAAGAGTATATACAAGGTCTCCTGCAAACAAGCCCGTCACGTGCGCCATCATCATCAGGAGGAGAGAATAAGAGGCGATGTTGAAGGGAACACCAAGGAAGAGGTCTGCACTTCGCTGGTAGACTTGCAGAGAGAGCTTGTTGTCCGCTACATAGAACTGCATAAAGCAATGGCAGGGAGGGAGAGCCATCTCGTTAATCTGACCAACATTCCAAGCAGAGATAATCATTCGTCTGCTGTCAGGGTTATTCTTGATGCACTCAACAATATCCCTTACTTGGTCAATGTATCCTCCGTTAGGCAAATCCCAATGTCTCCACTGATGACCATATACCTTGCCGAGGTTGCCGTCCTTATCAGCCCATTCGTTCCAAATGCGAACACCATTATCTTGTAGGTACTTGATATTAGTATCGCCCTTCAAGAACCAAAGGAGTTCGTGGATGACGCTTTTGAGATGCACCTTCTTCGTAGTCAGGAGAGGAAACCCATCCTCCATACTGAAACGCATCTGATGACCGAAGATACTTGTCGTACCCGTCCCCGTGCGGTCTTCTTTGTAGACCCCTTCGGATAGCACCCTATTGGCTAAGTCAATATACTGCTTCATTTCTTCTTGTTATTAAAGTGATGAAATACTCTACAGCAAAGATAGTCAAACTTCACCGAAGAAAAAATTTCTCGGAAGTTTTGGTAGTTTCAAAAAAGTTCTTACCTTTGCAGTGACAAGATGTCAGAACGAGCGAGAGTAGTGAAACACCTCGCCACTATATATGAGAGTACAACGGGCGTGCAAACTCCCCTAACATCCTTTGTTACTAATTGTGTGTGCTACTTGATTTGGGTCAGGGCAAAGGCGCACGCCCCGTACTCCACCATATGTTTCTGATACTTTTGATTTGGCTGTGTAGCTCAATGGATAGAGCAGGTGCGTCCTAAGCACAAGGTTGTGGGTTCGAGTCCCTCCATGGTCACGATTTAAGGGCTTGGCTCTTTATTATCGGTTTGTTTAACAAGTTTTAGGCATTCGTTTATCGGGAGGTAAGCGGATGCCGTTTTTTTATGCCATGTCACCTAAATACCTCTGATAATCAATATCACGAAGGTTACGATGTCAAAGAAGAAAAATATAGAACCCGAAGAAGTCCTATTTGGTGTTCGTTTTGGTTATAATTTCACGGGTAGTAACAGAATGGATGAGGCTACATACGTTCTGATGAACCCCTATATGGTGGACGCTCCACCGCTCCTCTTATCGTCTTACATGGAGTATAAGGTTCTTCTCGGGTCTATTCTTGAGAGGACTCCTTTTGCATTCAAGAATATAGCAGGCGAGCGACCCGCTTGGAACTTCCAAAAAGGGGAAAGGCATTTTAATGGGGGTGCTTATTACGCAGGGGTTAAGTTCCTGACTCCATCCAAGGAGAATATGCTTGAAGACGTAAAGAGAGACCTTGAAAATGAATTTGACGATAATACTGATATAGCCTATCTGCCATACGAAATCTCAGGTAGGGTTGACCCTAATGCTGACTATGATAGAATAGACACCATACAGAGCTATGGGTTAAAGATAAGTATCCTTAACGCCTATAAGGCTCAGATGTCTGATGCCATGAGGGATTATTCTGTACAGCCAGGGTCTTTCCTTTATGGGCTCAAAGAGCCGTTGTCGTCTCTTTCAGGTTCAGATGCTAAGTTTACTGATTATGGTTTGGAGGCTTGGGCGAATGTACGAGACACTGCGGATTTAGTCTATGGGAGGCATTCATCTGCGTATGACTTCCCAACGCTTGCTAACGCCACTAAGACGAGATATACTATCCACGTTGGAGAAGGATATAGCGCACTTCATTCCCGTGTCAAGCAGAACTTTGACCTTCTTGAGGTAAAGAAAAAGGCAGATTATGACGAGACTAAGTACGACAGACGTGTAGCGACACGTAATCTTGTAGATAGAAAAGATGCAGATACGGGAAAGGGAAACTACAGCAATGTAAGACCTGACTTCCATTATATGGTTCTTCGTATGGATGCGAGATACCTTAGAGAGGGTGAGCGTGTTCAGTACGGGGACTTCCTATGTCGTCTTCTTGGTGTTGATTTTGATAATCCTGATGGTAAGCCTATTGATGAGCGTCTTGATAGCCTTGGTGTTAAGTTCCTGAATTGGGCTATCTCTGAAATCTCTATTCAGTCGCTGATGAACAGACCTGGGTATGACAAGTCTGAGGATGCGTTCGTGGAGTTTGACTTAAATAATGGTTTCAATAATCAGATTTTTGATAAATGGCGAGACTTTAGCTATATCCCCAAGGTAGACGCTTACGTCAAGCTGGCTCTTCTGCACTCTGACTTGGTTCGTATCAAGATATACGCTAATCGCCTTACGGATTGGCTGAATAAGACCTATCCAAAACTCTCGGAAACACAGAAGAGGGAGTTCCCACTTATCCCTAACAACGATAGGTACATCAATGGCGAGGCTAATGCAGTACCTTTCGTTCTTGAAGGTTGGTACAAACAGAAGGAGCAGGCTCGTGACACGGGTGCTAAGATGGCTGATTATAGTAGGTACGAGCATCCAAGTCTATATGGTACTGCATCTTTCTTTGATGCGTATGCGTCTCCTAAAAATGGCGGTAGTGCCAATATGAACGGAAGAACCGAATATGCCAGCTCAAGCCTTAGAATGGGATTCTTAGGTGGTATGACGGCATTTTCGTCTTCTATGGATACCCCTACATTGGCTGGTAGTGAAATTTTCAGTAGGAGACCTTCGGACGCTGTCATCTCTGAGTCTATCCTTGGGCATACGGAGGACAATGGTTCATCGGCAGGTGCAGGGTTCTCTTATAGAGATGTCTCGGCTCTACATGCAAGAAGAAAGAGAATACAAGACTTTGGTGCTACACTCGTTCTCACAGAGAATATAATGACATCACGCTGGTGGTTTCAGTCGCCAGGATTGCGTAAGCCTTCGGACAATAAGAAGACTACAGCTCCTTACACGGCTGATGCAATGGATAACCAATACTATTGGGGTCTTGTATTTGCTGACCAGCTTGCATACTATCCTTGGGTGTATATCTCAAAAGACACGCACCTCAAGATGCTTCGTGCTTATGGTGTCGGTGCTAAGCCTACTACCGATTTCATCAAAAGCAGAGAGACATACGATAGGATTCTTAAAAGTACGTCACTTATCTTAGTTCCAAGTTTCTTCACGACTATCTATGGAAGCTGTATTCAGATGTATGACACCGCAATGGACAAAAACTCTGATATAGACCAGCTTATTGGTGCTATTGATATTCGTAAGAACTACCTCACTATGGTTGATGGCGTTGCTAAGTACGACACGATGTCAAGCCTTTCGGCTTTCATCCCTGCAAGCTGTTACTTGGCTATGTGGGGGTCTATCCCTTATCGCCATATGAAGCTCGTATTAAGCTCTTGCGGTGGGGTCTTTGAAGGTGGCATCACGGGTGGTAGCTTATATGGAGACCTTGCACTTATCGACCCCGTCAGGGCAACAACGAGGAGAGCTGTACGTGAAGCCCTTGAGGAGCTTGAACTTGGAACATCGGATGATACGACCACGACATCACTTGCTGGTCTTGACTCCCTTGGTGATAGGTTCAATATGGGAGATGCGGGTGATAGGATTTTGAGTTTTAACTTAGAGAAGAAATTAGCTCTAAGGAAAGACCTTATCTCCACCTTCTATCAGTCGTCTCGTGTTGGTTCGTATAACGCCACAAAGGACGTTCATAAGTTCACCTTCAATGTGATTAACAATGAGCTACTAAGCAACTCCCCTGCCCCGCATTTTAGTAAGGAGACGCTTGCGTATGACTTGCTTCAAGAACGTTCTATTGACAACGCTATCAGCTCACTCGTTTCAAGCACGAATGCCAAGATGAATAGGCTTCCAGCGGATGCACTTGCTCTGAACTACTTGAAGACAATGGCTAACACGTATGATAAGAGCTTCGATATTAACGACCTGAACTATAGCGTTCTGATTATTGAGACTGCAAAGACGGCTCTTCTTAATCTCGTGAAGTTCTATTATGCTAACAAGCTGGAAGTGAGCTATCCAGGAATCAACCTTCCTGAGATGGTGAACTTCTCCAATACGGGTATCAAGGGGCTTAATCGTCCGTTCTCCGATAGGGAACTATTATCTCTAACGGGGAACTACACTTCTGTTTCAGTAGACCCTATGACGAAGCTCGTAGCACAGAAGGGTCTTGATGCTGATGCGTTCGGCACTTCATATACGAGAGGAGGGTACTACGATAGTCTCGGGAAGATGGTATCCAATGCTACGGGATTTGAAAATCAGGCTGGGACAATCTTTGAAGGAAAGAAGAGACCTCGCCTCCTTGGTAAGGAATGGTATCTCTCGGAGCTTGCCAACCCGTATATGTCTGATGCGCTTAGACTGCATACGACATCCGTTCCATTTGCCTCAGGTGCTGGTGATAATTATCGTCTTCCTCTTTCGGGGAATGCGATGTACCTCACGCCTTCTCTTGTCACGCACGCTACACACGAAGGAAAGAACCACGAACGTGCATTCAGTATCTCCAATCAGAGCTACTACAAGACGGCAACGTATAACGACCTTCTAAACAACGATGACGTGATAAGGTTCTTCAAGGAGAATGAGGTCGTCATCAACAAGCAGATATTCCTAAGTCAGCCTTATTCATATAAGGATGATGGGTCTCTTGACTTTACTCCATTCGTATTCAACTCACTTCTTCATAGTGCTATTGAGTATGGAGATACATTCAGATGGAAGACGGCTAATAATGTTCCCGTTGAAGTCTCTCTGAAGAGTGGAGAAAACAGCTTGTATGAAATCTACTCACGCACTTACGGAAGGAAGACACCTCTACTTATTCCTTCGTATAAGAGGAAGGGCTATTCTGATACCATTGGTGAGTATATGCTTATCAGTGCGTTGAATAAGACGGCTGATGTAGACAACGCTCCAATATGGTCTCATGTTAATCCTAAGCCTATCAATTCACTTCCAATCCCATTCGTTAAGTATGGGTGGGATGCTCAGAACATTGAGAAGTGGACTAATCAGGATAACTTCGGGAGTGCTCTTTACAATGAAGTGAAGGCTAATAACGCACGTTCAGTCAAAGACCACAGAGGTAACTACCTCCTCCACTATGCACGTCTTTCTCCACAGAACAAGAATGCGGCTATCTTCACTGACCTATTCTGTAAGTACTCTCCTTATGAGCAGTACAATGGTATTACGTCAAGTAGGTATCATACGACTGCATCTAATGCAAATGGTAGAGACACACTGCACGCTGTGTGGAGGCTGAATGTCCTTTACGTCCTTTACCTTGAACATAGATGGGGGAAGGAAGTAGAGCGAGTACTCAAGGCTAAGGGAGCTAATGACCGAGTTCCATTCATTGATGATATAGCAAGGGAGTTCTTCAACGAGTGTATGAGGAAGACCGACCTTCCAAGTAACACCTTCACCAATATCACCAAGATGCGTGATATGGACTTGACTAAGGGTGGTGCTTTGAATAAGGTCTACAAGGAGATGGTCAATGTCCTTGAGGAATTCGCTCAGCGTGCTGTCTCTCTTGATAGAGGTACGGGTAGCCCCCTGATGTGGCTGTCTGTAGACCCCAAGGTGAAGGCTCTTAGTACCAACCCTTATGTAGCACCCAATGCAGGATACCCACTTTACCCTGCTTATGGGACTAAGACGGATTCCCTTGGTAAGGATGGCAACTTCGTACTTGATACCTATGGAGAGACCTCCGCTCCTCTACAAGCCGTAAGGTCTCTTGGTGCACACCTCCTTCTTGATGGTATTGCCAAGAACGATGTAAAACGTTCTACACTTAGAGGTATTGATGTACCTAATGATTGCTTCTTCTATGGGTTTAATCCAAAGGATGAAAGATATACGGGAACGCATAACTTCGCTAAGTTCCACTTTGATGCGAACAACGGGCGTAGAGTAGACAACTACGCATTCACCCCAAGACAAAAAGCAAGTGGTATCAACCTGACTGACTACACGAAGGAGAGTAGTAAGATTATCAAGGCATCTGCCTTTACGCTACACACGAAGAAGGCTTCTGCATATACCGACTTCCTCAACTCACCTTCTATCTCAGGTGGTACATCTGCTGATATGACTGCATTCAAGGCTGGTGCTGTTGATGGGGTCAAGCAACACGCCCCTTGGATGTTCTCTGCTCCGTTTAAGAGCAACCACTCGCATGCTGGTGTAGAACCTCAGGGAGGTAAGATGTATGCCCGTGAGATGGAGACGCTTTGGAATCCATATAGCGTCAAGCATCTTGTCGGAAGTGGTGGTACGGATAAGCTCAACCCTCTGATGATGTTTGGTACGTGTTCATCGTTGACAGACCTCAAGGGCGAGCAACTCTCAGGTGCTGTCGTCTCAGGTGTTAATATCAGTGGTGGTATGCTTTATGACCCACATTCTATCAAGCCCATATTCTTATATCCTGGGAATACCGATAGGACAAGATTTGGAGTCACTGCATCAAGAGAGAAGTACGATGTCTTCACTTGGGCTACCATCAAGGAGGACTATATGAATGAGCTTTGGTCTACACCTAATGAAATCACAACACCTTCTGCTCTTACCCAATCAAAGAAGGACGGGTTTGCTAATAGCGTAGAGGGTATTAGAAATAGGTATCTTGCTAAGGGCGTTAAGCCAACCTCTGTTAAGAGGACGGATGCACCCAAGGTAGAATCAACTATCTATGGTATTGACATCCTTATTGATGTAACTTACCGAGGTGAAGGGTTCAACACGAGAAAGAAGCTGGAGCATATCAGGGACTACCTGAAGAACTACGCAAGCGTCTTTGCTGGTGACGAGAACGTGAACAAGACGCTCAAGAACGATAAGGTGAATGCCCTTGGTATTGGCAATACGATGTTTGGTTCTTGGCTGACGAGAAACGATATTCCTGCGCAGAAGGTTACAGACTCTGATTATACCCTCCTTCAAAATCATCTTGGGGAGTCCATGACAAAGCCAAGGATGAGGGATGTATATACGGGTAGCCATTGCTACATTGAGCACCTGCACGCTTACGATGGAAGTGCTATGGCGAAGGCTGGTATCCTTGATACGATAGAGTTTGCAAACACGTTCTACGCCAGCTACCTTGCAAGGTTTATGTTCTCAAGAGTATATGTAGATATGTTCCCCGTACCTCTTGAAGAGCACCCTGCATTCTTCTCCGCTACTAAGCACCTTGGTAGTGGTGGCGTACTTGGCTTGCAACGTGTAGGCAATAAGGTGAACAAGAACATCTCTTATAGCGACTTCTTGAAGTATCAGAATGCACCTGAAATGGATGCTCGTCAAACGGAAAGGCTCGTCAGGAACATCAAGACCAACGGGATGCAGTCTGACGTAGATGATAACAGAACGAAGAAGTTCGGTGAGTATATCAGACGTATCCAAGTCGGTAGTGGCGGTATCGGTGACGTTTCGGTAAGAGGTGTTACTATCGCTGGGGTCAATCTCACGGAAGAGCAGAAGAAGGAAATCCTCTTTGAGACGAATACTGCCAATAGTAATATATCACCACGTCCTATCAAGTATGACGAAACCAAGAATGGTATCTTCATCAAGGATGGGGACAAGGTAACACTAAGGCTAAGAGTATACTCAACATCCATCTACGACTACATGACTACCGATAGGGTGAAGAATGTAGCGTCAGTGGATTACAATGATATGCCCTTTAGCAATGTCGGGTATGGCAAGGACTTCACGGATGCTATCAAGGCTACCAACGAGACGAGATACGCACGTACAGCGGAAACATCTCTTCCTTGGCACAACTACGACAAGTCTACCATCTTTGACTCTACCATACCTAATGCTTATACGGCAGGTGCATCGGAGGGTGATAATACACTTCTCTCGCATAACACGTATGGCTCGCTTCTTCCCTATCGTAGTGTCAATGAAATCTACTCAAAGGCAAATGGAACATTGTCGCTTAAAAAGACGAACCAAAGATATGGTCTATCTTACCACGATAGATTCCTTGAGCTGGGTGTAGTAGAGCCTTGGGGCGTTGATTCCTCCGATGCTAAAGTTGGTGATATTACGAGTGGCAGGACTTCTCTGAATGCAGGAGGATTGAAGCCTCTTACATTCGGTAAGATTCCACTTAATGTATTACACCGAAGAGTATCGCCTCCAATCTCAAGCGTAACTCTTGAGGGTTCGCAAGACGCTTCGTATAGACTTACGGAAGGTGAAGTGAACCTAATGCAGTATCACGATATTATCGGTATCGGCAAGGAGCAAGGTAGCGTTGGTGGTTTCTACCAAAAGTGGTTCTCTCCAAGCGAACTCAGCTTGTTTACGTTCTCAATGAACCAAATATCTGAGGATGAGAGTGTTACAATCAACAAGAAGTTGTATAGGCACGAGCCTCTTAAGAAGATAAGACCAGCTGAGTACAAGACCAACGAGGAGTATACTGATTATATCAGCAAGAGACTTGACAGAGGTCAGATACCTAATGTGATTGATAGGATATACGCTTCTCCTACTACGGCAACGTATTTCTCGGGAGGTCCAGCCCTTTCCTACAATATGCTTGTTACGAATGCAGTGGTAGAGCTTCAGACGCTTGACACTTCCATTATCCACAAGGAAGATGTAGCGAATGGGTTTACTAAGGTAGCCGAGATGCTCGGGGAGAAGGGAGACAATATCTCAGCTGTTGATGCTTGGAAGACCATCCCTTCATTCGTAGTGCCACTCTATATGAATGGTGACACGATGGTAAGGTATATTGACAAGTATGGCTACTACGAGGACGCTATGGAGATGAATGCGATGTTTGAAGACTCCATCGTATCTGAAAAGAGAAAGAGGGTTGAAGATATGAATATCGTAGAGCTTATTGAAAACTCCATGTGCTCTATCCCGCTCACCTTTGAAGACCCTCGTGGTATTCGTGGCTATGCGTCTCTTGACTTCGGTGGTATGAATGTACCTATGATTCATAGGACGCTCGGGGAGAGAATGAATTGGCTTGGCACGAGAAAGGCTACCAGCGGGTTCAATGTCAATGATTTCATCAAGGCTATTGGCGGTAAGGTGATGGGTGACGTAAGAACGAGTGATAACTTCAACGCAGAGGTATATATCAACTCGGCTCACGTTTATAGTCCGTACCACCTTGATACCTTTGAGTACTTCTACCCACTGACCTTTGAGTATGGTCTTACTATGGCATCGGAGACGAGAGAGAACGTCCTCAATGGTGTTCCTAATAGGTTGAGTGCTACGTATAAGACAAGAACTCAGTTCTCAGTGAACTACACCGCCCTTGAAAGGAATACTATCGGTAGCGTCCTATTCAATATGACGAATACCGCAAAGCCTTCGGGGTCAGTGTATATTCCAAAGCCTTCTAAGTCTATCACACGTTCGTATAGTGTTGGTATAAGAGACATTGAAGGAAGGACGAATGCAGAGCTGTGGAAGAGGGTAAACCATTGGAGATTCGCAGAGCGTGTCTATATGGACAACCCAAGTAACATGGACGTTCTTGAAAGGTTTGAGCAACTCAGGGAGATAGAAAGGCAACACGTCCTTGATGAAGTCCTCTTTGACTCATTCTACGAAATCCCTCTGAGGCTGTTTGAGTAATGAAGATACGACCAAGGTTAATCCTATCAGGGTTCTATAACTACTTCCTTGGAAAGAACAAGGTGCAGATGAGGAGGCGTTTGAACGTCTGCTCATCCTGCCCTGATAGGAAGGGAATGACGTGTGGTATATGCCACTGCTTCTTGCCAAGCAAATGCTCCGCTAAGTACTTAGAGGATGAAGAAGGAAAGTCTATCTATGGATGCCCTAAAGGCAGATGGTAATTAACGAATATAAGAACGCTCCTATACCCATTGCGGTGTAGGGGCGTTTGCTTGTAAAGGAGAATGTTCGTATATTTGCACATCACTATGGAGTAAACACACTCCGTATAAAACCTAAAAGTGACATGCAAGAAGAAATAGAAGAAGGACTTATCTGCAACGAGTTCAGCAAGTTTGAGCTTGTTGATATAGACGAGGTTGTTAGCCTCGGTGAGCGAGAGGAGGATGTCTACGACATTGAGGTAGAGGGGACGCATTGTTTCTTCGCCAACAACATCCTTGTCCATAACTCATCCTTCAACGCTCTTGGCATCATAGCAAGATACTTCGGTATTCCCGACAAGGAAATGATACCATTCCTTGAAGCCTTGGACGAGTATGGCATCCAGCCATATCTGATGAACTACCTTGATGTGTATGCAAAGGGAATGGGTTGTCAGGGAAATCTTCTTAACCTAAAGGTAGATGACATTGCAGAAGATATGATTATCTATGCAAAGAATAAGTATGCAGTCATCACGGACAAGAAGGATAAGTCTACGGGTATCCCTACCATCTCTACAACTCAGTCTGAGTTCACGAGAGAGCTGATGAAGGACTTCATCAAATGGGTCTTTAGTGCTGTAAGGGAGAATGACCTGAACCCTATCAGTATGGGCGAAAAGGTGATGGAGATTTACTCCACATTCCATTGCGGTAGTATTGATGATGTCTCTACCCTTGTTAATGTAAGTGATGTCCTAAAGGGCGTGTCAGTCAAGCCTTCCCTTGGTGTTGTTAAGTTCCCTATGGGTGCTATGCCACAGACGAAGGCTTCGGGGTATTATAACCTATCCATCCGAAGGGATGCAACACTTAGGAATAAATACAAGCTCATACAAGGTGATGAGGCTATTCGGTACTACTACACAACAAGCGAAGAATATCCTATATACGGATACCCAGCTGGATGTTTGCCTATTGAAGTAGCCCCTGAGCCTGATTATGGTAAGATGTTTAAGGTGCTTGTACTGCCGTTTATCAACGACACTATCAGGCTGTTTGGAATGCCCACTATCAGTGACGGGCTATTTGAGTAATGCTTAAAGACAAGATTGAACAATACAAGGATGACGCTATCCGACTAATCAACGAGAAGAAGCAAGACCTCAATCCCAGGACTATCGCTTCCTCTCTTTGGAGTATGACGGAAGGTGCGCTTGTTTCGTCTCTTCTTGAAGAGCCTCTTAACCTTGGAACTATATGGGGACGCTTCTCGTCTCCGTTACAAGGTGAGTGCATCGTGTGTGGCAAGAAGTCTGATATTATCCTTGATGGGGTATGCTCTGCTGAGTGCGCTATGAAGCACGCTAAGGAGACCGCCTCGTCTTATATGAAGGGATACGTCAGCACGGCTATTGACGGAGCTGTGAATGAGATTATGGAGACGAAGACCAAGCTCAACCAAGAGCTTGATAAAACGATTTCATCACTCACTGACACAGCAACGGAAACACTCAAGGCTCTTGATGTGAAAGCTACGCTCTTGGTAGAACAGAATGTCACAAGACGCACTGAGGAGGCAAATAACCTCCTACAAGAGCTTGAAACGAAATACACGAACATCTCTTCCACCTTGGTAGAGAAAGCGTCCCTGATAAGCCGTATTCAAGCCGAGAAGGAGAATGAGATTGTTGCCAAGCTGATGAAGGCTGTGACATCATTCGTTGCTTCTATTAGGAAGGCACTTGGAAGCATCAAGCTCCCATCCCTACCAAATAGCCCATATGAACATGCACTATCTGTTATAGGCGGTGTTTCATCGGCATCAGACCTCGCTATGTCAGGACTAACGAAAGCATACGAGGCAAGCTACAAGGCACTCACAAGTGGTGTCGCATCTAAATTCTCACTCAAGGCAGGAGGAATGTATATGTTCCTTACGCCTAAGAGTATAATAAAAGGAGACCCTAATATCGTCTCCCTTATCAAAGTCAATCAGAGCAATCCCGTTGGTTCAGTTCTCGGTGCTCTTGACAATACGCTTTTACCTCTCGTCTCAGAGAAGCTGTCTTCATTGTACAGACCAACGGAGGCGGATAGGTATAAGCCCGTAGGAGAGTTTGCTTCATTAGCATCCAAAGGCATCACCGCCCTCCCCTACGTCACTCCCCTTCTTGGACTATTCAACGCCTCTCTTGGCGGGTTCAAGATGACCGAAGAGGCAATGCCGTTATGGGAAAACCTAAACGTAAAAAACTTAGGGTTTCTCCTTTGGTCTCACAAAGAGTTCGGCTCGGTGGGGTCAAACCATTTCGGTTTGCCATTGTAATATAAACGTATATAAACGATGTCTATTAAAAAGAAGTTTGTATTTGCGTCCGTATTGTTTTTCTCATTGGCTTCCCCTAAGTCAAGTTTCGTAAGAGCGTCAGAGACCAAGATGGAGATGGATACCGCCTCCGTCAAAGTAAAGCTCAAGAACGAATATAAAGACACCAAGGAGAAGCTCATCAAGGAGGTAGACGAATATATCGCCTCAACCTCTAAGTCAAGTAGAATGACGGGAAAAGCAATCGTATCAAAGTCTATCTCTGAGGAGTTTGATATTACCCTGCTACTCGCCCAATGTCATATTGAAGGTCACTTCGCTACAATGGGCAGACCAAAGCGCACCAACTCTGCATTCTCTGTAGGGTGCTTTGACAATGGTAAGAGCGCATTCAGATACAAACACCCCGATGATTCTATCGAGCCGTACATCAAACTTGTCAAGTACAACTACATGGACGGCAGGAGCGTGGAACAACTTCTTCGTAGTGGCTTCCGTAATAAGAACGGAGCTAAGTATGCGTCAGCACAAGACTACGTCCCAAAGATTAGAAAGTGCATGACCAACATCAAGAAGTCCACCGAGATACATAGCTTGTATCAAACGCTACTATCCCTTAAAGGGAAGATAGAACAGAGCGAGTCCTGATAGTAGAAATCATCCAAAAGAAAGAACCGCCTTGAGATACGTAATAGTACCCAAGGCGGTTCTTGTTTTATAGGTAGGTAGTCCTACTAATCCTTTCTGTGCTCCCATATCAGCTGAGCAACTCTTTCCTCAAAGCTATTAAGGTTATAGCCTTCGGTAGCCTGCATAACAGCATCAAGAGCTTCCTGAGTGAGCTTGACGTTGTAGAGACCGAGCACAAGCTGAATGCGAACCCTAACTCCCTTGCGTGCGACAATGTCAGCACCGATAGCTCTTGTGAAGCATCGTACGAGATACTCCCCACCAGCAACAATATAAGAAGAGATATTCTTATCGTCCTTCTCTACGGGCATGATATTTGCTTCATCACCGATAGATGGAACGTACAGCTTAGCAATGTTGATGTCAAAGGACTTAATGTAGTCCGAGTTCTTAATTTCTTCCATAATCTTTTTCTTTCTTCTATTTCGTTTCGTTGTAAAAAAAAGTACACCCGAGATGTACATTGTAGAACACCTCGGGTGATACTTTCAGTTGTTAAACCCTTAGCGTAGTAGCCAAGCGATACCAGCAACGACTGCACATGCAAGAATAGCACCCACACCGAACATAGCCGCATGAACCTTATCTACCTTAGAGGTATTGTAGGCTCTATCCTTCTCACCGATAAGGAAGACTTCGAGCTTGTCCATCAGACTATCGTACCAAACGAAGGTCTTATCAACGAGCTTGATTTCCTTTGACTTACCGCTGTCAATGAGGAGCTTGAAATACTTCTCAGTGCCATCATTGAACAGAACCTTGTAGCCGTAGCTACCATCGGGGAACTGAAGGAATTGGAAACCCTGCGAATAAACGGACGTAGTACCTTCCTTAAGAAGACGTTCACGTTCTTCGGGGTGAAGCTGGATGACCTTGATGTCCTCTGCCTTTTCAGGTTGTGCAAAGGCTTTAGGGTCGTTGTAGTGTGGGTCGTTTTCTGCAAGACCCGTAGCTCCTGGCTGGAACTTGATGATTGCTTGTTTCTTACTCATTTCTTCTGTTAGTACCAACAATATATATTCTTAGATATTTACCTAATTCATATATATTATAGTACCGACAGAACCAGCCAAGTTTTTTTTGTAATCCTATATCAGGAATGACAAAAGATTGAACAATGCCGATAGGAATGAGCTAAGGACGGCAAATCCGAATAGTAGTAGGATGGATTCAGTACACTCTTCTTGTTGTTTGATATATCATTTATCCCTGAAATCCATAAATATAAAATACAGATGAGAAAGATAAACAGAACATACAAGTTCAGGTTGTACCCAACTAAGGCGCAAACCGAGTTGCTTGCAAAGCATTTCGGTTGCGCTCGCTTTGTGTACAACTACTTTCTCAATCAAAGACAAGAGCAGTATAGACTGACGGGAAAGAGTGACAATTACAATGCACAAGCTAAAACTCTTACCGAACTAAAGAAGCAGGAAGAGACTGCATGGTTAAAGGAAGTAAACGCTCAGTCCTTGCAGTTCGCTCTAAAGTGTCTTGACGTATCCTATACCAACTTCTTTAAGAAGCGAGCAAAGTTCCCTAACTTCAAGTCAAAGAGAACCAGGAGTAGTTTTACCATACCACAAGCCACTCATCTCACTAATGATAGGCTCTTCATCCCCAAGTTCAGGGAAGGCATCAAGTGCCGTGTGCATCGTGAGGTGAAAGGGAAGATTGGCAAGGTGACTATCTCTAAGACTCCGAGCGGAAAGTATTTTGCTTCCGTATGTACGGAAGAGGAATATGCACCAACGATTGAAAAGTCAGGAAAGGCAGTAGGTCTTGACTTGGGTTTGAAGGATTTTCTTACCACTTCTGACGGAGAAAAATTCAAGAACAATCGCTACACGAAGAAATACGAACGCAAACTTGCAACAGCGCAGAAACATCTTTCTCGGAAGAAGAAGGGAAGCAGAGGTCATGAAAGCCAAAGGCTCAAAGTTGCCCGACTTTACGAGAAGATTTCCAATAGCCGTGCTGATTACTTGCATAAGTGCGCAATCGGACTTGTTCGTAGATATGACATCATCTGCATTGAAGACTTAAATGTCAAGGGTATGGTGCGAAACCATAAACTCTCCAAGTCTATAAGCGATGCGAGCTGGTACAGCTTTGTAGCTATACTCACCTACAAGGCAGAATGGAACGGCAAGGAGGTGGTGAAGATTGATAGATTCTATCCTTCATCGCAGACATGTAGTGTCTGTGGAAACAGACACGGACAGACAAGAGATTTGTCTGTCCGTGAATGGGAATGTCCTTCTTGTCATACACATCACGACCGAGACGTGAATGCCGCAATTAACATCCTTCGTGTAGGGTTAAAACAATATACATCGGCAGGGACTGCCGATTACACGGGTGGAGGGGAAGTAAGAGCCGTCCTTTCGGAAAGCCATTCCTCTGCGAAGCCCGAAGCTCATAAGTCAAAGACTTGTGAGTAGTTCACCTCCTTCACTCAGGTCAATATCCTCTTCCATCATCATCTCCGCCTTTGAGGGGAGTTCGTAGTTGGGTCGGATGACCTTTTCATTAAGGAGTTCAAGAATTTCATCTGTGAAGACCGACTTGCAGAAAATCTTGTTTGCAGGGACGGACACGCCAAGGTGCTTCACGACATAACCTCGTGCGGTCTCCTTGGGTTGGAAGTACTTCTCAGCAACTTCTCCCGTATCCTCGTCCTTTAGTGCATCAAACTTCCTGCACTTAGCCTTGTCTGCATCAGATAGCTTCTCGTATTCTCTCTTCTCAAGAATTTTCCCTCTTTCAATCCCAACGTTATCCCACGTAAGGAACTTCTCAAGACCGATATAAGGGTTATTCTTCGTGAAGAAAGAGATGTAGAACTTAGACTTGATAGGCTTTGCAAATCTCGTCTTAGTAGGGTTACACGTTACGATACAACCTGATGACTGAATTTCAATACCAAGGTCTTCGCTCTCCTGCTTCAGCTTGTCGCTGATAGCATCCTTACCATCAAGTTTAGCCCTTGAGAGCATCATGATTATGGAGGCGTTGTAGTTCAGGGCTTCACCACCTGCGGCTTTTGCCGTTGGGACGTAAGACCCTTGGTCTACATAGACGTGGTTGGTAAGAATCATTGGAATATCCAGCTGACCTAATGGGGTCGTGACAGCACGGAAAAACTGAGCCGTGTACTTCTGCTTCGTTAGGTTCATCTTACCTGCCTCTCCGCTTGCCACTTGGTCAATCCCTGATGTCGTTGTGAGCGCACCAAAGCTATCAATGACAATCATAAGCCTTGGCTTCTCGGTGTCAGGGTCTGAAGCAAGTTGCTTTTCGTACTGAGTCATCAGGTTAGCTGTCATCTTAGAGATGATAGCTCCAATCTCCTCAATACTATTCGTCTGCTTCAGGATTAGCTTGTCTGTGTCAATGCCAAATCTGTCAAGACTTGAAACATCGTATGAGTTCTCGCTATCAAAGAGGAGACAAGTATATCCCATCTTCTGAGCTTCACGCATACAATCCATACACAGATAGGACTTACCCGTACCCTTTTCACCTGCAAACTCCACGATACGTCCCGTAGGAATACCCCCAAAGAGAGAACCACTCAGTGACGCATTTAACGTGTAGTGACCCGTAGGTATATACTCTCGTATCTTACCCACCTGACTCTTGCTTAGAATCTCAAGTGAGCTATCTGCACCTGTGATTACGTCCAAGAGATTAAAAGAGCTTCCACCGCCCTCTGTTGATTTCTTTCTTGCCATACGTTTCTTTTACCTATTCATAGCGAGTTATACATTTTGCTGTTTGAAATAGAATTGCTAACTTTGTCGTCACAAAGGTAGGACAAACTTTTGATTCCGCAAAATGGCGAGTAAAGAAAAAGAGGAACAGATAAAATACGTTCAGGAAGCCCCCTTAGAAGAAGGGAAGATGTCACCATACGACTTGGTGAAGCTACTCTATGAAAATAGGGCTATGGTAAAGAGTCTTAGAGAGGACACCCTTTCTAAGAACGCCTTTATGGTCAATCGTATTATGTCTATCCAATACCCTTTACAAGCCGATACCATCCAAAAAACGGGATGCTCACCACGACAGATGTTCTATGTATGGTGCTCTTTCCTTGAAAATATCAAGGCAAACAAAGTTCCTCAGGCAGTTTATGTTAAGGGGAGAAAGAAGCTGGAAGCAGAACTTTTTTCGGACATATTTTGCATACCTGCGGAAGATTTACTACCTTTGAGCAGGTTTGCAGGAGTAGAGTGCAAGACAATACAATATGCGTTGTCTAACGAATACATGAAGCAGATTGCGCTACGAGAGTACGAAGAATACAAGGAACACGAAGAGCGTGTCACGAAGCAGACCTCACGAGTAAAGAAAAAAGATATAAACGATATATTATAATGAGTACATTGACATCACACGAGCGGAATACCATCCGCCTCCGTCTTCAAGCTCTTGAGAGTGGGGACAAAGAGTGCGTGGTAGCTCCTATCTCTTCATTTGATTTCACTCAGATTAACCTTCCCTATGCCATTGTCCGAAAGGACGAGAAGGGTGATGTAAATATCACTCTTGATAGCAATGTGCACGGGGAGATGGGTAAGCATTGGATGAAGGTATACCGCCCATTCCTACGTAACATTCGTGAGAACAAGACCGAAGGGTATTATATTGTTCAGTACTACGAAACGCAGGAAGATAAGGCTTTAGGTAGAAAGACCTTTGCGCTTATCAGAGTGTTTAACACACAAGAGCAGGAAGACGATAAATGTATCACTGCGAGTATCTCTGAGCTTGAGGAAATCAACAAGCCGTCATCGGTAAATAAGATTTCCGAGCTTAAGAAGAAGTTCCTTGATATTGCAAACATCACTTATCCTCTCAATGTCCTTTCAAGCTACTTCTCCGAAGGCGATAGGTATATGGCTATCAAGAAGAGCCGTAGGGTTGGTCTTGATTATTCGTACTCCCTTGATGGTCAGGCTTACAGCGTGGTCTGTGGGGATGAAGATGAAGACCTTATCGGAGTAGAGTACGAAGTGGAAGATGAGGAAAGAGTTCAGAAGAAAACTGCCCCTCAGGCTGAGACGTTTGTGAGTATCTTTGATATGTTCTAAGCGAACGAACACACTATATATAAGAATGAGTATTACAAAAGAAGCCGTAAGGCTATTAGCGAAAAAAGCGAAAGTACAGCAGTCAGTAGAAGAGATTGCTCTTGAACATGCAGACGGCATCCTCGTGCAGGAGAGAATTGACCTTCCTTCGGTATGCGTATATGTATCCAAGGACACTAAGATTTTCTTTACCTCGCAGTGGATGAACGACTACGATACTATCGTGACACGCAAGAAGAGATATGGTGCGATTGAGTTCTCTATCAACCGAGACCTCAGCGAAGCGTGCGACAAGCTCCGAATGTATGTCAATGGTATCTTCAAGGCAATGAAGATTAAGGATAACTCCATCCTTTGTCTTGAAATCTCCTACCTGCCGTCATCAGGTAACTATGCCCCATATGGGGTATCCTACAAAGGAATGCACACGAAAGGCTACGAGTTTGTCATCACCCGCTCTGCCGTTGTAAGGGAGGATGGGAGTATTAACGACATTCAGTCTGAGGAAGAATTTGAGTCCATTATTAAGAATGTCTCCGAGACGTTCCTCCTGAGAAAGGACTACTCTATTCATGAACTCAGTAGCATGGCAGATTTGGCAAATAGGGAATACATATCAGATATGCCTGATGCTATCTACTTCCGCTTCATCTCTAACACGTACGAGTGCATGCCAAACAGCTGGAAGAAGCTCTCGTTGAACACCTCAGTGCATCAGATTCGCCCTCGTAGGTCTACCCTCTTCAAGGCATACTATTTCATCTTGAGCGACTTTATAAGAGCTTATACGGAAGGTATGGCAAAGGAAGACCTTGAATGGGTGCGAGCGCAGTACGCTGGGGATTATATCAGACGTGTAGGAGAAGTCGCCTTGGTCTATTTCAAGGGGCTTGATATGCAGGTTCTGAAGGAAAACAAGATTGAGCCACGTCTACTAAGACCACAAGACCAATACTCTTATCGCTCTGATATTAACTACAACTACATCAATAACGAAGAGCTGAAGGGAATGCTTCGCTCAAGTGAGATGTACAGATGTATCTACACGCTCCTTATGGTTGCGCTTAGATTCGTCAAAGACAAGGAAAAGGTTGGCGACTATCTTTCCGATGCTGAGCTAAACAAGCTCAATGCAATCATCGTAGACCTCCACAAGAGGCACGACATTGCAGGATAGCAACTACAATCCTAAAACAACGGCATTCTCGTGATAGACGTAAAATCAACGATACAAGGAATGCCGAGCAACTTGGAGAGACTTATGTTTCTCCGAGTTACTCGGGACGCATCTACCATTCGCTCATTCACCGAAGACATCTTTGAGGATGAGCGTCTAAGGAGATGTTTCAAGACTTTCTCCATCTACGTGGATAGGTACAAGGATATGCCTGACTTCAAACTGCTGTCAGGTCTTGTCAACACCTTCCAATCCAAGGGCATCCTCGGTGTAGAGAGTGAAAGCAGAGAGGAGATTACAGACCCATTTGTAAACCTCCTATATGATGAATCCTTTAGGCAGTCTGCTGTACAAGAGGAAAACGAGTGGCTTGACTCTCAGATTGACGAGCGTCTCAAGAAAGTAAGTATTGAGAATGCTCTCCTCGGTGCTACCTCGGCTTTCCGAGATGGTATGTATAAGCATAAAGACCCCGTAGCTGTTGTCGGGGACATTACGGAGAAGCTACGTGAAGCCACTCTCCCCATAATGGCTAAGACTGATATAGGTCTTGACTTCTACAATCCTGAACACCACAAGCAAGATGAACTTGAACGTACCTCTACGGGCATCACGTTCCTTGACAAGTGTTCCAATGGTGGTTATTGGAAGGGGTCGCTTTGGTGCGTCATGGGTGCTCCCAAGTCAGGGAAGACCTATACTATGCACAACCTCCTTGCCTCAGCTGTCCGTGCTGGGGTGGATACCTGCCTTGTCTCCTTGGAGCTTGCACGTACAATGTGTATGAGCCGTATCGGCAGTAACCTCCTATCCATCAATATCAGTCAGTACCAATCGGCTGAGGAGAGTGGTGTGGTAGGTTTCAAGCTGAAGGCAATGCAGGCTTCTAACTTTAGGAATGGGCGACTTGTCGTTCAGGACTTCCCTACGTCAAAGCTATCAGTAAGCGAGCTTGCCTCGTACCTTATCTCAACGGAACGTTCGCTGAGTAAGCCAGGTAAGCCGTTTAAGTTCAAGGTTATCTTCCTTGACTACATCAACCTGATGTCAGATGAGAAGGGAAGTAAGAATGACAACTCCTATACTAAGATTAAGAACATCGCAGAAGGTCTAAGACGTATTGCCAAGGAGAATGATTGGTGTATCGTAACGGCTACTCAGACCACTCGCTCTCAGACGGACACGGAAGAGATTTCAGCTACGGACGTATCTGAGTCTTCGGCTCTCAATGCAACGCTTGATATGATGTTTGGTATCATCAAGTCTCCTGCAATGGATGCGAATAATGAGATGTACCTCAAGTGCCTTCTCTCCCGTGCTGGTGGCATGAATACCAAGCAGAGGTTCATCCTCGAGAAGGACTATATGCGTGCTACCGAAGACCTAAGTCCTGGTGGTTACTTTGACCCTTCTGAGGGAGAAAAGCAACGCTCCTTCTACAACAACGAAGCAAGTAGCAATGGACCTCAGAGAAATCTGCAAGGGCAGTCGGCAGGAAACTTCTATGGTCATCAGAACAAGGGTGACTTCTTCAAGAAACTTGAGGAGGTAGCAGGGTCTTCACTCTCTGAGTACAACGACCCCAAGACGATGCAGAAGTTTGGAGTGACGGGCGCACCTAATGATGCACCAAGGCAACAGCCTAACCTAATCTCCCATACGACTTCTGAACCGATGTTCATTGATTCAGACGATGCACCTCCCGCTCAGCCAGCACAACCAGCTCAGGTAGTAGTGGAAGAGCAGGTGGACAATAGGCAAAGGATACAGCCAATGGGTATGGGTTCTGCAACGCCTCCTCCAAGGATGACGGACTTTGCTCCAAGTGGAGGGCGGGCTTCGGATGACCCTCTCAGTCCGAACTACGCAGGAGGCTTTGAAGCCCTTGGAGACCCACTTGAAGCACTTGATAGGGGACTTGGCATACAGCCGATAGGTATGGGAGCGTCACATCCGACACCACAGCCCACTCAGGTAGCTCCAACTCCACCACCACCTACTCCTGCACCGCCCACTTCACCACCTCCACCTCCTGCTCCGCAAGAGCCTCCAACTCCTAAGTACACGGCTAAGCCGAAGTACACAGCGAGCAAGCCTTCTAAGTTAGAGTACCCATCAAGAGCAGAGCCTGCCCAACAAGCTCCGCAGGTAGAGGAGAAAGCTCCAATCTATAATAACGTAGAGGAAGAGAAGGCTGGGTACGACATGATGCTGTCAGCTGTCCATATGGTTCAGCAGACACTCGGAGCAAAGCTGGAGAAACCGCTTCCAACGTTTGAAGAGTTTAAGAAGAACAACGAAGGCTCTTAATACGTAACGGAATTGATACCCCCTCTCTGCCTCTTATATTAGGACAATTATATATGCAAGAGGAAGAAGTAAGAGGGGAGCGTATTGTAAACCTCACAGAAAAGAGAGGGGGTGTCAATCCCGTATTTGAAAGCTCTTATAACAACGGAGCAGAGTATGTCAAATCTCAGCTAAAGAATAAGCCACGTCTTGACCCGTCTGTATCGGATTGGTATCAGGATGCTACAACGGATGATATAGTAGGGAACTTAGAGAAGAGAGCTTTGGCTGTTACTATCCGAGAGATATACGAGGATAGCCCTTGGTTTCAAGAAGACCAAGCAGACGAAGAATACCTTATCAGGGTCGTATTCGCCAACAGAGCCTCTCAGCCATTCCGAGATATGTTTGAGTACTTCTACACAAAGCTAATCGGAACATCGGAAGGCTATACTATATATGACATTGTCCTTGGGTTTGGCACGTTCTTTGACATAGAGTTTGAGAGACTCTGCAATGAAATCCTAACACTACAAGAGCGTCACTCTCTCGTAGAAGAAATCCATCAACTCGGCATCAAGAGGAGGGAAGATGTAGAAGCACCTATCTCGGTGTTTAATATGTAAGACCTACAAAGGATGCTGTTACTAACAAACTAAACAGAAATGAGTGCAACTCAACCGCTTGAGTATACAAATAAGCTCATACTCGTTAGCGACATCCACTTCGGCGTTCGCAACGACAGCGCAGAATGGCTTGATAATATGTCATCCTATTTTGCCAACTTCTTCATCCCTCTTGTAAAGAGCAAGGCGAATGAAGGTATCGCAGTCTGCATCCTTGGTGACTTGTTTGACAATCGTCAGTCCATCAACATTGACACGATGAATGTCGCCTCGGGAATTATCCGTCAGATAGCTGAGATAGCCCCCGTGTATGTAATGGCAGGGAATCACGATATGTCAAGACGAAGTGACAGCTCGCTCAACTCCCTTGTCATCGTAAGAGGCATCCCAAACGTTTGCGTCATAGATGCCAATTCAATGGTTCACTTCAAGACGGAGAGCGGGCGTGGTTTCATGACTCAGTTCATCCCATATACGGGCATCTACTCAAAGGAGACGGAAGCGGTAAGCAACTCAGACGCTGACTATATCTTCCTCCATACGGAAGTACTTGGTGCTATCTTTGACTCAGGTAAACCCATTAAGGATGGCGCTGTGACGACAGCGTCACGAGCTAAGCGTATCTTCTCGGGGCATATCCATAAGCGTCAGGAGCTGGGTAAGTTCATCTATATCGGTAGCCCGTACCATTTGAGGAGGTCTGACGCTGGTGACTTGAAAGGTGTTTATATCCTTAACGTAGAGGACGACTCGCTTGAGTTTGTCCCTAATAAATACTCGCCAATCTTCCAGGCATTGACCTTGCAGTCTCTCCTTACGATGACGCTCTCGGAGTTCAAGTCGTATATCACGAACAACTATACCGACATCATCGTCCCAAGGGACAAGGCAGGGGATATTGAGCCGTATGAGCTTCTCGCTTTGCTTGATAGGTCTACCTATAAGGATGTAAAGTTCTCCATTGAGAAGGGCTTAAAGATGACCGAGGAAGGGTTGCCTATTGAGGAAGAGATGCCTATCTCGTCACTTGAAGAGGTCAGCTACAAATACATTGATGAGCTTGACCTCCCGAAGGAGGAGAAGGAGCATCTTGTGGATTTGATGAGAGGGTATTTCAATGTCGCCAACGAGAAGGCGAAAGAAGTCTAATTTTATAACTTTATATTAAATGGAAGGAGACAAGAAGATTAGCCACTACGATATCGATTTCATCAAGGAGGTTGGAATAGATGGCGCTATCACGCACTACCGAAGAGTAGCCGCTGGTAGGCTGATTAAGCATAGCCAAGAGTTATACGACCTCGTCAAGGAGGGAAAGTTAAGCCTAAGACAAATTGCGAAGAAGTTTAACACTTACGAAGATGTCATCTACTTCTACTTGTACTTTGAAGCCATCTTTGAGCCTATCAAGTACAAGATAGTGACTAACTACCCTGACCCGCCATATCCGCTTAACGAGCACCCTGAGGTGTACAAAGCCCCGTATAATTATAAAGATAGGATGTAAAAGGAAGAGGAGAGGATTTCAAGTCCCCTCCTCTTCTGTCTTTAGTAAATCGTCCAAGTCTCAATCGCTTCATTCTCCCAATCTTGATAGGAGAGCGTATAGTATCCCATTGTACCATAGCTCGTCCCCCACGAGTTCCTGAGAAGAAGGCTTTGCGTCTTGTCGTTATATCCCACAATGCAGATGGCGTGACCACCATAATCTCCACTGCCATTCCAAAAGTCATCACGAGACATAGATTTGACAAACAGCCCTGAAAGCACGGGTCCATTCATCACGATAGCGTTCTTCAAGTCACTCAGCTCAGTAACAAGACCATACCCAGCTATTTGGTACTTCCTTCCAAGCTGTTGTATGTACACGCCACTTGTCCTGATATATTCAAAAGCAACTTTGGGACTCATACCTATATCCCTTGACCTATCTCTACGCTGTTCGTAAATCTCTATCTCCTCAATACCATAGTCAATTCCCCTTGTCTTCTTTTCGGTGTTGATTAGGTAGTTCACCATAGCTGAGCAAGAATGTGCTACGCAGTGCTGGGTTGAGCCTTGGTCTTCAATGGGAGGCATTATCCGCTGGCAGGAGAACGAGGTTGGAAGCCCATCTATCCCCATAGAGAAACGTGGGGTATCCCTCGTGATGTCTGATGGCTTATAGCCACCTAAAAGTCGCTTATCCATATTAGATTACAAAATATACATTAGTAGGAGATTTTCTTTGATAGGTGGTAGTTCCCATCTTCGCTTATCGTCAGTCGGTAGATGAACAGAGTGTCCTTCCCTGCAAGCACGCAAGAGTACTGAGTGAGGTCTCCGTTAGCCCCTCTACCAAAGGTAGAAGGTCTCCAATGACCGAGGCTTGGAAGAGCCTCTTTGTGGATATAGGTTCTTAGTTGTTCCTTGTTGATGACGCTATCCTTTATAACGACCTCAATGTGCTCTTGCTGACCTGAGCCATACTCAATAGAGCCAGCATTTTTCTTCGTCTCACACCCTACAAGAGCGATAGCTCCGAAGAGTGCAACCGCCAAATACTTGGTGATTGATTGCTTCATTTGTTTATATGATTTCATAGTATTACCTTTGTAGAGAATTTAGGTTTGAAACCCCATATGCAAGTAAGCGATACCCTCATTAGTAAGGTAGAAGATATACTACTAAAGAAGTTCCCAACCTCTGCCGTGAAGCAGAGAATAAACGTCAGCGAAGCTCAAATCAACTTCGCTTGTCCGCTATGTGGGGACTCCAAGAAAAACGAGTTCAAGAAGCGTGGTTCTATCATCCTTCATGGGGAACACGAAGGGATGTATAAGTGCCATAACTGCGGTAGGTATATGTCCTTAGAGAAGTTCCTTGTAGAGGCTTCAAGTGCTGGGAGTGTCTACTTTGATGAAGAGCTTGTCAAGGAACTCAAGTCAGCACCAAGAGCCAAGAAGAAGACATCCAAGGAAACAGCACGCAAGGCAGGGAAGGCTATCGGTGTGCTTATTGATGACGAGATTGTCAAGAGGTATTGCTACCACAAGACGCACCTGATGGCGCACCTCGGATACGTCCTTATAGATGATGCGCCACAGCACGCCAAGGAATATCTTACCAACAGAATGCAGTACTCCTGGGATGACTTTCTCTACTCAAGGAAACTCAATGCTATCATCATCCTCAACCAAACCCTGACGGGTCACGTTTTAGGTTTGCAGTATAGATTCCTATCCCCAAAGAAAGGTCAGGCTAAGTATCGCAGTATGGGGTACGAAGAGATTGTCAAGAAGATGAAGGAAGGTGAGGACTTTGATATAAGACTTGCCGTTCCCGAGGATACCTTAGAGACACTCAAGGAGCTATCCTATTTCTTCGGAATAGCCAAGGTAGACCCATCAAAGGAAGTAACCATCACAGAAGGCTTCTTCGATGCGCTCCTTATACCTAATGCCATCGCAACGAGTGGGGCTGGCAGAACGCCTCCTAAGCTCTTCAAACGAAGGTTTATGTATGATGATGACGAAACGGGAAGAGCCAAGTCCTTAAAGGGTCTGAAGAATGGAGATTACGTCTTCCTTTGGAGGAAGTTCAGGAATGACTACCATATCCCTGATAGGAGCAAATGGGACTTCAATGACGTATTCATTTACCTACAAAGCAAAAAGAAAACGATAGGAGACCTCTCTCCTTATTTCGGAAACGATAAATTTGATTTAATCAATGTCTAAAGAAGAACGACTGAAAGAGCTTCTGAGGCAAAGGGACGTGCTGGATGCTGAGCAGGCATCGGCTAAGCTCCTGATGAACGCCTTTACGGGTGTCCTCGGCAGTCAGTCCTCAGAGTTGTATAGTCCTGCGCTCTACGAGGCTATTACAATGCAGGGGCGACAGATGACACGTATAGCATCTGTACTTATCACATCATACTTCAAGGGTGCATTTCAGAAGGACGAGGAGCTACATAAGATACTCGGCATATCTACTGAGAAAGCAAAGACCCTTGACATCAATACGCTTGACCTGCCAAAGGACGAGAGTGGCAACCCAAGCCTTGAGATATACTCAAACACAGACTCTGTAAGCGGAGACACCAAGGTATATGTTGATGAGTTTCGCCAAAGACCTAAGACGTACTCCATAGAAGAACTTTGGAATAAGCATTACAATATCCTCAAGGAGCACGAGCATTTTGAGAATGACGGGAAAGAGTATATCTTTGTAGGGAACATGCTGATGTTCACTCCGACATTCAACGGAGACCACGTCTGCTCCAACCAAGTGTCTTATCTGTATAAGCACAAGGTGAAGAAGGAGATGTTCGCTATAAAGGCTTCTGACGGGACTGAGGTCAAGGTCACATCAGACCATAGCATCTTCGTCTATCGTGACGGGAACGTCATCCAAGTATCACCATCTGAAGTCCAAAAGGGCGATAGGCTCATCAAATTAAAAGAGAAATAATTTATGGCAACTGAAAAAACGAGTATCAACGTCCTTGGCATCAATGACGAGATTGGGAGCATCCTAATGGCTCTCAAACAGCTTGATGTTAATGTAGGTACGTTCTATACCATAGGCGTTAATAATACGTGCCTTGATGTCATCAAGGGGAACTTCCCTTCAACGAACATCGTCAAGGTGACTGAAGACACCAAGGATTTCAAAGCCGACCTTATTATGGCGAAGAACATCTTTGGTGGAAGCTCTCAGTCCAATGAAGATGACGATGAAGAAGGAAGCAATGAGTCTCAGCTCGCAATCCTAAAGCACTACATTGACCTCTTCTCCGAAGGAGAGAATGAAGTCCTTTGGCTTCTTGAGGAGCGAGTGCTATCAAATGCGGACGAAGAGCTTGTAACGAGAACGCTTGGTACTACACCTTGTAAGATTAACGCCTCCCTCGTCTCAGCTCAGAATAAGGAACGTCTTTATTGGTCAAACCTCGGAGAAGAAGACATCAACCTCTTCGGGGAGAAGGAGACCAATATCCCTATGCCTCAGGACAAGTGTGTATCTCTTGGGAAGCTGGTTAGTGATAAGGAGGAGGATGAAGATAAAGAGAAGTTCACCTTCGTAAGTCTTGAGGGCGTTACGATTCCCGACCTCTCTTCTGTTGATACCGCATACTACGTGAGTGGTGCTATCCGTATCCGTGGTGAAGCCAAGGAACGTGTGCTGGAGCTTCGTAAGGATTCCAAGTCTAATGCTATCACCGCATCCAAGGTGAAGTGTCTTGTGGTCTCGGTAGACGGACGAGGGAAGGGTGATACTCGTATTGAATGTCGCCACCTGACTATCGGAGAAGTAAAGAAGCTATACACCATTCCTTCCGAATACGACTTCTCCCGTCTGAATACATCAGCATGGGGCGTTCTATCCCGCTCGTCCGTTGTGGATATTCTCGTGCATATCCTATCATCCTCAAAGGCGTTCGACACTCTTAGAGAGACGGCTAAGGCTATGCCTATCGTTCAGAACTATAACGCCAAGGATTGGAATGAGCTTGCTAAGCGCATCTACGAGAGTGCAGTCAATAGGGGTTTTAGTGAAGATGCGATGGAAGCATCAAATGCTGGGATGCTTATTGTCAGTAACCTAACAAGAGCCTATTCGCATGACGAGTTCGGTGTTGAGAACGTCTCTATTGGTGGCAAGGAAAGTATCAGAGAGGTTATGAATCTCGTTGAAACGGGTTGCACTGCGGACAAAATAATTTGCTCCAATGGCTCATCCTATGACCATACGACAAACTACTTCTTTGGTGAAGTATTTTGTCTTGCTCTATCAGTAATGATGAATGATAAGGAGTTTGAAGGGTTTGATGAATTATATAACGTCTCCGATGACTTTAGTTATTTTGAAGATAAGTACCGACTTGATAGCAAAAAGGTATCAGCGATTTGGTCTATCATAGAAGAATACCTTTTCCGTATTGAATGCTTCTTTAGGTATCCTTGCATCCTTGGATATATGATTAGGCTCGCAGATATGTTCGGTGTAGACGCTTACGAAAGCACCATCCTGCGACTTACCTACAACGAACTTCAGGGTTACACTCACAGATAACACATACGAATATGTACAACGACATCACCGAGGAATATCTCACAGAACTCGCAAAGAAGGTCTACGACAAGCTCCCCGTCAAGCCTGAGCCTGACAAGAAGGAAGACAAAGTCTTTCCCGAAGATGAACTACCATTGCCATCAGAAGGAGATATGGAGTTCTACTTCAGCCTAAGAGAGAGTATGCTGAATGAAGTCCACGAGCTTTTAATATGTACAGCGGAGTATCCGACAGACCCCGTTCAATATGAAGAGTGGATGTTCGAGTATATTTGTGAATGCTTAGAGGAAGGCAACAATACGGAAGAAGCAAAGCGTATGCGTTCTAACGTAACTCCAATGTTGATAGCACAAGCTATGGAGTATCCACTCGCATACCTTGGTTCTCACTTCAATCCGTCAGGGAAAGTGTCTCTTGAGGAATACGCTTCCGTACTGAAGGCATTTGATGACGATGCTAATAGTTCTTTGTGGCACATCTGTGCAAATGGGTTCATAGGCATTACGGGAGACTATATGTGGGACTGCAACATTTACCTTGCTGAACTTATGTACATTGCAGAGATGTGTAACATTGACCTAAAGAAAGCCCTTGACGAGTACGTAGGTAAGAGGACGTTGGAGTTTTAGTATCAAGCTAAATCACATTGTGGCTATGAGTTGAACTCGCATTCCAAAAGAGTGTGGTTCGCTTATAGCCACTTTTTTATTTGGAGATTTGGTAGAATGGAATGTTCTATGTACCTTTGCATTAGAAAAATATAAGAAACAATAACAGAGACATGGCAACATATAATGAAAAGGTCGTCCTTGAAATCATCAACTGCATAAAGGAAGGAGGTTTCCCCCTCTACCTTGATGTAGATAAGGGACGAGTAGAAGTTCTAACTCCTGATACTCAGGTCAGGATGTTCACCAATATGCTCAATATGGACGTAGTGGAGAGCGGTGTAGCTTCATACAAGTGGGGTGATTACTACCCTGCTGGTGGGTATCATATCACCTTTGCCAAGGAGCATAATGATGGTCACACATCACTCCACGAAATAGCATTCAAGCCTAAGAAGAAGTAAGATGCTCTACATCATAATCTTGATACTCTTCGTTATCTGCGTCAATCAGGGCGATAAAATCCGCAGGTTGAAGCGAGAGTTAGATGAAGCCTACAAGAGCAGAGAGAGCCTGCGTACGGGTCTCTCAAACAATATAGAGATGCTGAGAGAACAGCTCTCTCGCTACAGATAATAACATGACTAAGGAAGAACTTGAAGCCTCACTTCAACCTCTCTTTTGGGAGAGAGCAGTAGATGGAGGATATTACAGCAGAACGGGTCTCACCTATGACCTGCACATATTCCAAATGCCTAATGAGTCTTGGTGCATTGAGGCTCAGGCTGGCAGTCTTTATAGTGGAGTGACCATTGGGTTTGCAGGAACGCTTGAACGTGCGAAGGAAATAGCACGAGAGTACCAGGTCATCAAAGTTTGCAATATGTTTTACACTAAGAGCTAACAATATGGAAACGAATGCACCAAAGATAGAATGGAAGCACCGCTGGAATAAAACATTTGGTTCATACCCTATCAACGATGAATATCGTGCTGAATATATGTTCTTTGACCACGATTTTGGATATGGTTCTTGCTTCCGTTGTTTTCGTATCATCCTTCGTTCAGACGAAGATATAGACGAGGTTGGGTTTGATGATGAAGCCATTGAAATAGGATGGGGTCTACCAAACGAGTATGAAGCAAAGCTCGTCTGCGAGAATGAGCTGAAGGACTTGCTTGAGAGAAGCAAGACTGCCACCAACATCATGCAATTATAGCAAAAGAGAAATCTCCTAAGGCAAACGCCTCGGGAGATTTTTTTTGTTTGATGTTTGGTGGAATGAAAAACTATCCTTACTTTTGTGGTGTGGGAACGCCCCACCATAGATTAAAAATAGAATAGAACAAGGATGTTACGAGCAATCAAAGTAAGATTATACCCCAACAAGGAGCAGGAACAAGAGCTTAACAAAGTTCTTGGAGCTTATCGTTTTGTGTATAATCACATGCTTGCTAAAAGAAAGAATGCTTATGAATCAGACAAGACATTCCTAAAGGTAACGGAGTTGTCAAAGTGGTTTCACGGAGTATTGTTGAAGGATGACCAATATGCTTGGCTGAGAGAGCAGAATACGCAGGTAATGGGTCAAGCCATCAGGCAAATGGATGTCTCCTACCAAAACTTCTTTAAGCATGACAAAGACCTCCCAGTGTTTAAGGCGAAGAAAGACAAGCAATCAGCATTGTTTCCTCGTAATGCGATTTCAAAGTGCAACACGTTTGAGACGAAACATATAACGCTAATCAAGTCATTAAAGAACCTGAGATTCCGTTGTTCAGACCTATATCACAGACGCTTACGGGAATACAAGGATAGTATAAGGAGTGCAACTCTCTCGAAAACCAAGAGCGGGAATTTCTTCTTGTCAATCCTCATAGATGCCCATGAATCGGAATACGTCAAGTTTAAGAAAATGAACAAGCAAGTTGGCATTGACCTTGGAGTTAAGGACTTCGTCATCACCTCGGATGGAGTTGTGTTTGAAAACAAACACTTCTTCAAGAAGGAGGGAAGGAAGATTGCGAAACTCCAACGTCAATTAGACCGCAAGAAGAAAGGTTCAAACAACCGAGACAAGCAGAGGATTAGACTTGCAAGAGCATACGAACGACTAACGAACAAGAAGGAGAACTATATCCACTTTGTTGTGAATGAAATACTCAAGTCCTACGATATGGTCTTTATGGAAGACTTGAATGTTCAAGGAATGATAAGAAATCACAACATTGCCAAGGCAATCCGAGAAGTTGGGTTCGCAAGATTCAAGTCAGTCCTACAGAGCAAAGCTCTTGCAAACGACAAGCATGTCGTCCTTATTGACAGATTCTACCCAAGTTCAAAGACTTGCTCGTGCTGTGGGTACAAGAAGAAAGACCTGAAGCTCAGTGATAGGGTTTGGACATGCCCCGAATGCGGGGAGCATCACGATAGGGATATAAACGCTTCAAAGAACATTCTGCTTGAAGGACAGCGAATGCTCAGAGAAGCTCAATAGAAATCAGTAGGCATCCGTAATGCCGAATTTACGCTTGTGGACTGCCCTCCTATGGATGACCGAGCCTTGCGCTCCTAAAAAGTAGTGGCAGGTTGAAGCAAGAAGTGAGAACTATATAAACAATTGATTTTCATGCACGTTGGGACGTTTATGGAACTGAACATTAAGAACCTAAGAGACCTCGTTCTTCCTCTTGAATGGAACGACAGCGGGTATGCAGGTTTTGCAAATATCTTCCAAGACCTCTTTGTAACGTACTATATCATCTACAATGAAGAGGCAGAAGGATACTACTGCTTTGTTGAGACGGGTATGTACATGCAGAACGAAGAATGCTACGAATACATTGAAACCGCAAAGACCTTACCCATCAACGGAGAAGAGTACCTTGAGACCCTGAAAGAAGCTCAGCGTTTCTGCAACGAGCACTACAAGACCGACCTCTTGCAGAACTTTAACCTAACGAAAGTAAAGTGACATGAGCCTATTAACTTGCATCATTGCAATCTCCGCACTCATTATATTCTTCACCATTGCGATAGGCGCAATCTTGATTCGCCACTCTCGTGAGAAGGTGCGTATGGCGGAGAAAGACCACGAGATAGCTACACTGATGTTCTATCTTGAAGATGGGGATAAGCATATTTCCGAGCTGAGTGCTTCGGTATATACCCTCAAGTCTCACAATGTGAAGCTAACGAAGCAGAAGAAGGAATCTGAGACAAAGGTTAAAGAATTGGAGAATGAAATCATCAAACTTAAAGAACAGCTGGTCAAGTATGAAAGCGCAGGCAATTAAAGAGGTTCTCTTTCATATCGCCCTGAGCATCGCATTCGTTGCTACCTTCTGCGTCTATTGGCTTGGTGACTTCACTGAACCACTGCGTGGCTTCATCCTGATGCTTTGCCTTGTAGCCTTCTCGTCATTCATCTATTGGTTGATAGCCATATGCTTCTTGGCTGTCAAGAACAGCAGATACGTGCACTATTATATGATAGGGATTGTTGTTGCTGGTATCATTGCCTCTTCCGTTCCGTACATCATTATGTATAACCCACGATAACGACTATGAAAGCTCAGAAAAATAAGGAGAAGAGTGTTCGGGATTATGATGACATCCTAATAAAAAAGGGACTGCCAACTCTTTTCTTCCTGAACTTCGTTATTGAAGACGACAATGATAGTCAGAAGAAGATGAAGTTCCTTGATGATTTGAAAAAGTTTATCTTATCTGAACCAAATAGACTCACCAAATCGGTGCAAGAGCTTGTTGCAAGTGGAAGTAAACTCATCATAGAGGTAGTCCCGAATAAGTTGTATATGCGTATTCTCGGAGTATCTCGTTTCAGCGAATCCATCTTGGTAAGGAAGTTCGTACCTGACACGTGCACAAGCGATGAAATATCAGAAGAAGGGCTGTCGCTTGTCAAGATATACGGCTACTACCAAAACCACGCTTTTTTACTTGAACCAAGCCCTAAGATTGAATTTGGAATGTCAAAACTTCCCCTGACTATCAATGGAGAGACCATCAAAGTCCTGGGGGTAGACCCTTGTTATGGATGTGAAGAGGAGTCAGAGGCAAAATGCCTTGACATAGAGCGTCTCGTGAGGGAGCAAATAAAAAAGGTAAGACTAAACGAGAAATGAAGAAATACTTAGTTATATTAACGCTTATCGTATCTTGTATGTTCACCTCTTGCGGTAATCCTGAGGTGAACTACCCGTATGCGAAAGGAAGCGTCATCGGCAAGCATACTCGGCAAGAGGGAGACAGCTTGGCTTATGTCATTGTCTTTACGTATCATGGTGTTTTCACAGCAAGGTACTACTCGGCTGTTGTGCCAAAGGAGTCGTATGATAATATAAAGTTTGGCGACTTTGTGGAGTTGGATATAGAGAAAGGAAAGAAGAGATGAATGTCTTATCCCTCTTTGACGGCATGAGCTGTGGTCAGATAGCTCTCAAGGAACTTGGCATCAAGGTAGACACCTACTACGCCAGCGAGATTGACAAACATGCCATTGCTCAGACCCAACTCAATTTCCCGAACACCATCCAGCTCGGAGATGTAGAAGAATGGAAGACTTGGGATATAGATTGGTCATCCATTGACCTCATCCTTGCAGGGTCTCCTTGTCAGGGGTTTAGCGTTGCGGGAAAGATGCTTGGTCATGAAGACCCTCGCAGTAAACTCTATTGGGTCTTCCTTGATATTCTCCACCACGTTCAGAGCGTCAATCCGAATGTCAAGTTCCTCTTGGAGAATGTTCGTATGAGAGGTGATGATGAACACTACATTAACGAAAGCCTTGGCATCTTCCCCGTTGAAATCAATTCAGCTCTCGTCTCCGCTCAGAACAGAGTACGTTTGTATTGGAGCAATATCAGGGTTCGTGAGGATGGTCTGTTCGGTGAAGTTCATACGGATATAGAGCAACCTGATGACAAGGGCATCAACCTGACTGACATCCTTGATGATGATGTGGACGACAAGTACTACATCGGTAGCTCTTCCTTCGGAAACGACATTGTAAGAACGTGCGATAAGACGATGGAGAGTGAAGGTAAACTTCCATTCTTTGATGTTAATCAAGATATAGTCAAGATAGGGAAAGACCTGAAGCCTAAGGGAACTCAGAACAAGGCTTCCTGCCTTTCAGGCGGTGCTAATAGTGGAGGCAACCACTCCGATATGGACTTGCTCGCTATAAAGAGCGACAAGGAAGTCACCCCAGGTCTTTGGAGAACTCACATTGAAGATAGAGGGTTCAGACCTATGGCAGGTGATAAAGCTCCTTGTCTCCCAGCACGTGCAAGGAATGATGGGAGCGGTCAGCCCGTGGCTAAGATAGGTTGTCTTATAAGACGGCTAACGCCTATTGAATGCGCACGCTTGCAGACCATCCCTGAGTGGTATCAGTGGAAGTGTCCCGACTCACAAGCATACAAGATGCTTGGTAATGGTTGGACGATTGATGTCATCAAGCATATCCTAAGTCACTTAATCAACAAGTAATAGTATGGCAAGACCAAAGATTAAAGCATCATACCGAGTTGCAGAAGGAGGGAGTGAATACTACCTTAGACGTAGTATCACAAACAAACTCTTCTCTCCTCGTGCGCAGAAGGAAGCTGGTCTTTCAATTACATTTGTAAAGAACAAGCTGTGCACCTACCTATCGGAGAAAGTGCAGATGCCTATTGATAACATCCTTATATCACATCTGAGCGAGTCTATAGGCTTTGGAGTTCAGGTTCGTTTTGGGGAGCAGGTACTCTTCAAGTTCATTCTCAGAATGAAGTATAAGGACTCCTACTTTGAGGTGAACAGCTTCAGCATTGCTATTGATAGCATCGTTAAGGATGAAGCAGAAAGAGACAAGCTGAGAAAGGCGGTTAGTAGTATCGCAATCGCCCTTAGTACGGATGTCAATAACGCACTCCTTCAGTCCTACGGAATATCCAGCTATGACGATGTACTATCGGAGAGTGTCGTGGTCTTACGTATTGTGAACTCTGAGCTGAGAGACGCTACCAGCTATTCCGACATCACGTACCGAGAACTCTTCAATGAGTTCTATGACAAGAACGATAGGCTGAAGTATATCAACGGAGAGTACTATCAGTTCGCAGACAAGAAGTACGATGAGCTTAATATGCTCTTCTATTACTCAACACGAGGAAACTTATATTATGACAGAAAAATCGCACGAGGTGGCATCATCGACTGATGGGAAGAACGAAAGTAACGACATTCGTGATATTCACGTTAAGGAAGCCATAGCCTACATAAACGCTATGATAGATGAAATTTTTGAAAGGTACGGATTTTAGTAGTAATCATAAGTAAGATGACTAACCAATGAAAGTCTTGATGTCAATAAAGCCTGAGTTCGTGGATAGGATTATCTCAGGAGAGAAGTCCTACGAGTTCAGGAGAGTACTATACAAGAGGAACGATATTAGTCGTATCGTTGTATATGCCTCCAGCCCCGTATGTCGTCTTGTAGGAGAGATAGAGGTAGCATCGCTCCTTACCGATACTCCTGAGAACCTATGGGAGAAAACAAAGGACAAGGCTGGTATCTCGGAGCAGTTCTTCTTTGCCTACTTCTCGGGAAGGGATAAAGCGCACGCTATTGAAGTGAAGGCTTTCCATCCATACGAGGAGCAGGTCAAGCTGAAAGATAAGTACCCGCACCTTGTTCCACCTCAGTCCTTCTGCTATGTAGAAGAAGTAAACGACTACGAAGCTATTCATTTGGTGAATTGAAATAGTCTTCCTACCTTTGTGGTGTGAGAGGGAAGCAAACAACCCCTACGCAAGAACATTCAAGCAACAATAATAAAACAACAAAGAAATCACGAACACGCCCCGCTGGTCAAGCTCCCTTTCACACACCTCCTTTCGGGAGAGCGGGGCGTGTTCTCTTCTTTTAACCATACGCAAAAGGAAATGGATACGAACATCACAAACGACCCATCCATCGTTCTCAACCTTGAACGTGATTGGGACTTCGTGTGCAGGGTGACTATCCCCGTAAAGGCAGGAGCAGAGCCTATTGGATTTTCCATCTATGCAGAGAAGGCGAATATCCCATTCAAGCATATCATCTATGATGGCACAACTACAAAGAGCGCAGAGGATGTTTTGGAAGCAATAAAGCTCGCTCTTGAAGGTCTCTTCAAGGTCGTGTTGGAAAGACGCTCAGATGTCATTCTGAATACACATATCATAAAGGAGTACGATGAAATATCAAAACAGCACTACATCAAGGAGGATGCTCCTGATGGCAAGACTCTTGCTGTAACGCTCCTGAACTATGATACGGCTGTGATATACGATAATCTATGCGTATTGGCTGAATACCTTAGCTATACAGATGGGAGCTATCCTTATCCTGATATTCCTTACTTCCACGATTTTCATTCGTTTGCTTATGGGCATAGCATCGGAAAGGTATTCTCTAAAAATGGAGATGTACATTCATCATTACGGAAGACGTTGTACTTAGACTGCTACCATCTTGATTGGTACGATAGCAGAAAAAATAAGTTTGTAGTCATTTGTTATGACACGAAGGAGAAGGCGATTGAAATGATGGCTTTTGATAGGTTCGTCAACATGACGATAATGAACCATTTCAACTTCCTCAATATCCCATCATATGTCTGCGAAGAGACGATATACGAAGGTGAAACAAAAGGACACCAAATTCGCATCCTTGGGATGGAAGACCCTCTCGCTATATTCAAGTCAAAGAAAGATGCCATTCTGTTTGCAAAGGAGTTCATAAGGCTTGTAGACGAGCAAATCTCTACGACCTTGACTTGTTAGGAGGGAAAAATCGGAAAGATTTGGTGGAGTAGAAAACTCTTCCTATCTTTGCAGTGTGGTAGGGGAACAAAATAACCTCGCACAGCAAACTAAACTAAAAAGCAAAAAGACTATGGTACGCATAGAAGCAAAGAATCACGTAAGCGAAAACCCACTCAGCTGGGAATGCCATGAAGATGAGAATAGAATCACCTACTCGGCTAAGGTTAAAACTCCTTTCGGCAATCAGGATGGAGAATACGCTGTGATTGTCAATAAGAACCCAAAGAAAGTATCTTCTTACGTACGCTTCACCTATTTCTCACCTCACTATCAGGGCTATCAGATGGAAATCCTCTGCAAGGATGAAGTCGGTAGTACACCGATGTCAGTAGAGAAGCTAATCAAGGTTGCTGAAGCCGACTATCTTTCTTCCTTGGAGAGAAAGTCAGAGTTTATGAAGAAACTTCGTGAACGAGAAGAAATAGCTCTTCATATAGATAAGTTTATGGAGTGCCCATTCTGAGCTATGACAGCATCTATGAACACAACAGATAATCAGTAAACGACAATGGAACATTCAGAACTGCTCATCGCAACGGGTTGTAAACCTCTTGTTTGGGAGCGCACCGAAAACGAAAAAGAGTATAGATATACCGCTAAGACCAATCTCCCATTCGGCACAACAAACGAAGAATACTCAGTCGTCATCCATAAATCTCCAACGTCTCAGTGGGGTAACGCATCACTCTACTATGACTCCACCACAGCTCATGTACGGCGGTTCATCTGTGAAAATCTAATTGAAGAACCACGGATGAACGTGACTGAGCTAATCAAACTCGCTGAGGAGGATTACTACCGCCTATTAAAAAGACACGTAGAGTATCAGGAGAGATTTCGTGAACAAGGTGACAAGGCTATCAAGAATGCAGAATAGCTTCTTCGGATAGCTCCATATAGCATCCTCTCTAAGCACTAACCCTTATAAGATATACAGCTATGTGCAAGCAAAGAAAGCTATCACTCTTTTGGAAGGAAGATGGCGACAGATATGTAGGCAAAGAGTTTCTATCAGCACAGAGTTCTGTGAGGTATTACATCTTTAACGTAGGTGAAGGGAAAGACCGCAGGGCTGTTCTGTGTAGAGAGCTACACTATGTCTATGGAGAACCACCTATCAAGGTAGACTACCTCGTAGAGCCTCCTTGCGAGGAATATACAAGAGAAGAGCTTGTGGCTATGGCTGAACGTGACTTCGCCAATCTTGAAGATGTTCGCTACCACAACAAGTTTGAACTTCAATTCGTCAAGGACTACATTCTCAATTGCGTGACGCTTAGCTTATCCAAGTCACGCTATGGTGATGGGAGCGTCCTACAAGCCCACTCAGAGATAGGTGAGTACGAGATTGAGTATTCAGGTGGTTCGTATTCCATCCTGACACCCGATGAGGAGTACCCTCAAGGCGTGTACAACGACATCAACAGCGCAATGGAAGCTTGTACTGAACACTTCAAGAACACGCTTGTAAGAGCGATAGAAGAAGGTGTGAAATATCAGTTCTAATTAACATCAAAGAATATGACTGAAGAACAGCAAGATATGCTCCACGAATGGGGCATGAACCTTATTGTTGAACATCGGTTGGACTACTTTCGTGGTAGTGTAATTCGTTCGTTGACTTCCGCCTTCCTGCTACTAAACGGCTGGTCGCTCAAAGCGGCACTCCTGCATTGTAATGACGCTGAAGAGCGGAATGTGCGTATTTGCACGAATGACTACGATGAGCTATCCAAAGAGCTTGAGAAGATATCCAAGGAAGTACCTCTAAATGACAACTTCATCTCCGCTATCACCAATATCTTCAGAGGTGAATGGAAGGATGCTATATCGTACATCAAGGAGATTGATATAGAGTTCAATAAGAGGAAATAACAACAAGGTATGACAAGAGAAGAAAAACTGAAGGCGTTAGGTGCAAAACCTCTTGAATGGAAGTTTAGTACACGTGGCGGGTTTGTACAATACAAAGCATATACGTACGACCCATATGAGAAAGACTTACTTCTATATAAGATTGAAGTGAATAATACGGAGTCTGAAGACTATTATGCTTACCTTAGACGTGAATCAAGGGCAGGAACATATCTATTAGGTAAGGTATTATCACTTGATGCTTCCGCAGTTAAAGAGATGAAGGAAAAGGCTGAAGATGACTTTTATAAACGCATTGTGAGGGGGGCGGAGGAATCTGATAGGAGAGCTCAAATCCTTAAGGATAAAAAAGAAGAAGAGGAACGCCATACGCTTGAATTTGCTAAAAGACTACTTTCAGAAATAACTCCACATATGGTCAAACTATACGAAATCCTACTATCAGAAACAACTAACAAATAAGAACGATAACGAGCTATGACAAGAGAAGAAAAACTGAAGGTGTTAGGCGCAAAGTCTCTTGAGTGGAAGCACGATGGTCTTCTTGGGATGGAATGCTATGACGCAGTCTCGCTTAACCCGTATACACAAGAAGAGCTTGAATATAAGATTGAGATAAAAGAGATGTCTACTAAAGGTTATTACATCTCTATTAAACTAATCAGTCGTTCAGGAACGTTGCTGTTAGGAGAATCGCTGTTATATAATTATATGTCACCTGACGAACTCAAGGAAATGGCAGAACAAGACTTCTATAATCGCATCGTTGCGAGTGCTAAGGAGGTTGGTATAACTGCACCAGCCTTTGAGGAGAAAGAGGCTGAGGAACACCATACGCCATCACAAGTTGAAACCCTAATCTCAGAAGTAACTCCGTTGGAGTGGGATGGTGAAGAGAGCACCTCTAAGTGTAGCCTGAGTTCAGAAATCGTTCTTATAGATGAGGACGATGAAGACGAAGACAACGCTCTTATCATTGACTTTAGAATAAACGTAGACAATGATAGCAAGTACAGCTCTCTTGATGTCCATGTCACTGGCAAGTGGGAAATCGGTTACTATGACGTTATTGAGACAAGAGGCTATGCCGTCCCACTTGAAGAACTAAAATCAAAGGCAGAGGAAGTCCGTCTTTCAATGGCAAAGCGACTTCTCGGCATCAAGGAATAATACATAGGCAGTATGAAACCATATCGCATCAAGCATAAGCCCACGGGGTTGTACTACAAACCCTCTACGAGAGGGACTAACCTTTCAAAGGAAGGGAAGGTGTACATCTCTCATGGAAATTTCTTGACCTACTCTAAGTGGGACGAGGAAGTCTTAGTTGATATTACTCTTAAGCAGTACGAAGAGCTAAAAGACATCCTACGAAAAGATGGGACTCATCCCGAGTTACGTTGGAGTGGTCACATAAAGCAATGCGTCCGTTTGCCCAAGGAAGACTTTGAGATAGAATATCTATAATAGCATATAGTAATGGTTATTATAGGTTATGAATGAAGAGCTAAAAGAGAAGATTCTAACTAATGCTTGGAAGACGAATTTTCGTTGTTCCACGATTCAGTTACTTAGCCTTATCTTAGAGTATTCTGCAACGGGCGACATAAAGTACATCCATAAAGCACTCTCCTTTATGAATAGTTCTTTAGTCGGATACAACACGACTTTAATAGAAGACGATTTTCACAAGACAAAGTTGCTTCGCAACCTATTGACCTCGGGTGTTGATGGTAGACTTATAGTCGCACTGAGACTATTCATGGAAGGCGAACGTGGATGCGCATTGTGGGCTTTAGATGAGTTCTGTGAAGAACAAAATCCAATTAGCGACCGCATCATTGATGCACGATAGCCTCAAGCCTTAGAAGAAGCACGTAGTTCTATCCAAGTTCTACGTGCTTCTTCATTTTATTTCCTCGGAGATTTGCATAAGTGATTTTTAGTTCGTACTTTTGTTGCTGTAATACTAACAACTAAAAAAAAGAATCCGTTATGGGAGATGAGGCAGAAGTCGTATCCGATTGGAACGATGATACAGCGTTCTTTGATTCGTGGTCTGACGAGTGTGGCAACTTCATGTACAAGGAATACTACGACACCAAACGCTTTATGGCTGGTCTTCACAGAGATGCAAGCATAAGCAAATATAGAGAACGATTGCGTAAGCAAAGACGCAAGCTGGTACGTAAGAAAGAAGAACGATACATAGAAAACAAGCAGGCTAAGGTTGGGGCTGAACTGAGGTGTCCTGGTCATGGATGTGGCAACACATTCGTGAAGAAGAGCTACCATCAAGCGTTCTGCTGTACGAAGTGTAAGGATTCCTTTTGGAATAAGAGAACGGAGTTCTACGGCTATCGCAAGCAGGTGGATATTCCAAAAGAAGAACCTTCCACTATCGAACAAGAAACTTTATAAACAACAAATATCGAACACATTATGGAAAGATGTTCATGGGACTATATTGGTGCTCGTGAGACGCTCGGTCTTGATGAGAAAGAGTACGAGATAGTTAAGCACTTATCGTACTACAACGAGACGCTATCAAAAGACGCTCTAAAGTCAGCACGTCTCGTTGCGGATGAGCTGTACAATCAGGGAAGAAAGGAAAAGGTAGAAGACGCAGAAGCCTTCCGCAGGGTTCTTGAATTTGTTACAACAACAGAACAAGTCATCCCAGCGGAAATGAGTAGAACCCTCGTTACACTTGTCCGAAAGGACTATGACAACGTTGTTAAGCACCTTGACATCCTAATCGGAGAGAACGAGGCTGAGGATGACAGCTCTGACTACGATAAGGAGTTTTGGGGTGACGAACCCCCTAAGACAGAATCCCTATTTGAAGGGAAGGTGGCACTTTTTCCCCCTATTGATATAGTGAAAAAGACAACACCTTCTTTTGAGGGAGAGAAAGAAACACTGCCTACATCCAAAGAGGAGCGGTTTACACGTCTCCCTCTTGATGAACAGCTCAGGTGTGCTTTGGGATTCTACGGGTATGTGCGTTGTCCTGATGAAGACAATCGTATTGCCTTCTACTTCACACGAATAGGGTCAAGGTATATCCTAAAAAGCATATCCAAGACGAACAACATTTCAGTTGTTGCCGAAAGCGAAGGTTTCCCTGCTTTGGTTGAGAAATGCCTTAGCTCCGTTATCTCTCCACGTATCAACTTTAGCACGATTAGTGTAAAGGATAAGACACTTGGCACAAAGTTATTAGAGTCTAAGGTGGTGGCAGAAGTAGATGGCAAGGAAGTAGATATAGCTACATTCGTCAATCTTGATGACGTGAATTGTGTCGCTGACTCCACTATCTTCTATAGCAAACTCTACATGGAAATCCGAAGCATCTTGTTAGGAGAGAAGGAGAACAAAGCGTTTGCTAAGCAAATTGAGCTAATCAAGAATCCTGATGGGTCTCCACTTAGCAATAGTCTCTTGCGCCTCATTCCGACCTGCACGATAGCGAACTTCTTTGACCCTACGTCAGGAGAGCTTATTGCATACGTTCGTAGGATTGACAAGAGTACTTGGATATGCGTGAACAAGGAGAACTTCGGTGATGAAAGTGTCTGCACCAAACACAATACAGAGGAGGCTGCTATAAGCCATTTCATTAAGCCTTTGGCTGACAAGGTGTATCCTTTGCTTGAAGAGCTGAAATCAGGATACCTATTGGCTGAGGATTATTGTGAGTATTATTCAGTCTCCTTGAACGGCAGAACCGACTTCAAAGTCTCGTATAATATCTGCTCTACGTACAATGACTACCTTGCCTATCGTGTGTTGTACAAGCTGAGCGAATACATGGAGTCTGAGTACAACTTAACCTTCCCGTGTTGCAACAAATACCAGCCCCGTGTGAAGGCAAGTGCGAGAAAGTTAGCCTACGTTCGTAACGACATCTACCCAAGCCTCCCTGAGAATTTGGTTCTTGAGAGACGCTTGAGGGAAAACGATGAGGTCAATACGTGGTACGAGTTCTGTGAAGTAGTAGGGAACAAAGTGGAACTCGCTTGTGACTACGAAGACGAAAAGAGTACAATGCGCAATATAGCTGAGGAAGTAGACACATTCGTTCACGTTGCGGTAGAGCGGAACTTGGTCGTACCTGAGCTGTTCGCTTCAATGAGTGTGGGTGAAGGCACGCTTGAGGAGAAGGTTTTCATGAAGGATAAGAAGACGGGGAAGTACTACGACCTTGTACACTTCTATGGAGAAAAAAGCATCAGCCACGCTCAGGCTATCTGTTCAGAACTTGATAAGAAGTTTAATATGCCATACGCTATAGGCAACGAAGAAAAGAAAGAAGTCTCTCCTAACGAAGAGAATATCCAAGAGCCATCTTCTTTAGGCTTGGAATCCGAGATTGACGAAGACTTCCTCACCGATGAAGACTTCTCTGATGAAGCTATCTTTGGGGAAAACTTCTCTTGCGAACACCTGAGTGGAAAGATTGCTTATATCTACATTCCCGTCAGGAACAAGAAGGGAGGTATTGGTATTTCAGTCTACAAGGATGATGAGAATGCATTCAGTGATTGCCACGTGGTAGTAGGAGGACAGACATATGACCACAGACTATGCCACATTGCGATTGAGTCAGCTGTGGATATGCTCTTCCAAGAAGTTGCCAAGAACCGCTCTGACATTAATCTTGATGCACCAATCAAGATGAATTACGAAAAGGAACTTAAAGCGTACTACATCACTATCAACACCAATGGAGAAGACATTGACATTGCATGCGCAAGAGGTCATTACGAAGCTAAACAAATCCTCGGTGCTTTGCGCTTCATTCAGGAGTATCTCAAGAATACAAACCACGCTGGTAGGTATGCGAATACTCCGAAGAAGATGCCTTACTATGACATGGCTTATGACAAGGACGGCAAGGTAGGAGGTTCAAACACGAGAACGTATTGCCTGACAGACTATGATGTCGTAAGAGTCCGTGGTCTCAATGACTGCCATATCGTTGTCCATCCAAGTGGTGAAGGTGAAGAAGATTACGTCATCCCATTCAACAATGTCAATACGGCAATCATCGAACTCGCCTTCGCAGTAGCGAATAAAATCGCTGTGCACCATACCCTCATCGGGGAAATCTCTATATCCGTTATGGAAGATGGTGGCTGTGATGAATACAATGTAATCGTGAATGGTGTCGGCTTTGAGACGGCTTCGTTCAAGGAGAAGGAACACGCAGTGCTGTTCGCAAACCAGCTTCACAAGACACTTAAGGAGAAGTTCTCCAACTAAGCCACAAGAGCGAGGGGGCATCCCATAACGGGACGTTCCCTTGCCCTTCACTTACTAATCCGATATAGTATGTCAGAAGAAATCAGCAGAGAAAAGGTCTCTCCATCAGGATGGGTGGAACGTTTTACGATAGGCGTACCTCCTCTCTCCAAGCACAAGTTTACTATCCGTGGTGAGCATAAGATTGAAGACGGAGGAATGAACACTCGTATCATAGTAACGGAGAATGGAGTAGAGAATGAATACGAGACCTTCTGTATCAGTGATACCTTTGATGTAGCTATGGCTAAGGTAGCTCGCTACTGCAAGAAGAACTACTACCTTGTAGATAGGCTTGCGACATTATCATCCGAGTTTAGCAAGGAGAAGGGAGCTTACGTACTCTCAACGCAGGATGGGGAAGAGGTGGCTATCGTTTACAACGGCTATGATGCAGAAGCGATGGTCAGAGCTTACAACTTCATCTTGTCCTATATCCATGATTTCAGTAGCAGTTCGTCATACGCAAAGAGGCACTACCTCACACTCCCAGGAGTTGTTAAGGATAGCTACTCTGACCTTTGCTACGCATCGGTTGAAGCTCTGCGCTTTGATGGAGTTTACCTATTTGCTACAGAGCTTAGGTACAACATCCACTTCTGCGAGTACCACGTCATCCATCACGGACATAACGGGACGTACTATATTGACGACAAGAAGTTCGCAAGCATCCTGCATTCACACAAGAGAGCTTATAAGAAGTTTGCATCTCACGTGAAGAACCTCATCTTGAATGATGATTTCTTCGTTACACCTCCTATGGTATACGTAGACAAGAGCCATGAGACGGGAAGGTATGAAGTCAAGATAAGCGGTGTAGACCTCAAGTTCCGTATTAGCTATCTGTACAAGCACAACGCAGTGCAATTCGCCTTTGACCTTGACAAAGCCATCAAGAAGAGATGCGGGGAGAAGTATGTGAAAGCTCATAGGAAGAGAAACTACAATAAGTAAACATCACAAGAAATGAGTATGAAAGACGAGAAGATGGGCAGTTGTGACGACTGCATCCAAGGTAACGACAAAGAAATTGTGTTAGGGGCAAGTGACCTGACCCATATCTTCAACGTGACCGCTCCGACAAGTAATGGGTCAGAAGTCAATGTTAATGGGTATAGCTTTATCCGTGGTGAAGATGTATACTACATGATTGACGTGGTTATCAACGAGAAGAAGGATGAAAGTAGGGAGTATATCTCAACCTCACCTGAGAAGGCGATTCAAGAAGCAATGGTAGCTATCGCCACCTTCTGCCAGCACTTCCCCAAGAAGGTCGTTGCACGTTCTACTATGGCTCTTCCTCCTATAGAGGAAAACAAATCTATGCGATACCAGCTTATGTCGGAAGACATTAAGGGTAGGGTTATCGCTTGGTTCAGCTCGGAGGGTATGGCTGAAATGGCTCGTGAGGCGTACAACTTCATCTGCGACTACTCCGTCCTATACAAAACCAATGATGGAAGGTTCTACGATTCAACTTCAATCAAGTACCTCCCTTGGGTCTATGGAGATAAAGTATACGCATCAATAGACTTGCTTGACAAGGAAGATAAGGTCGTGTTTAACGCTTCGCTCCGAACAAACTTACTCTTCTTTGGGTACGATGTCATCTGTCATAGTGTAACCCCTGAATCAGATGAAATGGGCTCTGTGGATGTCTCCCAACACGAAAATATGCATGACGCTAAGAGGCATCTATTCTTAATCCTCAAGAAGGACTTGGATGATGGTTTCCATTTCCTTACTCCTCCTGAGCTTTATGTTGAGTGTATAATGGGAGAGGATAGGTACGAGGTCAAGTTCAAGGACTACAACGTACATGCAAGAATGTCCTTTGATACAATGAGTGATGCTATTGAGTTCGCAGAGGAGCTCCGCAACCTCTTTGAACATAAAGCCGAAGAGAAGAGAGTCTGGAACAAGGAATATAAACCATATGGCGAACCCCTCAGAATTAAGGATTGTCTTTAGACCTTCATAGCATAACCAAACGAACAGCTCAGTAGAAACGCTCTGCTGGGCTGTTCTTAACTCCTATAAGATATGGAAACGAACGAAGCAGTTGTCCTAAACAACCTGAATGACAACGCCACCCTGAGAATACAAAGTATCATCAACGACAATGGTGATATAATGTCGCTCGTTTACGAGGCTTACAACTATATACAACCTGGATACAATAACGAACTCAAGGACATTATTGAAGTCCTTAACCGACAATACGAGACCATCCAGCAAGTGAAGGAGTACCACGAGGCAATGAAGGAGAAGATAAAGGAATACGAGGAGAAGGAGTAGGTTAGATTTGGTCATTCCATGTTTTAGCTATAACATTTCGGAGTAAGACAAAACAACAAGTAAGATGAGACACGAAGATTTCACAGAAGAAGAGTTTGCCGAGATTGACGAAGCGATGGCTCAGATTGAGCGGGGAGAGTATACTCGCATCAACGGAAGAGACGAACTGATTGGCTACCTTGATAGCCTTTAGAACTGATTGCTGATGAAGTTCAATTATAGCTGGAATTTGAAAGATGCCAACTTCACGGGAAGCAGGGGGAAAGTGTTCTCCTGCTTCTCTTGTGGAGGGGGTTCTACTATGGGCTACAAGCTCGCAGGGTTTGATGTTATCGGTTGCCTTGATATTGACCATCGGATGATGGAGATATACAAGAAGAACCATAACCCTAAGTACGCATACGAAGAGGGTATACAGACATTCAAACTACGAGACGACCTCCCCGAAGAGCTTTACAATCTTGACATCCTTGACGGCTCTCCTCCTTGTTCTACGTTTACTATGACGGGGGATAGGGAGAAGTCCTGGGGTGTTAAGAAACACTTTAGAGAAGGGCAACAAGAGCAGGTTCTTGATACACTCTTCTTTGACTTCATAGACCTTGCAGAGAAACTGAAGCCAAAGGTAGTGGTAGCCGAGAACGTCAAGGGTATTCTTATTGCCAATGCGATGGAGTACACCATTGAGATACATAAGTCCTTTAAGCGTGCTGGATATTACTCTGCACACTATGTCCTCAACTCGGAGACGATGGGCGTTCCACAAAAGCGTGAGCGTGTATTCTTTGTCGCCATCAGAGAAGACTTGGCTCAGCCGTTCCTGAAAAGTACATCTCTCTTTGATGAAGAGCCTACACTTGACCTCACCTTCAATGAAGAACCTATCCTCTTCGGAGAGGTGGCAGACTACTTAGGGGACGAGATTACAAGCCCTTCTATGCGTATGCTATGGGAGAAGCGCATCTTCGGTGATAGGACACAGCGCAATGCGAGTGAACGTCTATACAAGAAGCGTGTGAACTTCGGTCGTGTCTATGCCTACGAGAATGAAGTCGCCCCTACGCTTATGGCAAATAAGGCTTCGGTCATCCATTTCAGCAAGCCCTTATTCCTAAGTCAAGCGGAAGTATGCAAGATTTCCACCTTCCCTCAGGACTATGATTTCTGCGGGAAACCTCCTCATTACGTGTGTGGCATGTGTGTCCCGCCCATTATGATGGCACAAGTGGCACAAAGAATTTTTGATGAGTGGCTATCAAAATTTGGTTGATTGAAAAACTCTTACTACCTTTGTAGTGTGAGAGGGAGATAAAGACCTCCACAGCGAACTAAACTAAACTAAAAAGAAAGCGAAAATGGCTAACAACGAGAATGGCGTTCTTTCAAGCATCGCCAATGGCATCCACCTGAAGGTGCTCAGCGTGAGTAACTATAAGGACATGATTAGAAGTATCGTTACATCAAGCTGGGCTACCGAAGGTCAGAAGCGACAAGTCCTCAAATTTGTGGAGTACCAAGAGACTAAGCTCAAGGAAGTCCTTGACCTCATCAACGAGTTGGAAGCACGTCTCAACAACTAAGAAAAAAGAAATCCTCAGAAGATTTGGTGGAACGAAAAACTATTCTTACCTTTGTAGTGTGAGAGGGAAACAAAAGAACCTCGCTAAACTAAAAAGTAGAATAGAAACGAGAACGACTGCCATACAGAAGTCCTCATCAAGAAGAAAAAAAGAAATCTCCAAAAGATTTGGTGGAATGAAAAATGTTTCATACCTTTGTAGTGAGATAAGACAACAACAAAAACTCAAAGAGCGTTATGAACTTCATCCTCACCTTCCTGGTCTTGGCACTCGCCTACCTCAGCTTCAGAAACTATTGGAACAACAATGGTACTGACGATGATGACGACCTCGACCATCTCTACGAAGACTGAAAAAGTAAAATCATCTTATAACAACTAACTCAACTAACAATTATGAAGACAATGAATCTCCTCAAGACCCTCCTCTTCGCAGGTTGCGTCTCACTCACGGCTACCTCACTCACGAGCTGTGGCAATCACACGGAAGAACCTACCTACACGCTCCCCGCTCATATGAAGACGGGTGTCATCGTGAACAAGTTCTACCTCCACAACGATGACCCCAAGATGGCTAAGTACATCGTTGTCTACCTCGCAGGCAACAAGGCTCACCTCATCATGGTCATCAAGGACATCTACGACCGAGCTGTAGTAGGTCATGTAGGGGACTTCGATACCCGATATGAATATGTCGGTGATACGTTCATCCCCGAAGCAGACTACGAAGCCTTCGAAGCTATCAACTAAGAACAACTAACCAACTAAACAACTCAGAAAGATTATGAAGACGCTTAATCTCCTCAAGGCTATGCTCCTCATCGCAGGACTGACATTCGCAACCACAAGCTGTACGAACAGCGATGAGCCAAACACTGAAAATCGCTATGTGCGTAATGGCTACGTTGTAGACAAGACAATCGTAATGGCTGGTGATACGCCCGTGTATTACATCCATTTCTTTGATGGACGTAAGACATACCGAATCATCGTGAACAAGGAGAAGTACGACTACTTCAAGGTAGGCATGATTGCCGATGGCGACATCAGCAATGGTCAGAATTTTTCAGAATTTGACAAGTAGCCTTTGAGCTTGTAGACTAAAAAGTAAAAAGAAATGGATAGAAAATAGTATAAAGATGCTACGAGCAGTCAAAGTAAGGTTATACCCAAACAAGGCGCAGGAGCAAGAGCTTAACAAAGTTCTTGGGTGCTACCGCTTCGTGTATAACTACATGCTCGATAAAAAGAAGACTGCTTATAAAACAGACAAGACAAGTCTAAGCGAAAATGAATTATCGAAGTTCTTTTATGGAACATTGAGAAAGGACGAGCAGTATGCTTGGCTGAAAGAGCAGAATACAAAGGTGATGAATCAAGCCATCAAGCAGATGGATGATGCTTACCAAAGGTTCTTCAAGCAGAAGAATGGCTATCCAAAGTTCAAATCCAAGAAGGACAAGCAATCGGCATTGTTCCCTCGTGATGCGCTATCAAAGCTAAACACGTTTGAAACAAAACATATAACTCTAATCAAGTCACTAAAGAATCTAAAGTTCCGTTGTTCAGAACTATACCACAGCCGTCTAAGGAAATACAAGGACAACATAAGAAGTGCAACCCTATCGAAAACCAAGAGTGGAAATTTCTTCTTATCAATTCTTGTGGATATTCCTGAGGCTGAATGCGTGAAGTTCAACAAAACGAACAAGCAGGTCGGTCTTGACCTTGGAGTGAAGGACTTCGTCATCACCTCGGATGGTGACGTGTTTGAAAACAAACACTTCTTCAAGAGAGAGGAGGCTAAGATAGCAAGACTTCAAAGAAGTCTATCACGAAAGGTCAAGGGTTCAAACAACCGAGACAAACAAAGGGTTAGACTTGCTAAGGCGTATGAGCAACTCTCCAACAAGAAAGACAACTACATCCACTACGTGGTGAATGAAATTCTCAAATCCTACGATGTGGTGTTCATGGAAGATTTGAATGTTCAAGGAATGCTGAGAAACCATAATCTTGCAAAGGCAATTCAAGAGGTTGGTTTTTATCGGTTCAAGTTAGTCTTGCAGAGAAAAGCCATTGCAAACGGCAAACAAGTTGTGCTCATTGATAGGTTCTATCCAAGCTCAAAAACGTGTTCATGTTGTGGATACAAGAAGAGCGACTTGAAACTCAGTGATAGGTTTTGGACTTGTCCTGAATGCGGTGAACATCATGATAGAGATATAAACGCCGCAAAGAACATTCTGCGTGAAGGACAGCGAAAGCTCGGAGCGGGTGTTTAAGAAATAGAAAAATCAGTAGGTAGCCGTACTACCGAATTTACGCTTGTGGACTACCCTCCTATGGATGACCGAACCTCGTGTTCCTAAAAAGTAGTGGTAGGTTGAAGCAGGAAGTGGAAACTACGTAAATCATTGATTTACATAAATTTTCATACACGATAGAACTTCACTGAAGGGGATAAGTAACCATTCCCTAATCTCTTCTACACCTATGAAGATTAAGAACATCCTAAAGTCAGTCCTCCTTATCGGGGGGCTGACTTTCGTAACAGCAAGCTGTACGAACAAGAATGACGAACCCGTCATTGAGCAGACCAATCAGTACATCCACAAGGGTGTTGTTGTAGGCAAAGCGACCATAACGTCTAATGATAATCCTCCCATCTACATCATCCTCTTCTTTGACGGACAGCGTGTATACCGCATCGTTGTGAGCTATGATAAGTACTCTAAGCTCAAGGAGGGCATGGTGATTACGGCAGACATCCGTGAGGACATCAACTACGAAGACGAAGAATTGTCGTTTGATTAGTATATGTTCTCCTGCATCTTAGCGGGATACACCGATAAGGAATTTGAGAGGGATGGTGTAGGTGAAATCAACTTCACGATTGGTTCTTGCACATTCCTTTCATTTGCTCTCGGAGTTATCTCCCTTCTTTTCACAGAGGTCGTTGGGATACTATTTGGAATAGCGTCAGCAGTCTTCGTACTGATAGGCGTATCAATGATATTCACCCTTATCATCCAAGCTAAACTTCACAAGGTGAGCCATTATGTTTGGGGTTGGGTTTGGTTCTTGTCATTGGTACATACGTTCTTCCTGACATTCCCACTCGCACTACTCGCCTACCAATCAGATTATTTCTATTGGTATTTCTTTATCCGATAGACTTGAGCGAACGCTATAACTCCTATGTACAGAAAAAACTTTGAGCACATTCTGAGAGATGTAATCTACAACAAGAGCATCAAAGATGAGACCTATATGTCTCTACTTGAAAACTTCCACAAGCCACTTATCGTTGCTACGTTAGGAATGGCAACATCATTCCTCTTCTCAGGTCGCTTGGAGTTCATATCGGTACTCGTTGGAGTTGTAGCGTACGCTTCATTCCTCATCTACCTGAATGTGATGCTGGTGGAGATGGTGTACTACAAGGTGTGGAGCTTAACAAGGCTCTTGGTCACGATATACGTAATACACCTCCTCCTAAGCATCCCGTTCTTTGTAGCCCTCTTCTTCAAGTGGGGGTACATTACAAGCGCATTCAAATAGATATGGAGCAAGTCGCATTAACCCGTGAACTCATTGAGCGGTTCGTAAAGGAACACCCTATTCAATGGATAGACGCAACTGCTGATGACGCATATGGGCGTAAGTACAACATCATAGCTGAGCATTACGATATTCTCAGCGGTAACACTCTCTTCTATGTTATAGACGAGATTACGTTTGAAGATGGTAACGAGAAGTACGAGGTCGTTCGTACAGACAACCACAGACGACACAAGCGTTGCGAAGAGCTATTCGTTGCCACACGTAACAGCGTTGAAGAAGCGAAGCGAGCCGCAGAGGAAGATAGAGTAGATATGGTCTGCGACTATCTTCGTGTCAAGTAAGAACAAATATGTTACGAGCAATCAAAGTGAGGTTATATCCAAATAAAGAGCAGGAGCATTCTTATCAGTAATTCCTTTGTTGCTCTTGATTAGATACGCAGTGGATGACCTTGGTCTTGTGTATCACCTTGAAAAGGTCTTTGTAGGCTAAATACAAGTCACATACTAAAGTAAACGAATGACCTATCTATCGCACCTATTCAATACGCTAAAGCAGGCGAAGGGAGACTGCGAACGTTTCGGAATCATTGAAGACCGAATTAGCGCATTCATCGCCTCCCGATGGATACTGCTTATAGCTCTCTCCCTCGTTCCATTCAGATTGGACGCAGATAATCCTTGGAAGTATATCGTCATTGGGATAGCTATCTCCGTCTACTTCGGAGCTATGAAGTACTCCTTTGAGAGTCTCTACCACGGGATAAAAGACAAGGATGTTAGACGTATCTCACTCGTCACGTTCTTCTTTAGTCAAGCATTGTCAGTGCTATTCTACATTCTGATGTACTTCCAACTAAAAAACATTTTCTAAATGAAACCTTCATCAATCGTAAAGGCAGGCTTGAGCCTTCTCCTTGTAATCGGAATCGCCTCGTGTCGTAGTAAATCAGGCTATGTCAATGGCAAGCAAATCCGTCAGGAAGCTGATGGGTCTACCGCATTCCTCATTCACCTTCGTGACAACATTCAGAATAGTGATAACACTATGTACCGAACCATCCGAGTGAATAAGGCTACCTACTTCTCCGTTTCTAATGGGGAGTACGTGGAACTCAAAGAAGGTACATACACCCGTAGCGAGAAGTAGTGGTGGAGGAGTTGAAATCCCTTTAGTGCAAGACGAAGAAGTCGGAGAGAGATAATCTTTCCGACTTCTTGCTTTTTTATTTGGTAGAATGAAAAACTCTTTCTACCTTTGTAGTGTGAGAGGGGAACAAAAGAACCTCCACAGCAAACTGAACTAAGAACAACTAAAAAGGAATCCAATTATGGAAACTATCAAGGAAAAGGCTCTCAAGCTAAAGAAGGACATCGAACAGCTCATGATTGAAGCTGAATATCTCAACGACCTGAGAGAAGAGCTGGCTATCTCCACCGCACGACACAAGTCCTACAGAAACATCATAACGAGAGAGATGGAGTATCCTTCCGTCAGTCGTCTCTCTCGTGTCCTTTATCGTGCTCTCAAGAGGGAGCTTGAGTATCACGAAGCTAAGTCTGAGGAAATCAGCAGTCGCTTTGAAGCTCTCAAGGAAGAGTATAAGGCTGAAAAGGCTAAGGAACATCTCAAGAAGCAGTCCGAAGAAGCACCTGAAGATAGCTTTCTCGGTCTTCTGTCTGACTTCCTCGGTGGACTTGAAGTGGCTTCAGTAGAAGAGACGGAGGACGGCATCACAATCTTCACGCTTAAGTAGTACAACACATCATGGAACATATTATCAAGAACCTCAAGGTAGTAGGGTTTTACAACCCCGAAAGTGAGGTAAACGGACTCTGCCTTGAAGACGAGAATGGCGTTGATTATCGCCTTTACTCTCATCACTATCAGTCCTGCTGTGAAGTCCACTACCTCGCTTTTGATGACCTTGAGTTGTCAGAGTTTGAAGGTCTCCTCTTTGACTTTGATGCGGAAGACCTCTCCAATTCAATAGAACGTGTTGAAGGGAGTGGTATCCGTCTCAAGCCTAACAACGGACATCCTATCTTCATTCCTGGGTACTCATCCAACAATGGGTACTACTCCGATGACATTACCCTTATCTTTTGCCGTTATGGCGATGATGATGTGTATTGCCAAATTGATGTAACTGACTGCCAGCCTGAGTACTAATCTCGTGGCGCAACCACAAAAAACATAACGGGCATGACTGAAGAAAGAGTAAACGGGCTACTCACCCGAAAGAAAGAGCTTATAGCTCGTCTTGAAGAGCTTAGGGCGTTCATCAAGGAAGAAGACAATAGCGAGCTTAACAGACTTGACGTAGAAGAGTTGAAACTGACTGAATCCCTTCTTAAAATCGTCAAGAGACAAATCAAGATTACCAAGCCCTATATGGAAGATGCCGTCTTCAAGGATATGTCTATGGTTGGCTTCCTTGAAGATACTGAAGGTAATGGGTTCTACTTTGAGGATAAGGATGGCAATAAGGTATCCCTTCGTTCATTCCAAGACCCATTTCGTGAAGGTCTAAGCTACCTAAACCTGAAAGGCATCAAGGAGAGTGACTTTGATGGTCTCCTCTTTGACTTTGATGGGAATGACTTGTCTAAGTCTATTGAGGTCGTTGAAGACCAAGGCATCCGCCTTAAACCAAACAACGGGCATCCTATCTTCATTCCTTGGTATGTCCACGACAAAGAATGGAGCGATGACGATATGAGCCTTGTGCTTGCTCGCATCACAGAGGAGACGGATGGTAGCTTTGACTACAAGGAATGGGACATAAGTGGGAACATCGGGAGCATGGACTTGATTAAGTACTACGGAAAGTCTAACGAATAATCAGAAGCAGAAATGAACGAGAAACTTAAAGAGCGCATTGAGCGTCTTGCAGAAGAGAGAGACTCCATTCAGTCAAAGATTGACGATGTGAATAGCGAACTTAATCGCCTCTTCCCCTTGAAGAATGACCTTGTTGATATTCTTTCTAAAAAGCACGAGTGTCTCAAGGGTCTCCTTGAAGCCACCATAAGAGAACTACGATACATCATAGCATCTGAATCTGATGAGATTAAGATGGCAAAAGTTAACGGCTTATTTGATACGAACTGCTTCAGCATGGGAGGAGTCCACTTCACTGATGAGTATGGTTTCATGTACGTACTCGGCTTGGAGTCAGCGCACGCAAAGCAGATAATGAAGGAACGTGACAAGGGTAACTTGATTGGTTTTGTCTACGACCGCAAAAAGTATGAACGTACTGAGATAAACGGAAGCCATTTCTCCTTTGACAATATGCAGAAGGTTGGTTCGGAAGTGAATGGAATATCAGTCAGCTTGCATCATGTAGAAGGGGAAATATATTCTAAGCTCATGATTAAAGATAAGGCTGGTAACTACGTCTGCGTTCCGTTTGTTCCAGCTCGTACAGACTACAGCCCTACCAAGCTCGTTCTCAGGGATGAAGATGAACGAGTTCTATGGACAAGCGAAATCCCTGAGCGAGACCTGAACGACTAATCAAAGAAACCTTCATCAGCATTTGGTAGAATGAAAAACTCTTCATACCTTTGCTGATGAGATAAGACAACAACATCTCCAACTCTAACAACAAAGAAGATATGAACATTATTCCTAACAGATATAGCGAGTTTGAAGACGTAAACTCTTCCTCCTCTTTCTCTCGTATTGAGGAACTCGCTGACTATGTATGCGAACGGGAAGAGCATGTAGCCAAGGAAGTCGGTATTGACATGTTTGACGTTAATGCGCTAATGGCACTCCGAAGCGTTATCAGCTTCTCCATCGTGTATGAGAACCATACGAATGCTAAGGAAGCATATGACGAGTTCTGTAAGCTAAGAAAGAGTCAGGGTGGAGACACGAAGATGAGCTACGAAGAGGCTCTCAGAATGATTCTCGGATGTGACGATAAGGACTTCATTGAGTTCTTTGACAAGTTTAACTTCCACTCCTACGATACGTGGACGACCAACATCATCGGTAGCCTCCTTATGCTCCGTGGTCATCTGAAGAAGGAAGGCGAAGTAGTTGAAGAAAAGGACTATAAGTACATCAACGATGTAGTATGCAAGCGAAACTTCAACCCCGAGACGGATAGTATGGACGATTACCTCTTAGAGCTGGTCACAAACGCTTGCTACGAAGCCAAGACACGAAGCTGGTCTATTGCATCGCTCATCATTATCAGAGCCTTCCTAAAGCTCGCAGAACAGCTTGATGTTCCCTGCTTCGGTCTCTGCATGCAGGCGAACGACCGAGTTAATATCCTCATCAACAACATGCCCGAAGACGAAGAATAGATGTATATAATATAGTATGAAGTTTAAGGAATGGATTAAGACCTTCGGGTCGTCCACAGCGATAATCTTATTCGCTGTAATTATGGCGGTAGGGTCATACTTCTTCATTGGCAACGCATTTGACATTGTCAAGAAGGACGTATACTCACGAGAGGATTTTGAGCGCAAGGTGCGTATCGTAGATTGGTCTCTCGAAGAAGTAAACTCTATCAAGTGTGTAAATGAAAAGTTGCAGAAGGAGAACGACTCTCTTCGGATTGCGAACTCACTTCTGAAGGATATACAAGAAGATAAGTAGGCATGACATTCATATATCATCTGTTAGATAGCGAATATAAGGCACTAAGACCTCTCGCATTACTGATGGCTATCGGGTTCATCTTCTTCCTCGTATCAGGATTGTGGATACCCGTAGTGAACTACAAGAACGAGAGAGCCGTCAAGGCACTCACCAAAGCAAACTCAGAACTCATCCATAAGGTGGACTCCCTGAGTGTAGCGAGCAAGGAAGCAAACGCAAAGGTGGATAGCCTATCACGTGAAGTTCAGACGCTCCTTTTGGAGCTTGCAAGACAAGAGTAAGAGTATGAAGAAGCATGAAATATATGCCATCCTTTACCTAATGGTCTTCATCGTTTTCATTGCTGTTGCTTTTCTGTTCCATTTTGGCTCGTTATACTTCCGTTCAGGGGATAGTGCTATTGGACTGAAGCTATATGGTATTGGAGGCGTTTCCATTGTGGTAGCCGCTCTGTGCTATTGCATCTTTAAGCCAAAAGATTAACATGGTCTGTTAATTGTTGTTAAGTTGAGTTGAGACCGCTGGTGCACTTCGTGTGTGCTGGCGGTTTCTTCTTTTGTTCTGATTTGGATGTATGGAATTGTATGCTTACCTTTGCTGAACAAAGTGAAACCCAAATAACGAATAAGACTATGTTTGGAAAGAAGTACGTAAAGGAGCTGAAAGCTCTCAAGAAAGAGTACGACAGACTCTACGAAGAATGGAAGAAGCTACTCATTAAGGAAATATCTCCTGCCACCAAGCTCCTTTATGATGGAGAGGCAGAAGACATCAAGAGACAGAAGAATGGATACTCCGAGGCAATCATTGCTATCTCCAATCGGATGGGTGGTATCATAGCATCAAATCAGAGCGTCTTCAAGAACCTCAAGGTGCGTATTGTACATCAATCTGACGATGGCGTAAGCTCCATCATCTTCTACGATAAGTTCGGTATTGAATATAAGCTGATGCTCCTGGATGAAGAGTTCATGTCCAATGGGTCTGAGCTTGACTTGATGGGTGTATACAAAGAAGAGTTCTACGGATATACGTATAACTTTGACCCTGCACGAATCCACGATGTTATCAACGTCAATTCCTTCGGTAGCTTTGACCTGATAGACAACAAGGGGCGTGCCGTGAACATCAAGCTCCGATTCAATAAGGAAGAGAAGGCGGAGAAGTACTACATCGCCCTTATAGCAAGTGGCTATAGGGTCGTATGGAAGTACAATATCTCAAAGTCTGTACCACGAGATTTGGTGGAGTAAGAAACTCTTCTTATCTTTGTAGTGTGAGAGGGGCAGAAAGAAAAATCCCCTCTCACCGCAAACTAAACTAAAAGCAAACAGCAATGGAAACTAAGCAGAACATCCAAGTATCAGACGTAACATTTGAAGTCTCTTATACCGAAAACGAAGTGCAGTGCTTCGCTTCAGTATCCAAGGTACACGACCACTTCGAAAATGTTTCAGAAGCACTCCTCTTAGTTCTCGGAGAGGCAATGCAGTTAGAGCCTATGGCTGTGAACTACGAGCACGGAATCAATATAGTACTATCTGATGAGTATGATGGGTACTCTTATAGTGTAATGGCTATCCACAAGTCCGACAAGAACGACTACGAGAGCATCTGCAACCTATACCCCGAAGTCCATAGCGTCCTCCCTGACGGCACGGAAATCCGCTTCTGCGCACCATATCGCACGGGTCTCCCCTGCGAGAAGGATTGGGAAGAAGACTAACGAAAAAACTTCACCTAAGATTTGGTAGAACGAAAAACTCTTCCTGCCTTTGTGGTGTGGGAGACGAACAAAGCCCACCTAAACGAATAAACTTACAGCAAAAATGGAACGTGAACAAATCATGGAAGCTCTTCACGAGCAGTACAAGACGCTTGGTAAGCTCATTGATGACCGAATGTACTACCAAGCAAACAGAAAGGTAATCAGCAACTACGTCAGGTTTGACAAGGAAGTATCTAAGGAGCGAATGGCTCTGATGGATGCGCACCGACATGTCTACAATCAGATGGTTATCTGTGATGCTGAGAATAGAAGTGAATGGCGCAAGGGTCTCATCCTTAACGACACTATCCTCGTAGATGAAAGCGGTCGTTCACACCGAACGGGACTTCGCTTCAATGGGAAGTACGACATTCGCTACACGCTTGTCTTCCTTGACAAGAACTACGAAGCAAACGAGGACTTTGACCTCCTGAGCGGTCTCGCAGACCAACTTGACAAGCTCAAAGAGCCTCTCGTCCTTGACTTCACCTGGGAGTCTCCTATCACTCTACACTCCAACGGCATCTTAGAAATAAAGGGCAACGATGGGCGTGTCCTCAAGACATTCATGCAAATCCCCGAAGGGTTTGGTAGTTCCTATGCTATTGCACTCTTGAACGACAACGGAGACCTCATTTGGAATGATGTCTATGATATGGAAGACTAAAATACAACCAACTCAACTATAACAACAATGGAAACTAACAACTCGTCCTATGTCCCTTCACGTGTTAAGGGCATCATCGTATCGTGTGTCTTATGGAGTCTAATGCTGACCAACGATAAGTTCGTATACGTTCAGTGTTCACTCCTCGTCCTACTGCTCATCTCCCTCATTGCCCTATATTGGTGCATCGGGAAGAAGGGTGGTGTCAGCGAAGATGGTCTCCCGCAGAGTCGTCAGACGATTGAGTACTACCTTTCGTCTATCTTGGTGCTTGTAGGTGCAGGCGTAGGAGTAGCTATCATTGACATCAAGTCAGATGAGTTCCTATGGATAGGAGTAAACGCTATCTTTATGCTACTCCTTGGTATCGTAGCGGTCTATGTAGACATGAGAAGTGAAGAGTAAGCGATGAAGGCAGTCAACATCAAATCCATAGCGGAAGGCTACTCTCCGATGCTGAACAAGTATCTTGAGAGTTCCACCGATAGGAAGAAGGTAGAGCGATACGTTGATACACTCAGCGGAGACAATATCTACAAGCTCACGAAGGAACTCCTGAAATACTTTTGGGAGGTATCTGTCTCAGCCATCAAAGCGAGCAATATGCAGAACCTTGAAGACCATACGTCTTTCTTATGGGTTACGTATAAGAGAAAAGTATCAAGACAACACGACCTCCGCTCGGCTCTTCCCGTAGGAATGTGGTATCCGTTTCGGGAAGCGTTCATAAACGCATACAATGCCTATTTCTACGAGAAGCGAGAGAAAGTCAATTCAAATGATAAGTTCTTCATTGGAGAAAACTGCTATGTATCAGCCGTAAGCGATGAATACATCAAGGTCATGACGAGCGACAAAGAAGATAGAAAGTTCGGAATCCGTGAAGCGTCTACCTTGGAAGGGTACAAGATGATGAAGTCTGTCCTTTGCGGTGTAGGCTCTTACAGCATCCAAAAGGTACAGACCTTCGTGGACATCCTGCGCCTTCTGAATGACCCTCTCTACTCTCCACGCTTCAAGAACGTCATTGAGTGTATGGATGATGCGGAGTTTGATTGGAAGAGGATGGACAACCCCGAGGGACGCTCTTGGCTCAACCGCTTGTTCACATGCCAAGATATTCTTGATATCGAGATTTACGAATACAAAGAGAAGATGATAGAGATGTCTAAGACATCGGCAGAAATGCTCGGTGCTTATATCTTCAAGGGGTACTTCCCAGCTTCTTTCAATATGGTAGAGCTGTGCACCTACGCACGTGCCATCATAGATAGTCCCAACACAAGAGACCAATGCTGGATGGACTTCTTCTTCAAGATGAACATCAATACCTCCGAACTCGCAGAGAAGAGCGAAGGTGGAGAGCAAGTACCCTATCCTATCAACGTTCATAACAAGTGAAGGTAATGAGTTTTGAAAAGAAATTGAACTTGGAGACGGCTAAGCTCATTATGATGATTGGGTACTTCTTCATCATGGGCATGGTCTTCATCCACTTGGGATTAGAAATCCCTGCGATTGTATCCATCGTAGGCACATTATCTCCTGGGTGTATCTCCATTGAAGCCATCACTTGGAGGGATGATGCCAGCAAGTTCTTCAACAGCCACTTCGTGCTAATAATGAATGCAGTAGGATTCATCCTGATGTTCTTCACGCAGGTGCTTGCTATCAAGAATGGTGTATATGTCAAAGGGCTAACCTCCATGACAGACATCCTACTTCTTGTGGCTACCATTTTAGGTGGAGTATCTTGTGTGTTGCACATCTACCTCTTTAGTAATAGTAAGAAATAGTAAGAGAGAAAATCATGGTAACAACTTTTTCATCCGTACTCTTCTGCTCTATACCTCTGTTTGTTAGTCTGCTAATCGGGCTGTGGGTTCTGCTCTGCAAACCCAATGACAAGGACAAAGAGTTAATGCAGGGAGATATGTACAACCCTGGGAATACATATCCCACAAGCGAGATTAGGTGCATGGCAAAGAAGGAAAAGATAGAGATTGCTGTTATGGTGTCAACCATTGGTGCGTTCTTATCAACAACTTTCTCATTGGTTGTTTTAGATAAACCACTTATAGTTATCTTTTCTATTCTGTCCGTATGCCTCTTGCTTTGGCTTCCACTTACTAACTTCGTCTTAGGGATTGTCAAGGTTATCAAGAACGAGATTGTCCGCAGAAAGAAGTAAGTAATATCAAGTATAAGAACTATGGTGAAATATATTTTAGCTGTGATTTTTAGCTCACTTCCGCTACTCATCTTCGGGCTCATTGCTCTTTGGATTTGGTTAAGCAAGCCTAATGACAAAGACATTGAGATTATGAAAAGTGTAGGCTACATCGATATTCATGACAAATATACTTCAAGCTGGGTTAGATGTCTATCTAAAGAACTGAAGAGGGAGTTTGCGTATGAAATGTTTGCATTAGGTGCATTGGCATCTTTTGCGTTTTCTGCGTTTACTTGGAAAAAGACTCTCATAATCATCTTTGCTGTTCTGTTTGTGATAATCGCCATCGTTATCCCTATGGCTTTATTCATTAGGAGGTTTGCGAAGAACGAGAAAGCACGCAGAAAGTAGTAGTAAAAAACTTCACATAAGATTTTGGAGAACGAAAAACTATTGATATCTTTGTAGTCAAGATGAGAAAGATAAACAGAACATACAAGTTCAGGTTGTACCCAACCGAGGCACAAACCGAGTTGCTTGCAAAGCATTTCGGTTGCGCCCGCTTTGTGTACAACTACTTTCTCAATCAAAGACAAGAGCAGTATAGACTTACAGGTAAGAGTGATAACTTCTATACTGAATGCAAGACTCTCACAGAGCTAAAGAAGCAAGAAGAAACGGCTTGGCTTAATGAAGTGAATGCTCAGTCCTTGCAGTTCGCTCTTCGATGTCTTGAAACAGCCTATACCAACTTCTTCAAGAAACGGGCAAAATTCCCTAACTTCAAATCCAAGTATTCTAAGAATAGCTTTACAGCTCCTCAGTACGCCACCATATCTGATAATAAACTCTTTATACGAAAGTTCAAAGAAGGTATCAAGTGTCGTGTACATAGGGAGATAAAAGGCAAAATCGGCAAGGTGACTATCACCAAGACCACGAGTGGCAAGTATTTCGTTTCTGTACACACAGAAGAGGAATACGTAACACCACTTGAAAAGACGAAGAAGTCCGTAGGTCTTGATTTAGGTTTGAAAGATTTGCTCACGACTTCTGAAGGAGAAAGATTTACAAATAACCACTACACGAAGAAATACGAGCGTAAACTTGCAACAGCACAGAGACATCTTTCTCGTAAGAAGAAGGGAAGTAGAGGACATGAAAGCCAAAGACTCAAAGTTGCCCGAATCTACGAGAAGATTTCCAACAGCCGTGAAGATTATCTGCATAAATGTTCTATCTCCCTTGTACGAAGGTATGACACCTTCTGCGTTGAAGACTTAAACATCACGGGTATGGTTAAGAACCATAAACTCGCCAAGTCTATTTCTGATTCAGGTTGGGGCGGCTTTGTGTATATGCTCACCTGCAAAGCAGAATGGAATGACAAGAAGGTTGTGAAGGTAGACCGATTCTATCCTTCGTCTCAAACTTGCAGTGTCTGTGGGCACATCAATAAGCAGACAAAAGATTTGTCTGTCCGTGAATGGGAGTGTCCAGCTTGTCACACACATCACGACCGAGACGTGAATGCCGCTATCAATATCCTTCGTGAAGGCTTAAAACAATATACATCGGCAGGGACTGCCGATTACACGGGTGGAGAGGGAGTAAGAGCCGTCCTTTCGGAAAGCCATTCCTCCGTGAAGCCCGAAGCAGACAACCATTCAGGATGTTTGCAGTCCACATCAAATAATTATAATAACAACCACAAATGGAAGGAATTAACTTGTACCAAGCAAAGGTCGCCTACGACACTCAGAACGAAGACTTCTCAGGCGGAATGCAGAGAGTACGTGAGACCTATCTCATCAATGCTACGAACTTCACTGAGGCTGAAACACGCCTTGTGAACCACCTCCTCAGCTACGCTCACGCATCAGAGCACGAGGTGAAGAGCCTTGGCATAATCAAGACCGAAGCCGTCATCACCTCACCCAACTGCACCTACGAAGACCCTATCTACGCAAAGGTCAAGGTCGCTACGGAGGATATTGACGTGAAGACGGGACGCACCAAGGTGACTAACACCACGCTGGTCATCAAGGTAGACGAACTCAAGCAGGTCTTCGCTATCGTAGCTAACACCTATCAGATGACAGACCACCGCATCGTATCCATCACGGATATGCAGGTGATGGACTTCATTGAGTAGTCATAATCATCGAATAAGAAACATATGTAGAACGGCTAATTTTGCAGTGTAAATAGGGAAGGGAGGTAAAATGCTCTTCCCTATTTTTTGTATGACCAAGGACGAACTTATCAAGATAATACAATACGAGATTACGTGCTATGGCAACCTCCCCGTCAAACTTGATGACGAGGATATATCTAAGCTCATTGACATTGAGATGAGTATGCTATACGCCAAGTACTCCGTACTACAAGAGACGCAGTATAGCGTTGTATATAAAGAGTACTTCCAAACACCTGAGTTCAAATCAAGCAGGCTTATCAGGTGTCCTGACTGCGTTATAGGTATTGCTCAGTTCAGAGAGATAAACAAGTTCGGGGCTTTGACCTTTGGTCTTGGCTATGGTGACGTAGGTGGTGCTGGTGTTGCTAATATCGGGGCATCAATGTATATGTCTCCTTGGTCTATTGATGGGGTTACGTATAGAATGTCACGTCTCTCTGTTGTAGACCTATACAAACAGCTCACCACCTCTGCAATTCAGTTCGGGTTCTCTGAAGCAACGCATACTATCTCAGTCAAGGGTAGGACACCCAAGCACGATGTCCTTATTGAGGCTATCTGCTGTATCCCTCTTGCAGACGCTTATAGCGACCCTTGGGTGAGGAGATACCTTATCGGCAAGGCAAAGCAACAGCTCGGTAGAGTGATAGGCTTCTACAACGCTCAGCTCGTTGGTGGTGCTACTATCAACGTCTCTATAATAAATGAAGACGCAAAGGCAGAAATGGATGCCTGCGACACATACTTCAAGGAGATTAACGCTCCTTGCTACTTCGCAATGTTCTAATGGCACGAAGATTAAAAGACCAGGTAAACGAGATAGCCAGCATCATTGACAATCAGTCCGCAGGGGTGGTTGCAGTGGATGCTTCTACGGCTATTGACGAGCTTGAACCCACACCACCTCTCTTTACTATTGACCACGATGCGATGCGTCAGTCCTGCGAGAACAGAGCAAGGATGACTATCACCCGTATCGTTAATCACGTCATGAGCGAAGAGGACGCTTCGTCTCCCTATGTCAAGCAGAAGATGGAGATAGATATAGCTTCGCTCACGAACCTCCTTGTATCACAAGCTCAGAACGCTGTACTCACCGAAGCGATGATTACCAAGCTCGCTATTGATGGGATGCCTACGAGTCAGACGAGAGTGTTTGCTGAGTTCAGACGTATGGATGCTGAACTAAATAAACAAATACTTGAATCTGAAGCCGTATATAGAGCAACCTACACACAGCTCAAATACGAAGTTCAGCAGAGGAGGTTTGAAGGCTCACACCTTGAACTCTCCTCAGGTGAAGCAAGTAAGCCTAAGTTCGCTTCTGAACGTATTAGCGTAGGTAGTAAAGACCTTATCAAGGAACGCAACCTCAAGAAGAAGCAGTTGCTTATGGCGGTAAAGGTAGAAGAGGCTGAGGCTGAGATTGTGGAAAATGAAGATAGTAAGGAATAGGTTTATCCCGCTCAAGGGTTATCAGGGCATCAATTTGTTTGGTGTTCTTTTCGTCCGTGAAGATGAAGAGGTGAATGATGTACTTATCAACCACGAGAGAATACATACGGAACAGATGAAAGAGATGTACTACATTCTGTTCTATGTATGGTATTTCATTGAGTTCCTTGTACACCTTGTAAAGCATAGGAATGTAGATAAGGCATATAGGTCTATATCCTTTGAGCGTGAAGCCTATGACAACGAACGCTACCTATCCTACCTCAGTATGAGGAAGAAGTTTTGTTGGTTGGATTACATCGTATAAAAGAGAAATCTCCCAAGGAATTATCCTCGGGAGATTTTTTTGTTGGATATTTGGTGGAATGAAAAACTCTTCTTACCTTTGTGATGTGGGGATGACCCACCATAGATTAAAAAGAGAATAGCAACAACTAAAAAGAAACGTCATTATGGACTTTATCGACAGCTTCGGGCACTCAATCAGCTACTTCGGTAGTATTGGTTCGTACTCCACGCTCATCTTCTTCGTCATCTGCGCTCTGCTCGCTCCCGTACTCATCAAGGTGTCTTGGTTCTTCATCAAGATTGTATCCAAGATTGTCTTCGGACTTCTCATCGGATTCATCGCAGGGTCGCTGGTCTACGCTCTCTTGGTCTTCATCCTTCTTCCCCTTCTCGGGACTATCATCGGCTGGAACTAAACGATAGAACGGGTTCTAAAGAACTTGTTATCGCTACTGCTCTCGCCCTGATGGAAGGTGATGTTAACCGCTCCGTAAATCTTCTTTGCTATATCACCGACAGCGTTGTTGGTGTAAGTAAAGCCGTTAGAGGAGGTGAAACCACCCTTAATAAGGGGAAGTATATCACGAACGACAATCTTGCCTCCAAGGGTCGTTTCTATGCTTCGTGAGAGGGCTATGTCTCCATCACTATCAAGACCATCCTTTATAGTCATCAGGTCTTCGGAAGAGTAGAGTGCATTGTTACGTGGGTCTCCTACGAAGGATACACGTACGCTATCCACACCATCTATATCTTCGCATAGTCTGACGATGTCCGACTGAGGTACTCTGTCTCTTCTTGTCATTTCAAGGAAGTAGTTGGAAAGGGAAGACATTATACCATCACGTATTGCTTCTTCACTACTACCTTCCCACTTCCTTACGGAGATATTGATAGCGAACTTAGCTATACGTGGCTGAAGGATTTTGTTCTCAATGGTGATGACACGCTGACCACTCTCTTCAATAAGGTCAAGGATAGACTGCTGTTCATCTTCGGATAGCGTGAACATACTCTCGGGTGCGGTGAAGTAGGTATAAGCACCGAGACGCTTCTTGATGTCAGGTACAAGGAAGAGGTATATTGTATTGTCATCAAGCTGAGTGTTGAACAGCCTTTGCTGAAGACCTCTCATCCTGACACCCATCTTTCTAAGCTCTTCCTTCTCCTCTTCAATCTTAGCTACGCTGTTAGACTGCTCTGCATCTACCAAGTAGGATTTGTGTATGTCAATGTTCTTTTGAAGAGCATTGATTTCTCTTTTTATGGCTTCGTCTTCATTTGTGTTGTCACCTCTGAATACATCCACGATGGAGAACATATTAAGCCTTCGGAGGAAGTACTCGTAGTTCGTCTTGTTGGCAAGCACCATAGAACGTGAAGCGTGCGGGGCGATAACCTTAGTAAGAGCAAGGTCTTCGGGGGCTTCACCGAGGGTCATATCTGTAAGAGCTACTACGGAGATATACTTATTCAAATCAACCTCTTCCCTACCCATAAGTCCTTCGGTCTTGATAGTCCAATTCTGAGGGTTTGAACCAATAGTCTTAGATAGGTTGCCCATCGTACCATTAGCAAGGAGGTACTCAATCATAATGGAAGCACCCTTAGGAGGGATAGCACCATTGTCTCCATTACCGAAGAACACATCCACACCACCAAGCATACCCGTACGTACGATACAGCTCTTCTCGTCTCTACCCATATCAAGGAGTGAAGACCTATTCTGATACAGCTCACCATTGACGAATACACGTACAAGGTACTCATCCATAAACGCAGTCCCCTTAGTAGAGAAGTTATAGCTCTGCAAAGCACCACCATCCGATGTACCCTGCTGATACTCTATACTCCCCTGAACGAGGTCTACGTCAAGGAAAGCTCCATTCCTAAGAGGGATAGAAGCCTGCTCGGCTGGTATAAGAACGATGTAAGAGACTCCCGTGACATTACTATATACCTGCATCAGGTTGGGAATAAGAACCTCTCCTGATGCCGTATTAGCTGGTACTTCTTTGAGTAGAAGTCTGATACGACCTCTTGATGCTGAACCTCGGAATGCAGAGTGACCCGTAAGGATTGCAAGACCATATATAGAAGAAGGTCTTGACGCTGTGGAGATATTCAGCTCCGTGATAGAGTCTTCCACGTAGTAGAGTATCATACGACCTACGTGGAGTATCGTCTGAAGTATCTGAGCGAAGGGTGAGGCTGGAGTGAAAACCTGCCCGTGCTCGTTGTATAGGTTCGACATATAGGTGCGAACATCAGTCCACATATCCTTGAAGCGAACCTTCATTCCGTTGATAACTCCTTGATTATTACTATCTTTCGCCACGATGAATAAAAATTTCTCTTGCCTTTTGTTTATTTAGAATAGATATACTATCTTTGCAGTACAGATTAAGACAAAAAGGAAATCGTCATGGAGATTTACAACTACAACAAGGTCGCAGTCCTCTTCCATACAACAGAGGAAAACGAACTCTTCATCCGTTTGGATGACCTGAAACGTATCACGGGTAAGAGGCTCAATGATTGGGCTAAGTACTCAATGTATGTCCTTCCTTTCTATACGGGGAAGAATGCAGACAAGACGAATGAATACTACGTTCAGTATGGCACATACGAAGGTCACTACGGCACGTGGCTGCGTTTTGAATACGCATTAGCATTCGCTACGTGGTGTGATAAGAAGCTGGGCAAGTTCCTTGAGGAATGCAAGGCTGACATAGAGAAGCCTAAGAAGACCTACGAGGACTACCTCTTTGAAGAGCTGGAGCGTCAAAAGGCTCTCGTCAGAGAACGTGACGAACGCATCCAGGAGCTTGTCAAAGAGATGCAGGAAGCACCACTCCTTGCAAGTAAGAGAAGTAGACACATCCCACCCAAGGCTACCTACACGATGACGCAAGCGTCTAAGATGCTCGGACTGCGTTCTGTGAATGAACTCATAACCATCCTCTCAGATAAGAAGGTAATCTACAAGAGTGGAGGTATGTGGCTACTTAACGCTGACTACTGCAATCAAAGATATGAAGTCTATAAGACCTGCAATGTAAAAGGAAGTCACAAGGAAAGCTGGGAGACAACCTACCTCGTGTGGACACCTGAAGGTGTTGAGTTCCTAAAGAAAGTAATCAACAAATAAAATCTCACTAATACATAACAACAATGTCAGACAACAAAACGAAATCACCTCTCGCACATCAGATTGGTGGAGACCACTACAAGAGTGCCTACCAGCCTATTGAGTTCATCACGAGATTCCGCCTTCTGAAGATTGAAGGCGACCTCGTCAAGTACATCACCCGTCACTACAAGAAGAACGGAAAGGAAGACCTTGAGAAGGCTTACCACTACCTGACGCTTGGCAATCAATTTGAATGTCTTTGGAAGTTACCCGAGAACATGTCACGCTCCTTCTTCAATGAGGAGCTGAACCGATACGCCAAGGAGAACAACATCACGGAGATGGAGTACAGCGTCATCTATGAATGCCTTATGGGCGATAGAGACTACGGGATGAGAGTCCTGAGAAGTCTTATTGACAACTACGATGAGTACTACAAGAAGTAGGTAGTAGCATCATAACAAAGACAAAAGAGGGGAAGCAGTCTACTGCCTCCCCTCCCTTTTTCATTAGATTACTAATTGCTCTCTACAACTGCACGTATGTCTTCGGGAACGTCCTCCTCATAGCCTTCCAGCTCGGTGAGGTCATAAGCCTTCCAATCAACACGCTGTCGCCTTTCCCAATACCTGGACTTAGCATTAGATATATGCCTTGAGCAAGTGAGAGAGAAGTGCGTCATCTGACGCATCGTAGTGAAGGTATAGAGATACTCGTCCGTAGCATCCTTACCTATAAAGATACTCTGAGGTAAGGAACTTCCATCCGAGGTTTTTGCCATTAGATAGCCCATCCCCCATTCAAGGATATTACCATCGGTCAGTCTAATGACACGCTTCACCTTGTTGCTATCCAAGGTGGTATATATAAGACCAAACTCAATCTCGTGTTCCATCTCCTCATAGAATGGGTCAGTGACATGCGTAACGACATCTGAGAAGGTGGGTCTGCCATTCAGCACCACTTCTGAGTAGGTGTAGGTCTCCCCATCCTCGTTGAGTTCTACGCCCGTGCGTAGAACCCATTGGTCAGCTATAGGGTCTTGAAGATAATATAGCTTCCCGTCCGAGGTATAAGGATTACCAACTAAAGTTTGAATAGTTCTCATCTTTAATAAATCTGTATTGTTCTTTAGAGGTAAACTGACTTAGTGAGGTGGCATACTCAATACGTCCCTTGAAGATAGGAACATACATTCTATATGTGCTCCTTTCGTTTTCGGAGAAGTAGCCAATAGAGAATGTGGAGTTAGACCACGACCACGAAGGATGGAGTTGTGACATACTCGACCCATTTGACAAAAATATAGTCTCATTACTATTACGAGGCATACTATTACCGAATAAGTAGACTGAAGTACCGCCATTGGCTGGGTTTATCGTTGTATCAAAGCTCCTTGGAAGTACGTCTGCAAATCGTCCACCGACCATGTCTACAGATATAGTGTTTTCAAGTATATTAGGAACAGCCCCCTTATTATTGATGTAATTGAGATATATCCCGCTTGCATGAATACGCCTATACCCTACATTACTATAAGGAGTAAAATTCTCCACCACACTTGAAGAGCTATTTCTGCTCTCGTAGAAGACAAGGTTTCCAAGAGCGGGCTGTAATTGCAACTGCGAAGTAAACAGAACACTCTTTTGGAAATTGTCGGAAGTCATCTTTGCAGTCAGATTATGGTCTAATGAAAGGATGAAGCCATACCCCTTTGTATTACTCATACTCGTTGTACCTTTAACCTGATTGGACAATACAAGAGGTACATTAGGACTAAGCCATCCATATCCGCCATAGTTTGCGATACACCTATCTTCCTGACCGCTGTTGTCTTCGTAGATAAAGTATGCGTGATAGGATACCGCTCCACCATCAGAACGACCATTCTTATCAAGTAGTGATGAACCAATGAAACCCTTTTCAGGTACAGACTGCCATTTCATTATGGTGTCTTTTGACATCACATTATTAAGCGAAGGTGTTCCGTATTTGTTTCTCAATGAGAACGTCCCATTGTATGCTGACATCATCATAAGAACATCCTTATACTCTTCGTATGTCACGTTGTCGTAATACGAGTTTACTTCAGCAAATCGGTATGCCGAATTACCTGCTATATCAGGTTTTGCAAACTTGTCATTTAGCGACATCGTGTACAGAGTAAATTGAGCACCTTCTTCTGAGTGTAAAGGCATAAACGAAATCCATCTCTCATCAACCTTGACCCACTCGCTCTCCCAATCCTCAGGGTTTTCGCTCTTAGATAGAACAATCGTTGTAAGCTCATCTATATCCTTTGTGTAGACAGAGGTATAACAATGCGTAGCTCCTTCGGGGATGGCGACACATAAGTCCTTGTAACACGCAGGGTATTTCTTAGGAGATAGCTGTACGACCTTAATCACCTTGTCCTGAGCATTCGTGAATACAGCCGCTTGTCTTACGGGAAGTTCATATACGAACCTATCTTGGAATGGGGCTCGCATCTTCTCGGTCATACCTTCTAAAATCCCCGTGTTTTGAGCATTGGAGAAGTCACTTGTATCTCTTTCATCAAGACCCATGTTGTTCAGAGGAATCTTAATACGAGTATACCCACTGCAAGGAATCTTGATATACGATAGGGCGAGCGCACCTCTATGTTCTCTGTAATTAGATGACGTGACATTCGCATCCTGCCTATACTTGTAGATACACTTCTCTATACCCACACTCCCATCAGCATTCCACGTAGAGAGGAACTGAATGTAGTGCTGTACCACGGGTTGCAGTTCATCCTGAATAGCATTGTAATCATATACCTTACATTCAGGCACAGCAGGCATCTGAGCGTTTGAGCTTACAACGAAGTAGTCATTTCCCGTCTCCCAATCGTGTACACCCTTGTACCAATAAGCAGGCTCTTTAATCCAAAGGTTGCCATTCGTCCAATCCTTCAGGTCTACGGGCGTTGAGTTCTCTATACTCTCATTGTCAAGGTACTTGGTGAAGTTATTCCTATGTACGGGGTAGACCCACATCGTACCTCGTTCTTCTTCCTTGCCCATATAAGCCATACGGGTATCCCAAATCTTCTTGACGTGACCGCTTGCCTCGTATGCCTTCCTCGTGCCATAACCCGTCCCATTGTCGTAGTTAATCCAACGTTCAGTAGTGATAACATCTGAGTAGTCTTCACGACCTTGTCTCTTGATTTTACTTACCCAACCATATACGCTATACTCAGGTTGTCTGATGGATAGCTCAGGGAACTTAGCTACAAGTCTGCTGTACTCTTCATCGTCAAGGTACTTACCACGGATTTGGAACTCACCGATAAGAGAACAGCTCTCGTTGATAAGCGCACCCGTAGAAGAGATACCACCCATATTGTTGAACTTGTTGAGGTACTCAGGACTTTCTCTCTTTCTAACACCATTAGCACGAAGGAACTTGACATTAGGAAGCATCTCTAAAATCTCTTCCCAATCAAGGTTGGGGCAGTCCTCAATCCAAAGGTTGGTGATGGAGTTCTTGTCTTCAAAGATAAGTCCCTCCTTCGTGATTTTAGAAAGAGCCACGAGCTTCAAGGTCTTCATACTTGCAGGGATATAAATCTGCTCTACGATAGCACCTTCGCAGAAGTTCATACTCGTGATACTCGTCCTATGGGCATTGACCTTCTTAATCTTAGCATTCTGAGAGAGGTCAAGGCTGGTGAACGAAGGTCCACTGATACCATATACATCAATCTCTTCAAGCTGAGAACACTTCTCCGTAGTGATACTCGTAATCTTGTCGTTACCGCCCTGAGTACGCATATCAATCTTACGGATATTGGTGCAGTTGTTGAAGTTAATCGTACCGATAAGGTATGGAGAGATTTCCTTCATATCCACTTCCATGAAGCGTGAAGCACCATATACATACTGAGGGTCATTGACGATAAGGTCAGTATTGAACGTCAGGGAGACGACCTCACCAGCACCACTCGCATATACACCACTCTGCTTAGGCGCACCGCTCGTGTAACCATATCCGAAGTAGAACTTGTCGTTACTCTTGATACGGATACTCTTGTTGTCCTTGCTGAACTTATGCGCTAAGTAGATACGCAGGTTGTCTGCACGATACGTACCAGCGAGGTACTTAGCGTCAAGAAGTCTAAATCTGTTTTCAATGATATAGCTTCTGTGGGCAAGACGAGCACCTTGGAGTGAGTAGAGGTAGTCTACACCAAGCTCGTTAAGAGGCTTGATATACTTGTACTCACCATCCTTGTTATAGATACGCTCAGACCAATTACCCATGAACTGCTTGTTAAGTACATCAAGGACATACTCGTTACTCATCACAGAACGGATATTCTGAGCGGCTTCTGCAATCTCATTCTTCAGACCCTTACGAGCCAAATCCCAAAGGACGCTGTCGTGACCTGCGAAGGCGTGTGAACCAATCTGAGCGTCCATCGTCTCCTCGTCAATGTCGTAGTCGTAGACGACCTTACCATCGTTACGTACACCGAGGATAGTATCGTTATCGTAAGGGATAAGATACCACTTCAGACCATTCCACGTTGCGAACATCATATTCTTCGCTCTTTGGTCTACCATGATGAAGTAGTCCGTCATAGCATACCAAGCACAAAGAGACTTGACGTTGAAGTAGTCAGCCACTTCCGCCTTGAACTTCGTTGGGTTGTTCTTACAAGAGACAATCCATTCCCAAAGACGCTTGACTGCGTTCTTGTTCTTCTCGGATGCCTCTTCCCACTTTTGGTCAGGGAAGCGGAACTCAAGACCATCCTTGAACTTCGTCATATCTGCCGTTTGGAAGAGGTCAAGAGGATGGGAGTTGTTCAGGAACTCAATACATACGCAGTCGTCACCACTGAACCCGAAGACTTCATCAGCTTGGCTCTTGTCGTTGTTGAAGTTGTACTTACCGAGGTAGGTATTCTCTTCTTCGTTAGAAGGAGCGAAGAACGCATCCATAGGGAAGCCATCAACACCGATACGCACATTTGGGTTTGTCTTCTGAGGTGGCGTTAGCATCCCAGCACGTTTCCAAATCTCGTTGATGATGATTGCCACACCTGAGTTGTGCGTTGAAGAGGACTCAGCGAAGTCAGCCTTGAGGGTATATAGAGGTACGGGGATAGCATTAGGCTTGAAGGAGTACTTCAGTTCCTTCTGTTCTACACCACCGACCGTTAAAGTCGTTCCATACTTCTTTTTTCTGTCAAAGTAGATACGATAGTTCTTTCTTGGGTAGGTAGTAGAAGACGTACCTTGGATACGAAGACCGCCCTGCTTCAGGACGAAGTCGTATTGCTTCCCATAGGCAGAGTAGAAGTACACATCAATGGGCACTTCAAACTTCTTGTTGTTCGTCTCAATAACCTTCTTCACGTCACCTACGAAGCGCAGGACGCTCTTACCCTTAGCACGGAGCTTCTCAATGGAGACATCACCCGAATCGGTGAGTACGTCATTGCTGTGGTACAGCGTGATAATCTCGTTAGCCGTAGGTCTTGTGTAGATGTAGTTGGAAAGGACTTCGTCATCGTTGAGAGCCTTCTCGTAGACACGGATATTACGAATAGCTACGTCAGCACCAGCCGAAGAGATAGTGATACCCTTAGGCGTTTGGTGAAGGATGCTATCGCCATTGCCATATCTAACAGCACCACTACGGATACCATTGATATAAAGCTCAAGAAGTCTATTGCCGTTCTTGCTGTTGATGACGAAGGTCATTCGGTAAGACTGACCACCAGCGTAGTTGGTAGACACATCTACGTTAGATGCCGTCCTAATCTCTGCCTTCTGAGCCGTAGCCTTAAACCCTACATTGCCATCAAGACAAGAGATGATAGGAGCGTTGTTGTCGGTGATGTTTGAAGTGAAGAACTCCAGCTCAAGGGTACAACCCGTGTTGGTAGCGTCATCCTTAAACATCTTGTATGGGATTTCAATGCTACCGCCATTGGTGATATGCAGGTAGCCATCCTTCCAACCGCCCGAGAGCCAATCGAAGTTAGGCGAGAACTTCGTCACAATCTTCTTGTACTTCCACGTAGCCTTCTCCTTCTCGGCAGATGTTCTACCAATAGCGGATAGGTTGAGTGAGAGACCTTCGGTGACATCGGAAATATCCACAGCACCCTTCTTAATCTCTGCTGTAATCGTCTGAGACACGCCACGGCAGTCTATGACGACAGGAATTTCCCCATTGGTAGCGAAGGTCGTTCTGTAAATCTTCGTGCTTCTCGTGACGCTCAGCGTGCTTGCAGACTGCTCTCCAATCTTAATAGTGGTAGGTGCAGATGAGTTGAGTGCGTCATAAATAGCATACTCAAAGGAGAGTTCACTGAACTGCTCGCCAACCATCATAGGCTTGACGTTGTTAGCACTCGTATCTACCCTACCATCCTTGCGTGAGAAGAGAACACCAACCTGAGGAGTCTTATCACTCGACCCTACGTAGAAGTCAAAGTAGATGGATTCACTCTTGATGTTTGCACCACCGATAGATGATTCAGCAACAAGCTGAGCATTATGATGACCCTTAGAGTAGTTGGAATCAAGGAGGAAGGAGAAGGACGAGTTCGTCAGACCTGCCTTCGTAACAGACACGTTCGCCTTTTCAATGCCGTCTATATACAGCGTGATGGTCTTGTTCCCTGCACCACGGATAGCGAAAGGAATGGTCATCATTGTATTAGGCTCAAACCCTCTTATCCCCGAGTACAAGTCGTATGTCGTGGAGAGGACAAGGTTATGCACAGCGAGCTTAGCGTACGCCTGCTTCTTTTGGATAGTCCCTTCGGCTGTCGTACACGTTGCAAGGAGCTTCACTTCAACAAGACCATCCTTGTCTGTATATGGAGAGAGGTCTATATTATACGTACCACTTGATACACTCGTAAACTCCTTATGGTAAAGCTCTACGACACCTCTGTTAATAGTCACTCTAATATCAGCCTTGATACCCGTAGGAGACTGAGAACCATCGTTAGTAACGTTGTTATAGGTATAGGTCATCATTGCACTATCACCCATCTTAACGTTCTCTTCGGGTACAGCGGTCGTCAGGACAATCTTTGACCCAACGTCACCACCTCCGCCACCGCCTTTACCAGCGGGAATATCCACGGAGATAGGGTCGCCATCAACCATATTCAGAGAAAGAGTGACCTTCGTCTCGTCTTCTGAGACAACGGCTTCCATCCCTGATACGAGGTTCTTCTTGATAGATTCAAACTTGCTTGTGATGACACTATTAGGAAGAGCGTTGTTTGAACCAATATCAAACGTCTCATCCATCGTGACGGGAGGAAGAGTAATCTCTACCTGACCATCCTCCGAGATAGGAAGAGCCTTGCCATTGAACTTGATAGACTTAATAGCACCAAGAGGAATAGCCTCACCCCAGCTGTTGGTCTCAACGGAGTAAGGTCCATATATAGCACCCTCATCAGTAGCAATATAGTAGTCACCATTCCTCTTTCGGAAGTCAGGGCTAAATCTCCCTTCTGCCCTACCTGACTTGATTGTCACACCTTGCAGGTCAATAAGGTCTCCAAGGATGACACCCTTAGCACCATCCGACTCGTACTTATATACAAGCTGATTTCCTTCTCTTTCAATAATAGGTCTCTCGCCCTTCTCACCACGTGGACCTCTTAGGTCTATCTCATTAACGGCTTTGAGCTGGTCTGTACCCCACGACTTGGCAAGGAAAACCTTCTCGCCATTATCACCACCGATGATGGTAGAGACATTAGGAGAGAGATAGACAAGAGGAGCTTCACCCCACTTCTCCGTCTGAGAGTAAGGTCCATATATAGCGTGTTCCTTGGTATGCAGATAATAGTCACCAACGAGGACACCGATGAAGGTATTCGTATCCGTGATGTCGCCACCTCTGTGTATCTGAGTACCACGTGGACCTTGGATACGACCTACATTGATAAAGCCTTTATGTTCGGTATGAACATCACTCTTCACCCAAAGTTCACCATTGATAAGATAACCATCACCTACGTGAGCATCATCGGGAAGGTCAGTAGAGCTACGGAAGTTACCACTACGGATATTCACCGAAGACCCTGGCTCACCACGCTCACCACGTGGACCTTGGATACCTCTGAGGTTAGCGATAGGTGCTACACCCCAATCCGTTCCGTTATGCCTCCACAAATTCCCGTCTACACTACACAGATACATATCTCCACCAACGGGGTTTGCATTCGCAGTGGCATCTGACGATGGGTGCGTTGCAATACCCGAGTGGATATAGTCTCTCACTCTACGTTCAAAGACAAGCCTACCCTTCTCTTGGTCTTCCTTGACATCAACGATGACACCGCCCTGATTGACGGGAACACCATTGACCTTCGCCCCTACAACAATCTCCTGCCCGAGGTATTTCACTCGGTCAATATGAGCCTCGTCAGTGACAAGCTCACTTGGCTTGGTTGGGTTGTAGTTTAGGAGGATAGCAATAGCGTCAGTGCTTTGTTCAAACCTTGCCGTTGCTTGCTCAAGAAAGAGGCTGTGCTTGATTTTCTTTCTGCTTTTATGAGCCATTTCTTTTCGTTGTTTGTAATCTAATGAAAAGCGAGGTCTACATCATGGTAATCAGACATAGACCTCGCTTCCACAATGTGTATATTAGATTTAGCCTGCGACTACGCCCCAGCCATCTTCTTCACCTGCGTCACCTTCGCCTTCGGCAATCTTGCGAAGACGTTCCATAATCTTAGCAGGGATAACGGCAGGGTCGCCCTTAGCCCCAGGAGCACCAGGTTCGCCCTTAACACCTTGTAGACCTCTGATGTTCGTTACATAAGAGAGAGCAAATCTGTTCTTCTTAGAGGTATCAAACTTGAGGGTGAACACGTCAAGTGTATCGGGGTTGTAGATGTTGTCACCTTCAATGAGCGTTTCCGTTCTGTCGGTAACACCACTCGTGAGGAAGGTTGCAAAGACTTCGTTCTCGGCAGGGTTCTTTTCGAGTTCAAGGAAGTTGGGGTTGATGCTTGCCACGACATCTGATGGAGCGGTCTTGTAGACCCCCTTAGACCAAAAGAATCGTACACCACGTGCGCCAGCCTTCCCATCGTGACCATCAGTACCATCCGTACCTCTTGGACCTTTCAGCGTGTTCATATACAGCTTAGAGCCATTGGGGTTAGGAATAGAGTTAGCCTGACCATCAGAACCATACTTGTACATCAGCTCGGCAAGGTCATCAGACCCTTCAACGAAGAGGATAGGTGCTTCACCCTTCTTACCTTCATCACCCTTGAGTTCACTGATGAGTACGAGGTCAGTCCAATCTTCATTGTCTGAGTATCTGTACTGAATGCTGTTCTCGCCCTTTCTGAACTTAGGACTCTTACCACGGAGTTCTTCGGTGGAGAAGTTATCCACGAGGTATTCCTTCCCTGCGACAGAGAACTTGACACGACCCTTGTTCACGCCACTTGTGATATGGGTGATAGAGTCAATGGCAGGAATGTCGTAGAGCTTCTTGTAGTCGGTCTCACCTTCGTATCTCCACTTGACCTGACCTTCGTTGGTGATGAGCTGAATGTTCTTACCAGCTTCACCCTTGAGAGAAGTAATCCATTCGCCTTCGTTGGTAGCCGTTGTTCTATTGGTACGCTTTGCGATTTGGTAAGCACTCTCACCATCAGCACCATCGTTACCCTTAACACCTGGGATACCTTGGTCGCCCTTAGCACCCTTGAGGTTCTTGAGGAAGAACTTAGAGCCTTCTTCATCATTGATAGGATAGGACTGCCCTTCGGAGGTGTACTTGTAACGAAGCTCAGAAGCGTCACCACTACCTGATACGAAGAGGATAGGAGCGTCACCCTTCTTACCTTCGTCACCCTTCTCACCCTTGAGGACTTCAACGAAGCTCCTATCTCTTTTCAGCTCAGAAGCAACGGAGACCACATTGACCTTTGCCAGCTCCAGCTTCATAGAAGAGAGCGTGGCAATCTCGTTGGTGACTTGCTGACGCAGGTCAGAGTAGGAGTTCTTGATAGCCTCAAACTCACCGATAGCCCTTGTCAGTTCCTTGACCTTCTCGTCAATAGCGTTCTTAGCACGGAGCTGAGCGTTGTTCACTTCGGAGATAGCGGAAGCAACATCCTCCTTGAACTTCTTTGATGCTTCGTTCAGCTCGGCAATCTTCGCATTGATGTCGGAGGTTGCTCTCGTGAAGCGAGTATCAATATCTGACGTTACAGACGAGTGCTTTGACTTGATTTCCTCGGAGAGGGTCTTCTTAGCCTCTGTGAGCGTCTCTTCTACCTTACGTGACAGCTCTGTACCCTTAGAGGTAATTGAACTTGTCAGAGAGCTTGCAGTCTGTTCGTAGCTATTTGTAAGGGTAGAAGTGAGTTCCTGAACCTTGCTGTTGATAAGACTTTCCGATTCAGACTTGACTTCACTCTTGACAGAAGTCTTGATTTCGCCAACCTTCTCGTCAATGTTGATAAGAGCGGAAAGGTCAATGGCTTCTTCCTTGATGTCAAGGGTCAGACCATTCTCACCTCTCTTGAGAAGACGTGCAGAGCTGGTGATGTAGGTCTTACCCTGCTCACGCTCCTCACCTTCACCTTCTACCTTCACGCCATTAACGTGGAGTTCAAGGTCAATCTTGTTCGTCCTAATCTTCTCTTCAAGTTCACTCTTAGCAGTTGCAATCTTCTCTTCGGTAGTGTCTTGCTTGTACTCTACTACGAGCTTCCTCTTGCCACTAAGGTCGTTCTTAACGGATACGCTCTTGACAACCTGATTATCAGATGGGTCTCCTTGCAGTGCTTCACCTACGACCTCAACAGAAGAAGAAAGGGAGTTGATGGTGACAAGACTATCAACCTCTTCCTTGGTGTAGAACTCCTTAGCAAGCTCATCCTTGACCTGAGGCATCTCTGCCGATACAGCATCACCAACAAGGTCACTCACCTGAGCCGTCTTAGCGTACTCACTGAATGAAGGCAGTGGTGCTTTGGAGACCTTGATAGTCCCATTGCTTTCGTCTGCTACAACACCAACGATGATGCTGTTGTCGCTTGCGTCAAGGTCAAGAGCATCTTTTACCTCCGTGGTGAAGTTCTCAACACGAACGTACTTAGCATCATCGCTGAGCTTCTCGTTGCTCTTGAGCGTGTCCAGCTCGCTCCTAAGTTCTGCAACCTGCTCCTTCGTTGAAGTTACATTTGCATTCAGGGCGTTGTACTTCCCTTCAATCTTAGCGTTCTGTTCAAGGATAGTAGCGACATCATCAAAGGGAGCGGTCTTAGCGGCGAGGTCATCCACACGTGCAGAGATAAGGCTATCAGCCTCTCTAAGCTCCGTAGACAGACGAGCTACCTCTTCTCGGATAGAAGTACCCTGAGCCTTTCTTTCATCCTTCTCTTCACGAATGGCAGAGTTTACCTTGGCAAACTCAGCACCATCCTTCTGAGCATACTTAGATAGGTCAGGCGCATTGGAGTAATATAGGTGGGTCTTGAAAGAGTTGCCTTCCTTGATATACCTAATATCATTAAGGATACGACCTCTCAGAGTGGGGTCTGATGGGTCTTCAATATCCCCTGAGTAATGCTTGGTAGGAGCATCGTGACTTAGGTAGTCGTCAAGGAAAGAGATATTCTCAGCAGGTCTACCTTCGGTGACGAAGTGCTTTTTAAGGTCTTCCTTGAACTTGTCAATAGAATCCTTAATATAAGAATACTCTCTCTTGACCTCGTCAAACTTACCATTGACAGCGGGTAGGTACGTCTCAGCATCAGACACGCCATAAACGATAACCAGCTCGCCAGCCTCATTGGTAGAAATCTCCTTAACGACTTGGTTCTTCGCACCACCTACCTTACCACGAGATAAGATATTCTTCAGAGCGAGGAAGCGAGTGTCAAGGATGTTGCTTGACTGAATTTGCTTAATCGTATCAAGAGATACATATCCGCTAATATCACGAATAGGAAGTTCATTGTACCCAACAACACCATCTTCCGAAGCATACAGCCCCGTGACGATAGTCGTCAGGTCAGAAGGAGCTCCTGGGAGTTGCCCGTTGTTCCTTCTGCTATATGCTTCAAGGAGTTGTGCCGAAGGTTGGAGTGACCTTTCACCACGTCTGATACCATTGAGGAATGGTGCGATGAAAGCGTCAAGAGAGCCAACCTTGATGGTAGACTGCCCATCCTTTGTCGTGATAGAGGATAGGTACGTATGTTCATTCCCTACTTCTCTGAGAAGTGTCTCAAGGTTGAGGTAGTGCTGTGCATCCTCCTTCGCCATCGTACCCAAGATAGGGTTGAGGGTGATAGGGTCTACAACTGCTTCAAACCCAACTTGAGGGAAGTAAGGGTTTTTGTTCCCGTCCCTTAGAAGGACAACGGGGATAGGCTTGCGCCCCTTTTTCTCTTCACTCATGTATATATCGATATATAATTTGTTCTTAGCTATTTACTAAAAAGAGAGTGGGGTCGCTATGCTCCCGCACCACGACCCCCAACATCACTCTCTTAAAATCCGATATGTTTTCACATCATATTATTTATGCACGAAAGTAACGAACAGCTCTCCCGTACCATCGTCTAACGTGATATTCTTTACAATCTCATCATCATTAGCCCTATCGCTACCCTTGCTGTAGCTAATCCTACGTGGCATCATCTCACCCCTAAGGATATTCATTGCCGTCTCAAGACGCTCCTTATCCGTGACACCGATGCTACGAATATACTCCTTAACATCTTCCATCGTGATAGGTTTGTCAAACGTGACGACAAGCCTGTCCCCGTCAAGGACGACACCAGTAGCAACACCACTACCAATAGTAGAAAGGCTCTTGGAAAGGAATACCGACTTGAGGTAGGCAACATCAGAAGCCTTTTCCGAAAGAGGCTTACGCACTTCCTTCTCAAGGACAGTCACCCTATCATTCAGCTTGTCAAACTCCTTGGTGAAATGCTCTACCTCTCCCTTAACTCTTTCCGAGCCTGAGGTCTCTACTATATTCTTAATAGTCTCTACCTCGCCACGTAGTGCGTGAAGCAGGTTATATAGCTTTGCTACTTCTGCATCCATAATATAATCTTAAAGGTCTTTGTATTCAGGGATAGCATCAAAGCAAGGACATTCCTTGATACGTTCCCAAGGGTCAATGATACCATTACCATTCTTATCCTCAGAGAAGTCTCTATGACCCTGAATCTTTGCCTTGGGGTACTTAGCCTTCAGCTTCTTCAGAAGCTCTCTAAGGGCTTCCTTCTGCTCAGGGGTGCGATTGTCCACGCCCTTACCCGTGGAGTCAATACCGCCAACGTAAGCCACGTTAATCGTGACCATATTGAAACCCTTGACCCCGTTGCTATAACGTTCCTCCGATTCCATAGGATTAACAACACCATCCTTGGTGACAACGTAGTGGTAGCCAGGTCTCTTGAATCCTCTCTGCTTGAAGACACGATTAAGTTCAGCTACACCCCAATGCTGAGGCGATGCAGTGCAGTGCACGACAATGTATTGAATGTTTCTTTCCATGTTATTGTGAATAATATAAGGTAGGGGTATAAATAAAGCCCTACAGATTTATTTATCCATAGGGCTGTTATGTTTTTAATAATGACTATTCATTAGAAGAATCTTTCAATTGGTAAAATGACATCCAATCACCAAACGCCGCTTCAGCATATATATCGTTCGTTCTTGTGAAGTAAGGCTTTGAAATTCTCTTAGAGCCAACATCGTTGGTAGGGACATATGAGCTTGCCACAACAGCAATAGGCTTGTGATGTAGAAGGTCTATGAATTTATTGCCTGGCAACCTGTCAAGAATATACAGCGACCTGAGTACAAATAGGGAGGGCATTTCTCCAGCACAAGCCAAATACTCCATATGGCTATTAAGTCCATCTCGCATCATACGACTGATGTCAGAGTCGAAGTTCATCAAAACTCTTGCACATTTGTATAACTCCTTGCCATTAAACCCAGGTAGGCATCTGTATATAGGCTCAAAATCAACATTGATCTTTTTTTCGCTTATTATTAGACTTGCATATTCACGTAGCTTGTCTATGCTTAAATCGCCTATGAGCCGAGAAGGGACAGACGATATTTGCGTGAGTATCTTCTCAATCTCCTCGTCAGGTTCAAATATAGACAATAACTCATCCTTACTTGCATTGTTTAGGAAGTTTTCTTTATCGCCTCCATTCGTCTTAATAGCTTCACCTATCCTATCTGCCAACTTACCCCATAGCATTCTCAAATACTTGTCTCCGTACTGAGTTCTTTCAGACTCCTTAGTGTATTTTAGCTCTGATAGATTCTGTTCTATACTTCCATCAAGGATTTTATCAACCCACTTTTTACTACTGCTTGGCTCAGGAGCACCAGCCTCAATAACAAGAGTGTTATACCCATCTACATAAATCCCATCACGTCTGTCCTCGGGGAGATAGTAAGTTAGCATTTCATACGGGTATTCAAATGTTGAGGATATGGGCAGGCTCGGGAGGACGAACTTGAGATACGAATAGTGTCCTTGTCTTGCGTTGCTCTTTTTGTCCGCTTCAAAGAACTTCTCGTCAAGTTCGGTAAACGTAATCCTCTCGTTGATAAACTCTCTTATATAACCTATGACAAATCCGTAGAACACGTTTTCTATCTGACTACCATAGAACTCCCAAAAACGAGATGCTTTATCCTCCTCTATATAACTTGTCGTGTTGAACAAAGACTTAATCTCTTTTTCAGTAGAGTACTTTGCACGGATACAGTTATCAGCGTTGAAATACCCCTTGAACTCATCCATTATAGTCTTAGCTCGTTCAGCTTTCATTTCATCCGTGTAGTAACCGCTCTGACTATCTATGGAATCAAAATACTTCTCTGCAACGTTATACGCAGTCTTATATGCAATACCCTTCTCCTTTTTCTCGTAGTCTGCATTAACAAGATACGATACTCTTCCGTAGAACACGTCAATCTTATCAATGGCGATGCTATAGAATTTGTTTATAAACTCGTGTAGCGTAAATATGGGTCTCTTGGATACGCCATCATTTGGGTTGTGTGCTACGTCTAAGACTCTCTTTTTGGCAATCTTGCTTATATCTATCAATGCCATATATTCCTATTGGATTGTGAAGTGAACTCTTAGATTCCTATCTGACGTGAGGTATCTTAATCTTGTAGACCTCCTTTCTTGATAGCTCAGTGGCTCATCTGATGTCATAAGAGTCATCGTAACGAAGCCATCGCATTCATCAAGCTTACCGACACGGCTTAAATTCCCCCTGCTGAACGCATATACATCTCTAAAGAACTTCACGGCAGGCGTTGTCTTGAATTTAGACAATTCATAAGCAACGTTAGACATAGCTCCCTTTATGAATGTTTTGTATATGCCATCGCATACATTCTCGAGTGCTTTAATCCAAAGGTCAAACCCGTCATCGCCATCCTCGTTCTTTTTGACTACGAAGAGAAGACTCCCAAGAGATATTAACTTAGCTTTATTTCCATATCTGCGCTGGGCTATATCGCTATATGAAGCAAAGTAAAACTCGGCATTTGCCTCTGAGCCAAATCCATAATCCATATTGAATATATAATAAAATGGCGAATATGAGTTTGCATAAGACGATGCTCCTGGTTCAGTGATTTTCAGTATTTCAGCCTTCTTCATTTTTAGGTACTCCTCGCTCAAGTTGCCTTTCACAACTGCGTGGTCTTCCCAATACTTCCCTATGCGACCATCAGGCTCAACAGCCTTTGTAAACAAATCCACCATGGTGTCACTTTCGTCACCCAAGTATTGCAGGCTGAATCCAAGCAGGTCAATCATATCCTTAGCTCTTGGGTGTAGCCATTTTTCTTTGAACTCTTCGTACTCCTTCTCTCCGACAGCGTTCTTTATCATTTCGTTCTTGGTGATATACCCATTCTTCTTGCGCTTGTACATCTCCCCGCCACCAATCTTATTGCCGTTGTAGAAAACGCTCGTACCATCAAAGTCAAGGTGTCTATACGTCATTATGGTGTTGTCATCAGCCGCTGATACGGGGATAGGCTCTTCGTATAGGTAGTTGTTGAATGAGGTCATCTGAAGGTTGTCGATGAAGTACTCATCATCTTCAGTGAGTGCAACCTTGCCCTTGATATAGGTATTGAAGTACTCCAGCAGTGCGCCAAAGATTTCAACCGAATTTTTGAATGAGATGAGTTCGGTGGTTGCTGATATAATCTTCTTTGCATCCTCGTCACTCTTCCCCATCATCAGTATATTCTCCACGTTAAGGTAAGGGATGAGATTTTTTATCGCCTCAATCTCGTTTCCTGCACCTACCGCTTGTGTCATGATGCCGAACAGCACACTTTCCTCCCTCTGCTTGAAGTCTTCAAGTAGGATACGAGAGAAACGTGCATAGGATTCGTTTACGTTCTTAGCAAACCCCTCTATAGCTTTTTCAAGGAAGTCTGCAAACGTAATATCAGGCTTAAAATAGGACTCGTCTTGATAGACGTGCTTCACGACCTGCGTCCTATTCTTAAACTTACTTATATCTATTAAAGCCATATTATATGTATATGTAATTCGACATTCTATCGTCAGCAATAACAAAATAAAACTTCAAGTCGCCATAACGGTTAAGACACGGCACGTTATCGGAACTGCTAACGAGCTGATGACACATTATGCTACACCCCAAAAGAGAGATGCAATTCCTGAACTCCTTCGTCACATCAGGGTTTAGCCCGTACACCTCATTAAGCAAATAACCAATATGAACTTTAGGTATTGCTCCAAGCATGCTAACGGAATTGTGCAAAAGCTTCTTAATCTTATCTTTAACGCTACCACTGAACAAATACTCCTCACTACTGAGTTCAGATAGGTGTAAATCTTCGGGAATACCATCTTTCATCCCATCGTTATACGACCAATCAAATGAGACCCATTTATCTATGCTCAGCATTATTCCTGATGTCAAAATATCTCCATCATACTTCTCCTTATATTGGCAAACCTGACATCCATTAGTGGAGAATATATACCCACCACGCCTATTGACGCATAACCAATAAATCAGCTTTGCCACATCCTTGTAGTTGGACTCTGTAACCGTTGGTCTACTTGATGATATGATTGGTAACAAAATAGGATAGTCCCCATCCATGTTAATTTCAAGAAGCTCATTGAGGACATCCATAGGGAATGCAGACAAAGCCTTTTGCTCAATGTCATCGTTCTTCATCTCGGCATTTTCTTCTTCGGGAGGAAGGGCAAATCCAATACGCTTAGCATTCGCCTCCATATTTTGGAGGAACTCGTCTATTATCCCTCTCTTGGATTTCACGTTGAACATTTGAACAACAGAAGGCGTACGTGAGCTTTGAAGAACCTTCCTTTGGATTAAGGACGTAGGAGTATCTTTTCTGTCATTCCCATACTTATAATAAATCGTACGAGCCGTTTCTACGTCATAGCAATAGTCTCTAAGGATTTCAATAGATGCCACATTGCTCCCATTGATATAAACGCCATCCTCCTTACGCTCGGGCATAAGGTAGCATAGTGCGTGGTTCTCCTTATCTGCACTCTTGTATGACAATGGGACATCGGTGAACTCGCACAGCAAAGTGTTGTACATAATCTTACCGTCACCAATGGCATTATACATCTTATCGTAGACCTGTTTATCCAAATCGTTGAACTTGACCTTTGAGTTGATGTAGTTCTTGATATATGGGATGACGCACTCCTTGAAGATATAAATGGACTTATCCTTGGTAATAAGTAGCCTACCACCAGCATCGGACTCGCCAATTTCCTCGGAGGCATTCTCTATAAGATTTTCCAACTGTTCTTCTGTTGCGTAGTGGATGAGTATGCAGTTGTTCGTATTGATATAGGATATATACTCATTCATTACACCAAGGACAATGTCAATTTGGTACTTGGTGGACACTTTGTATCCAAGACCGTTTGTGAGACATTCCAGCATTATCTTGAAGAACTCGCTATCAGTCCCATTCTTCAAGTCATCTCCAAGAACGCTTGTCATTCGTGTGTAATGCTCATCAATAAGGTCAGCAACCTTGTCAATGTAATCATCAAGGAACTCATTAAACCCGAATGTTGCGTAATGCGACTCTCCACCCGATGAAGACTTGACTATCGGAGTGCGGTTCTTAAATTTGCTTATGTCTATTAGTGCCATACCGTACTACTTATATGATAGTGTTAGCGTCATCATATCACCTTGGAATAGCTGTTTGAATTTTCTAACTGAGCGAGCCTTCCTTTTCATACCCATACTAACCATTATATAACCATCGCAGTCTCTATACGTCCCCGTAGTTGTGAGCCCCTTGTCGGAAGTGTAGGTATCTCTGATGATTTTGGTTATAGGAGTGTGGTCGAACTTCAGCTTATTTGAGTCTCCACCCTCATCAGAAGCCACGAGTTCTATCTTCTTTTTCAGCTCAACCTGAGCCTCTGCGAAGATTCTCAGTGCTTCTTTGCGTATCGCTCCATTACAAGACCTTTCCAAGGACTCTATGATAAATGGGAAGAACTTATCACCCAAGCCGTAGATGTACAATAAACTATGTTCCCAATTAGTACATATGGATAAGTTCTCTTCAGCTTTAAGCATTTTGTCAGCATCCTCTCCTACACCTTTTCTAAAAGCATGGTCTTCAAAGGAAAACATAGATATGTCAAATGCGCTTTCTTTAGGGAATGCTGACAATGGGTTGGATGTTTTAGAAAATGGCGTAACGCCAAATAAGTCTTCTCCTAAGATATATCCCTTAACCACATCTTCGTTATAGTCACTACGAACTCTAAGGCCTGGCAGTGTCTTCAATAGGCGAGACTTATCAGACATAGCATCCGTGCTAAAAGCCTTCTCAATCGTCATGCCATCACCAAGAGAAACAACACGTTCAGGAATAGTATCAAACCCGAGGTTATCAGATACGAGACCAATTATCTCTCCCCTGAGGTTGCGAAGACTTTCCATCTCTTCATCTGCCCAAAGGCTCTTAAACGCATTAAGGCTATTAGTATCGTAGTTTTGCGGGGACTTCACACCATACCAAGGTCCAAAAGTAGAGCCTTTATCACCATTTTTTAGATTTTCGGGTATCATCTTATAGCCACCATATGTTATGTTCCCGTCCTTATGCTCAGGGAGGAAGTACGTCATAATCTCTCCATCCTTGCCCGTAGATACGGGGATTAAGTACTCATGGACATCTATGGAGTATAAGCTACTATACCCTGAGCTATACAGTCCGAAATCGACATCCTCTTCAAGGTAGAACCTCTCATCCCTCTTAGTAAACTCCAATTTGGGATTCACGTAGTCCCTTATATAAGGAAGCACGATATTCCTGAACGCCTCTTTATTCTTATCGCCAAACAAGTCTTTTTCATAAGAGATAGTCTTGGTTATAAGCTGTGCCAGCTCACTCTTTGGGGTGAAGTTGATGCGAATGCAGTTATCTATATTGATGTAAGTCAACGCTCTGCCAAGCATAGCATTAACATTTTCATCGGATAAGTCACTGTAAACCTCCTTGACCATCTTATACAGCACGCTGTCTTCTTCGTTCTTTAGGTCTTCAAGGAGAATCCTTGATAGCCTTGCGTAGTACTCGTCTATCTCCTCGGCAAGGAGTTCTCCAAGCCTTGCGATGAAATCCGTGAATGGATACGAGGCGTATCTCTGTCCTTGTTCTACAACTGCGGAGGACACTACAGCCCTTCTATTTGCAATTTTACTAATATCTATTAAAGCCATGTTTTAACCATCTTACTGAAATACCTAAATAATACTTAATATCTGCATCAACAAAGATTTCTCCTACATACTCCCCATTCGTTATACTCTTATTGTCATCATCCATCCTTGGATTCAGGCAAGCCTCAAGTGTACACGTAACGAGTAAAGGCATATTCGGATTGATTTCTACATACACCTTTGGGTCC